AGTGGAATCGTTTGTAATGTAGTACAAGTATTAAACATATAAGCAAAGTTTGTACATTTACTTGTATCAATAAGTGGAATCTTTTGTAAGGCAGTACAAGTATTAAACATAGCATAAAAGTTTGTACCTAAACTTGTATCAATAAGTGGAATCGTTTGTAATGACTTACACATATTAAACATCTGAGAAAAGCTTGTACCTTTACTTGTATCAAGAAGCGGAATTGTTTGTAATGCAGTACAACCATAAAACATCTGAGAAAAATCTGTACCTAAGTTTGTATCAAGAAGTGGAACCGTTTGTAATGCAGTACAACCAATAAACATATTAGAAAAGTTTGTACCTGAACTTGTATTGAGAAGTGGAATCGTTTTTAATAAATTACAATTAGCAAACATAGAATAAAAGTTTGTACCTAAACTTGTATCAATAAATGGAATCGTTTTTAAGGTAGAACAACCCAGAAACATCTGAGAAAAGTTTGTACATTTACTTGTATTAATAAGTGGAATCGTTTGTAATGACTTACAATTCTGAAACATATTAGAAAAGGTTGTACCTGAACTTGTATCAATAAGCGGAACCGTTTTTAAGGAAGTACAACCATTAAACATCTGAGAAAAACTTACAATATTATTTAGTCCTAAACTAAAAGTCTCTAATATATTTAAGCTTTGTACATTAAAGTTTGAAATGAATTCAACGTTTCCTGAAATATCTAAAAAGGAATTGGATTTATTTGGTACTGAGGTATGGAAAACATTTAATACTACAGAAGTCAAATTAAAAGTTGCTTGAGGGGTAATTGTAATTAAAACTTGTTTATAACCTAAGGTTGAAAAATTTCCACAAGATGAATAATCATATTTATGTTCAGCTTTCACACCAGCTACGAAATTTTCGGTAACTCCATCACCCCAGTCTACTGAATAATTTCCTGAGATTGTAACTGCAACAAAGTTTGAGTCATGATCATAAACTGGATAGAGACCAACAACCTTTTCCTCAGATTCCAGAATTGTAGGAATTGTCAACCAATCCGCAGGTCTTTGATAACTATTGTATACATCCAACCACTCAGCTTCTGTCCATTCTTTTGGAGCGGAACCGTCATCATATTTCATGAGAGGAACGTAGTCTCTCAAGATGTCAGAGGTTGTACCTAATTTTGCTTTCATCAGATTTTTCGTTTCAGTCAAGTAATTTAATTTATTCAGTAATTCACTCATTTGTATAGTTTCCTTTATAGTATTTAATTAGTAAGAAAATAAAAAAGGATACTCAATTTAAGAGTATCCTTCCTTTTTTAGACTGCTGTTTCCGTGTTTCCCTTAGTCCAACAAATTTTATTGATATTGTCAGGGCTTAACCATTCTATCAGATCCGAATTTTCAGTGTTCACTATATATCCATTTTCCCAAATAACTGAAGCTTGATTTCTTGAGTCCTCTTCACTTGTTGCAGTGAAGTTAAATATTTTTCCATCCTTACAATAAACGTACACCCTATTCAAAATCTTTGCTACTGCCATAACTAATCTCCTATGCAAAGTTAGTTGAAACAATAAGGAGGATTTAAAATAAAAAAGACTCCCGTAATAAGGAGTCTTTTAATGGGACAGGCTTGGGACTACTAGGAGTTATGAATCCCATCCGTGTCGTGGAGAAGGTTTACCGGAAAGGATACCGAAGGGGCTTTCTGGGAAGCAGGGGCAAACTTTGGCATAGCCTTCTTGGTAATCTTCTTTGCGGAAGCTTTTACCACGGCAGGGGCAGGTTTCTTGACTGCACTTTTTGCGGGTTTGGCTTCTGATGCCTTGATTGTTTTCGATGCTTTGGTGGTATTGGTTTTCACGCTTGATGCTTTGGGCGAAGTGGCTTTTGTTACCTTGATTGCTTTACCAACCTTCCCTACAGGTTTTTTGGTAGTAGGTTTGGATGCCCGTACCTGAACTTGAACCTTTGCAGGGGCTTTTGTGGAAAGGATCATGTTTTTTTCTACCTTTTTAAGATAGTTTTTTATCCGTGTCATCTGGTGGGCAGAAAGGTGAGTATGGGAGCGTCCCAAACCAATCTCGACACCGGCTTCTCGAACAGCGTTACTCACAAAGTAACGAGACATCTTTGTTTCACCCATTAAACTCGAAATTGTAGTTGTCATAAACAACCCCCCTTTTATCATTGTCTTTCTATATATAATATACACAATTATTAGGAAAAGTTCAAATCTTTTTTACTTATTTTGTACGAATTCCTAAGTTTTTTTCACACTTTTTGTTAATATACCCTAGATAAGGGGAATATTATGGGTTGTGAATATCAAGCAGTAGGTGGTATGGGTATTCGGGTAACTAAAAGTGTTGAAGATTGTATTAAGAGGTACTTCGATAATCGTCCAGATTTTAAACTTTATGACGCTTTAGAAGATTTACTGGAGATTGAGGAGTTTAAGGAAGCTAAGTTCTCATACATAGAATATGGAGATGCAGTGTCCGAGGAATTGAAATATGCCCTAATAATTGATGAAAAGTATTGTGAAGATATCTTTTCAATGGTTCCTCAGTGGGTAGAAGCCGTAAATACACTGGGTATTCTAATTTATACGGAAGACTTAGAAAATATTATAGAGTTGCTTTACATCTAAAAATAAGGACATCCAATTGGATGTCCTCTTTTATTCACGCCTTATAGGAATCATAAGTTACTGTTTTAGGATTATTCCATCCATTATTTTTAAGTAAGAAAGGTGTAGGGTCATTAAGTAAATGTTCCTCAAACCCATGAGATGCAAAGAGAGTGTCATGTGGATACAATTCCATATGTAGCATAGTTGGTCTCCAACCAGTTATTTCATAATGGTCTCTCCCCTCTTTAATTACTCGCATAACTTTACCAAGATATTCTCCTGCTTGAATTCTAGATCCCCTAACCCAGTATTCATCTACTGATATCTCACCATATAATACTACACCAGTGGCACCCTTTATAAGTACGCAATCAGTATTATTCCACCAAGGAGAGTTATCCCAATCACCTGTGAAATGTTCAATGCCTACAATAGTACCTTCTTCTACTGCATAGACAGGTTCATCAAGGTCTGTATAAATATCAACACCCGTATGTCTACTATCTTTTCTTGAAAAACCAAAAGCACCCGGATGCGGATTAATGGGAAGTCCATAGCAATTTCTAATTGGGAACTTCCATACAAGCGAGGATTCAGTTACACTTACAATTTTTTCAATATTGGCAAGAGCACCTATACCCATAGTTCCACAAGCAAGTTTCTTAACAGCAGGGAAAACAATTTTATTATTTTTTGAAAAATACTCAAACTCTTTAAGATGTTTTTCTGTAGTACTATGTTCCCACATAGTTGTATTCATTGCAGGAGCAATAATAAAAGGTTTATAAGTGGGCCATGCTCTAGCAATCGATGTAACCAAATTATCACAGATACCATTTGCTATTTTTGCTAAAGTATTTGCAGAACAAATTACTACATAAGCAGAATACATTTCTCTCAAATCAATATGGGCTATCGGATTCCCTTTTTCCCATATCATAGGTTCCCCATTATTATTAGTGGGCCATTCATTTGAATCATCAAAAATCCCTGAGTGTCCAGTACCTATAAGATCAGAATAATCAATGAAGCTTTTTGCTTTCTCTGTGAACACTAATCCTACATCAAAACCTTTTTCAATAAAACCCTCTACAATTTTTCTGGTAAGACTAGTTGCTACAGTTCCTGTAACCCCTAAAAGTATTTTCTGTTTTAAGTTCATTTGTTCTCCACAAGTTTTCTATCTGAAAGATATTTGAAATAAGCCACTAAATGGTTTGCCAAGTAGTTACGATCTTTACAATCATCATCTGCTTCTGCACTATCATACCCAGATTTTGTAATAAGATGAATTACATGATTATTATCCTTTATATCTCTCAGGTCATTCGCAACTACCATATCAAGGTTGTTATCTATTAATGATTTTTTTGCACTATTTATAAGTTCGGTGTCAGTACTATTTACTAAAAGCTTAAATCCAATAATTATTGAGTTTGGAGCTTTCTCCCGAACAGTAGATATAATTTTAGGAAGTTTGTTCAACTTAATTGTCATCTCTTCTTCGGTAGATCTTATTTTTCCATCAACAGGATTTTCAACACCATAATCACTTACTGCCGCTGCTAATACAATTACATCAAACGTATGGTCTTCAAGAAGGTCATCAACACTTTCCTGATATTCATAAAAATCTGAGTATTCAATAATCCTACATTTGTCCTTAAACAGATTAATATATTTGCGGTATTCATTGTTAACCTCATCAAAGTAATCTAAGGTCATATAGTTTTCCGTACTAAAATCAGGATAGATTGGACTCTTAGAACCAGATGCTTTTAAGAAAGTTACTTCATGCCCATCTTTCAATGCTTCTAAAGCAATCTTTGCTCCAAACGTTCCCGAAGACATATTCCCTATGTGTCGAACCGTATCAATATTTACCTTTGTTCCACCACTCGTAATTAATAATTTCATATAACCTCCATTTAATATAGATATATTAACATAATTGCGTGACTTTATTAATAAAAGTTAATATATTTTACAGAGGTTAAAATGAAAAAAATAATTAGCATATTAATAAGGGATTGGCATGTCTATTTAATTTTATGTTTATTTTTGAGTTGTTGCTTAAGTGCTCCACTAGTATCAATTATTAGCAAAGAATCTTTTGAGATAGATTATATTAGGTTTTTAGATGATTGCCATAAGGCAATAATATCCATATTTCTATTTTTTATTGGAACAATAATACTTCCCAAGTACTATGAGGTAGGTAAGGATAAAAAAAACTTTAATAAGTTTTTAACAAAATATTATGCTGTTCTATTAAATAAATACCTTCGGGAAATACCTTTAGATTCAATTAGTATTATTAAAGAAGAATTAAAAAGTTTTAATATGACTAAGTTTATTGAGGATTTTAACTTAAATATTACCCAAGCAAGTAATAGTTTTGAGTTTATTGATAGTAGATATTTATTAAAAAACGAATTAATAAATAGATTTTTTTTCTTAAAAGCTAAAGAACTTATTAAAAAATACGATGCAATAAATAATTTTAAGTCACAAGATGAAGGGAAAAAATATAGATTTTTCAAAAAAGAAATGGATGCATTTAGTAAGGAAAATAGATATTCACTTGAAATGATTACTAGTAATTTTGAAAAATATAAGAAAGTTATGAAAAACTTCATCCCATTGTATGATTCATTAAACCCTTACTCAAAAAACTCTTTTTCTATTACGGATAGATGGGTTGAAGAATATGAGATAAAGTTTAACCAAGATACTACTTAAAAGTATTTTATACACTCATTTAATTAATATTAATTAATTATTCCACTTTCTAAACAAAAAAGAGATACCCTTTCGGGTATCTCTCATAATTTAATTTACATGAATTAAAGGTTCGTGGTTTGTGCGACATTCTCGAAGGTAAGAGAAATTTTTTCAGAAAAGGTTGAAACCTTAACTGTAGCTTTTATCATAAACGTTCTCTTAGCTTTTGTCGTATCGGTATTGACACCAGCGATATCAATTTTACCTGCACTCCAGATTGGTTGTGAACCAGACAAACGTTTTGCCATGATAGCATCGGCATTTTGTTGTCTAATATTCATCCAATAATCATTGATGGGTTTACCTATCTGAGGTCTCATTACATTATCACGCATATCTCTCTTGAAAAGGTCGAAAGACATTGTATGACCAAGGTAAGACCAATCAGTAAGATTTGTTGGGTCTTGAGTAGTCTTTTGTGAAAGAATCATCAAGCCATCATCTGCACTGAACGAGATTGGGTTAAGACCTTTTTTATCAAGAACTTGAGTATCCTCGTCAGTGAAGTTCCATTTTTGTTTAAGAACTGAACGACCAAGTTGTCCACCAAGTCCACCAGAAATATTCTGCCACATAGGTGCCCAACCACCGAGTTTCTTTTCCATGATACGTGAAAGGTTTACACCAACATCACCTATCGGCATACACCAGTATTTTTTACCAGTATAAGGGTCTTTTACCAAGAACTCACCAACGTATTGAGCAGTACCAGTAAGACGGGCAGTAATTGCGATAGAGTCAGTATCTAAGAAATCTGCTTGAGTGATTACTTTGAAAGAAATCATGGTTGAAAGTTTCTGAGTTGCTCTAAGAGCGGCAAGCTTTTCTTTCAAGGTCTCAATACCAGTCGGTTCCATGAAAACAGAACATTCATCATATTTAGGATTGAAAGCTTCCATCCAACCCATGTTACAAACATCAAAGAATGTTTCATCACCATTAGGGCAACCAACCATTCCATTAGCTACATTTTGTTCAATAAGATGTTGAACATAACGCTTACCAGAGAACTGTACGATATAAGAATCTACTTCTGGTCCGAAGTCATCGACAATACGGGTACCAGTCCAGAAACCAAAATCATTAATCATTCCTGCCATTGTATCAAGTTGAACATTGGGGAATACTTTTACTTCAACAAAAGATAGAGCTGAGTCTGGAAGAATCATTGGGAAATAAATCTGTGAACCATAGGAATCTTTTCCTGTTTCTGATAGTGAACCGGTAAATGTTCCACCACCTGTTACGGTTCCCGGGTATACTTCTTCCGAACAGCTAAACGAAATCGAGTTAAACAAAGGATTAACCTTAGGAGGGTTATTGCTTTCTGGTGTAGCTTGAACAAATACTCCTGCACTTGTAACATACCATAGGGTATTATCAAGAGTTGATACACTCGTTGCGGTTGCAGAGTTTCTTATTCTTATATACTTTGACTTAAACTTTGTGTTAGTTACATCTACGAATACTGGTAAACCTGCTTTTGCACCTTTATATTGCATAATGGTTTTAGGAATAAGGTTTGTAGAATCGAGGAATATAACATAGTTATTTGCATCACCAGTATTGAAAACAGTTTTTGTCTGATCTGCCGTTCCAAGATAAGCAAGAGCACTATCATAGTAAAACTTATCATACCCAATGTGAGAAATAGTTACTTTCGTTTCTTTTTCAGTAGGTGACTTTTGATTGATTGCAGAGAAAGAAATATCTTCGATATTTACAACCCAGTTGAATCTGTTTTTAAGTCCTGTTACCGGCTCTGTGTATGTAACTCCATTATCTTTAGAGAACTGAGTTCCGCTAAAAACGTAAGCAAAAATCTTTGTTTTGTTTGTAAGAATAACTGCCTGTTGAGCGGCTTCACCTACAATCTTATCAATTCCTAGATACTTGTACCAATTTCCATAGTCTTGGAAATCAAGCCAGATAATTCCAGTGTTGAATTCAGTTTGGATTTTTCCAAAAGTAAGATTCCATGTACCATCGGGCTGTGTAACACCTGCACCAATCTGAACTAATCCATCATTGATAGTACAATTAGCTCCGCTTATGGAGAAGGTAAGTTCTTTTACACCTTTGCTAACTGCTGAGGTTGTTTCATTGTTTCCCCAATAATCAAAATCTAAATGATCTAAGTTACTCATGATGGCATTACTTACCCCATTGATAGCAAATACACCTTCACCCACAGTTGGGAACATAAGGTCTGCGGTATCTGTTAACGTGGTAACAGGTGCAGTTGCAAGAGTAATAAACTTATTCTTTTCACTTCCAAGTTTTATTGCAGTCAAGAAGTTTAATTCTTCCTTGTCTGAAACTTTGTAGAAATCAAAGGAACCTTTTGTTGTAAGATATGCTCCACCATAGTAAGACGCATAATCTTCACTTGAACCCGCAGGTGCTGAAATGTAAATACCATATTCGCTGTTATATGCAATTGCCTCTGCAATATCAGGATGATTTGCATCAGGAATACCAATCATTGAATGAATCGCACCCTCATTACCGGGACCAAAATACATCGGTTCAGCCGTACCTTTTGGTGAACGTACTACCATATAACCTTTTATCGTTGCACTTTCATCATTGATAGAAAAACTACTATCGATATCTAAAAAAATGAGACGAAATGACGAACCCTTACCCATTATAAACTCCTTAGTACTTTTAACGTACTTATATTATTCTTAAGATATTAAATTAGTAGGTGAACCTGAAAAAGACTTTTAATTTATTTGTTAATATATAACTAATTGATGAGAGGTTAGTTATTATGGATATAGATATTTTTAATAGGTTCAATAAGAAGATTGGTTCTAACGTAGAATTCTTAGATTTTGACGGTATAAACTTGGCAGGGAAATCCGCTATAAATAGGGATAACTTGAAATATTATGGATGCATATATGAAGTTATTTGTGATATTAATCTAAAGAATTATGTTGGAAAACAAACCTGTTGGAAAACAAAAAGACCCTCCCAAGTTAACTCTTATTTAGGTTCAGGTGGACCCTATTATAAAAATGCTATTAATAAATATGGTGAAATCCATTTTCATAAGTTTTATTTGGATGTAGTTATGTATGATAATATTAAAACAGAAGAGGATATGAAAAATGAATTAAATGAAAAAGAGAAATACTGGATATCTGTAAGAAATGGTAACAATAAAGAAATAGGGTACAACTTAAAAACTGGGGGTGATGGTGGATGGGATATAGTTTCAAAAATGAATATTGGTAGAGTGTTTGTAAGTAAAGGTGATGACCTGAGGTTAATTAAGCCCGAGGAACTTGATTACTACCTCTCTGAGGGTTATCAATTAGGAATGAGTGATAAGACAAAAAAACTTATGTCGGAAAATAGTTGGATTAAAGGTAAAAATCATACAGAAGAAACCAAGAAACTTATGTCAAAAAACAGCATAGGGAAAAACTTAGGAAAGGTAAGAACTGAGGAACAAAAACTCCAACAGTCAATTGATAGGACTGGAAGACTATGGGTTACAAATACTATTGAGGAACACTGGGTTTTCCCAGATGAAATGGAATCTTTTTTAAAATTAAAAGGGTGGAAAGAGGGAAGACTGTTGGCTTCTGAATCTGCAAAAAAGAAGATGACTGAATCAAGGTTAGGGCGTGTTTGGGTGCATAACGAGTTGGAGCAAAGGTTTGCTACAAAGGAAGACTCAATTAAACTTTTAGAAAAAGGTTATTCCCTTGGAAGAGGTTCTAGGACACGAAAAATAAAGGAATAACTAATTATCCATGTACGAACAAAACTTTAAGAAAATAGCTGAATCACCTCACATAGAAAAAGAGAATAAACTCTATCATTATACGAGTATTAGTAGTCTTTTTAAAATCTTAAACTCTGGGTATCTTTTACCTAAAAAATATAAACTTAATACAGGTAGTGACTCTGAAATAGCTGTTACCAGAAAAAGTACTGAGATTGACTCAATAGAAAATGTAGAAGTTAGAATTACCCTTTATCGGGATAAGATTTCTACCCTTCGTGGAGTTAGAATTAAACCCATAAATGAAGCTTATTTGGAACAATACCAAGACTACAGGGACAGTTTAAGAAAGTTTATTAAAAATAGTAGGTATAGTGGTTTTGAAGAAAAGATTTATAAACATCAGGAAGATCTGTTAAATGAGGAAAATCCTGATATTGCTATCAAGTTGATAGCTCATATATGTAATATTCCCTCTTCCGATATGATAACCAATAGATTAGAAGACTTTCTGTTAAATTTGGACTCTCTTGTACAGATTAAAACAAAGAAAATAGGTAATCAATTTGAGGAAAGAATTCAAACAGTTGAAGGTATTCCTGTAGATGAAAAGTATATGACAATAGACTTTATGAAGACAATTAAAACTATGTCTCTATTTTCCGATGAAGATTCGCAGTCATGGATTACATTGATAGAGGACAATAAAAACCTTTTCAATAAAAATGAAAAGTTTACATCATTTTTAGCTTCAATAAATGACACCAATACTATTTCAGTAATCGAGAAAAAAGATTTGAGTAAGTATTCAGATTCATTTTTGAAAGGTAAATATAGTGATATGTTCACTACTAAATAATAATAATAATAATAATAATAATAATAAGGAATAAAACATGATACTACTCCATGAAGCTATAAATTACTCAAAATATGAAACAAAACTTCAAAAACAACTTTTCGACTGGTTCTGTGCTATAGACCCAACAACCGATAAAAAATATGCTTCTTGGATTATATTTTGGTTTTTTAAGGAATACGAGATTGATGCAAGAGCTACTTGTAAACAGCCCGAGGGAGTTGAAACTTCAATTCTATATCCCCTAGATGCTATCTCACTTCGTAGTATTGAATACTTGCCTTATACCCCCTCTAAAATTGTTAGATATAAATCAATTGACAGGTTCTTAAAAGAAGACTTCTCAAAAGTTACAGACTATTTAGAAAAATATAATCTTCTTAAAACTAAGCATCGTCTTAATAATGAATCAGAAAATAATATAATGAACATCAAAGGGTTTGTTGAACTCGGGAAATTGGTAGATTCTTATTCTTCACAGCTTGATGTACTGTCAGAGGAAATGCTTGATAAAACTGAGTACAACAAGTGGTATGAGGATTCCTCTTGGTTAGTTGTTATACCTCTTACTGAAAGAGCTTCTAAAAAATATGGTGCAAATACTAAGTGGTGTACTGCTTCTGAAAATAATAATCGATTTGATTATTATTCAGCCCCAGATACCCCTCTTATCATCATTATTAATAAAGGTACTGATGAAAAATGGCAGTTACATTTTGATACCGACCAGTGGATGGACGCAGAGGATGACCAAGTAGAAAAGAAAAGTTTCATAGAATCATTACCTTCCTCAGTTAAGTCCTCAATATTTATGCATTCAGATAATATTTTGTTTCATCCTAATTTATCAACACTAATAAGTACCCTTGCTGAGAATCCAGAGTTTAAGAAAGAGGTGCGTAACCAGATTGAAGGACTGGACATAATGAATTTGGATGATATTAGTGTTGAAAATAATATTGATTCTAAGTTTATAAAATTTGGATTACAGGATTATGCTACAGGAAAGGACTTCAATTATGGGGAGTCCTATTCCTATGGATATGATAATCCAGGTAACTTCATAAATGATGAACCCGATGGTGAAGAAGAAGATGAAGAGGGTAACAAGTCCTATTCAGAAGACCAAAAAACAGAAGCAGGTCAAGCGGCAGAATCAGAAGCTTTAGATGAAGAATTAAGTGAACTTGAACGTAAATTAAGTGGTAGTGTCACTTCCGCATGTAAAGAATATGGAAGGAAAAATGTTGAAAACATGTTTGATTGTATTGTTGATGCAATTTTTTCTGAGGGAGAACCAAAAGATATATCAAGTATTATTTTAACTCTTATATTTATAAGCACTGATGATGGATATTCTTATGATAGGCTTATAAGCATACTTCAAAAATACTTAAATATAATGAATAGTAAAGAAGCGGATAAATTCCAAGAAGCTCCGTTAGCAATTGCTGAATCAACCCTTATACAAAGCAAACTTAGCCCACTAAATGAAAGCAAAGTTAATTTTGCTCCAAATGGAAAACTATCAAACCTAAGCCCTGAGCTTTGGGAATTGGTTAGAACATCATCTTTCAAAAATTGGTTTGGGGATTGGGAAAACTCACCAGATACTGCATCTAAGATTGTAGATGAAAATGGTGAACCTCTTATTGTATATCATGGAACAGATAAATCCTTTGAGGCATTTAATACCAAAGATGGTAGTAAGGGAAAAACAGTACAGCAATTAAACTTTGGTTCCCACTTCACGGTAAAGAAAGATTACGCAGAAGGATATTCTAAAGTCAAAAATACCTTAGCCGTATTCTTAAATATCCGAAGTGTACTGGATTTAACAAAAGCTTTTGTATGGAAGGAAAACCTTGAGTTTAGTAAGTATTATACTCTTGCAAAATCTCTTGGAGAAAAGTTTAATAGTAAAGATTTCTATAGAGACCAGAATGGAGAGCTTCAGGATGAAGTTCAGATAGCAGGTATCAATCATAGAAGTCTTGACAAAAAATCTCCTAATAAAGTAAAGATTGCAATTCAAGAAGCAGGTTTTGATGGTGTACAATATGAGCCTTATAACATGATAGATACAAGTCACTATGATAGACACCCTCTATCTTTCATTGCCTTATCTCCTTCTCAAATAAAATCTGCTACCATAAATAAAGGTAACTTTAATCCAAAGGACGACAGAATGTCAGAATCAACAAAGATTACAGAGAATATAAAAGCTTTTGAACGCTTTTATGAGAGACAATTTAATATTAATCCTACAACAACGGTAAGACAAAGTAAAAAACTTTTAATAAAAGGTATTACAGTTGTAATGGTTGATGAAGGTGCGCCACCTGATGTACATGGAATTCCTCCTAATGATGATGCATATGGAAGGGGAGGATTTATCAATGGTCAGCTTTGGGTAGATGGGGGTCCTTCGGGTTCTGCTCAGGGTCATAAAAACTTAACAAAAGAAGGTTTTTATTGGGCGGCAGAACAATCAAAGAAAATACTTTGGATTCGTGGAAGAGCAGGTACTAACTCAAGTGTTTTAGAAAGTAATTTACTTAATATTATTGATGCAGTTTTTCCTAGAATACCAAAGCTATAAAATAAAAGCTCCTCATTTGAGGAGCTTCTTTTCATAGTCTAAAATGGTCTTTTAATAAAAGTGAGTTCTCTTTTTTCTCTATTAGCATATCATAATCAATTTTTCTGGAGGGTGTTATAATAATATCTCCATCAACTCGGGAGTAATATATTCGTATACCATTAGAGATTACATCATGTTTATTATAACGGTATCGAGAGGCAAGACCTGTTAATAGAGTTAAGTGGTCAGTATTATTTCCCTGAGCACTTACAATTTGTCCATCAAATATAACTATTCTTCCTTGTTCGGTTCCCAAATATCCATCATGTGAAAAGGTTGTATTTAGTAATAATTTTTTCATCTTAACTTCCTTAAGTATTCATAATTAGTCTCACATTCTAACAAACTTAACATTTCCACTCTCGTCTAACAATAGGCATTTTATATTACTCTTTTTTGCTTCCTGTATCTCATGGTCTGAAAAAGAGGGAGCAACAAGCCAACCACTTACATTAGGTCTGTACATCTTCTTGCTTAAAACTTTAAGATAGAAGTTTATCTGGTCAATAGGCCCATGCTTGATATGATCCCTTTTAAACTCCAAGGCTATTATCGGGTTTGTCTTATCAAACAGATTCTTATTCTGAACTATCTCTAAGATCATGTCAACCCTCCCATTTTCTTCTAAGTACTTTACAGGAAACTCATAGGCATATACCCTTAATTCTTCTACATTTAACATTTTTTGTAATACGGGAATACTCTTTTCCTCAAATACTCCAATAAGCTCTTTTTCAGTTAACATAAAAACCTCCAACTAATTTAGTTAGGTGAGGTTGATTTCACTTAAATATTAAAGGAAATATAAATGTATAATTTTGAAAAGATTTATGAAGCAACACATTTAACTGAGAAGAAAGACCACCTCATTAAAAAGATTCCTGAGCTTTCAGACGATGAAAAGTCTAAGGTAATTGACTGGTTTGCTAAACATCCAAATCGTGAAAATGAGATTAATTGGAATAATGTAAATGATTTGAAATACTCAGATTTTGAAGTTTTAATGAAAACCGAATCAAAGACTGGAAGAAAAAATAAAGTTAAGGTAAATGGACTTCAGGGATTACTAGAAGGTACTGATTTTGGATTGGCTTATGAGGATGAGAATATTATTGGTCTTGTTCCATTTCATTATGAAGCCAGTAAATTACTTGCTTCCAAGTATGTTGGAAAAGTTGAAGCAAAGTGGTGTACAGCATATCAGAAAACAGACCAGCACTGGAAAGAATATACTCAACAAGGTATAACATTTATATATTTTATAAATAAGGATGAAGAAGAATCTTCATGGAATAAAATTGCAGTAGCCATTTACCCTGATGGTCAACTTGAGATTTTTAGTGAAGATGATGATAATTACAATGAAGAATGGTTATATGAAAAAATAGAAAAATCAATTATTGATACTTCTGTAGAAGAATCCAAACTTTTAGGTAAGAAAATAAACCGAGATTTCTCTGTAGATTTAACTTTGGAATTATTGAAAGAGTGGGGAATTGATTTCACTGTTGACTCACAAGGGTTTGTAAACGTTGAGGGTGATTGTTATTTATATGAAAAATTCCTGAAATCGTTTGGAACAATAAAGTTTGGAACAGTTGGTGGGGATTTTGATTGTTTTAAAAATCAGTTGACAAGTTTGGAAGGAAGTCCACAATCAGTTGGTGGGTATTTTGATTGTCATAATAATCAGTTGACAAGTTTAATAGGAAGTCCACAAGAAGTTGGCGGGTATTTTGAGTGTAATAGAAATCAGTTGACAAGTTTATTTGGAAGTCCACAATCAGTTGGTGGGAGTTTTGAGTGTTCTTATAATAAGTTGACAAGTTTGGAAGGATGTCCACAAACAGTTGGTAGGTATTTTGATTGTTCTAAAAATCAGTTGAAAAGTTTGGTTGGAAGTCCACGATCAGTTGGTGGGTATTTTAAGTGTCATAATAATCAGTTGACAAGTTTGGAAGGAAGTCCACAATCAGTTAGAGGGCATTTTGATTGTTCTTGGAATGAAATAAAGTTTACTAAGAATCAAGTGGAAAGTTTATGTTCTGTAGAAGGAGGAATATATGTATAATTTTGAAAAGATTTCTTTTAACATAAAACCTCCAACTAACTTAGTATTGGTTGTTATTATTAATCATGAAAATGAACGCAACTAATTAAAGTAAGATATCATTTATACATTATTAGGAGAAAGAGTAATATGGCAAAAACCGGAGTAAATAGAGCAGTTGACGCTCTTGTAAACGCAAAAGCAGACGCATACAGTAATATGTATGACATTTGGATACGATTCCCTTGGGAAGATTCCCATTCGTTAGTTTCAGTTCGTGCAGAAGGTTTTGAACCTCCTGAATCAAGTATCGAAACAGATAAAAAAGAATATCATGGAAATGAAATTAATCGCCCTAAACCGAAAGTAGTTCAGGAAAAGAAGTTTAGTATCAACTTCTCCCTCGACGCTTCTTACAACCTTTATGGTCAGTTCACTATTTGGAAATCTCAAGTAGTTGATGCAGTAACTGGGGGTTCAGCAAACTGGGCCGCCGTGATGGGTGATATAAAAGTTAAAGCCTTAGCTGGTGCTTATATCCCTTCAACTCTTGATTGGAAAGCTGAGGATGGTTCATTGTTCGGCGCAGGTTCACCTTCTTCCTCAGATGCAAATGCTTCCTGGGAATATGGTAATATCTATGTAATAAAAGTAGGAGAGCCAAAATTCAAACGTGAAGGTTCTGAAAGACTTACTTACACAGTAGACTTCATATTCGATTATGATGAACACGAACCCTTCTTGAACGGTCAGGGTCTTGTAAAAGCTTAATAGTAATTAGATTAATGAAAGCCAGTAGAAATACTGGTTTTTTCTATTTTAAACAAACTCTTACTAATTAAAAATGAAACAGTTAAAAACAAACGATTATATAAAAAAAGCAATTAAAGTACACGGTGAAAAATATGATTACTCTAAAGTTGAATATATAGGGTCAAGGTTAAAGGTTGAGATTATATGTAAAGAACATGGTAGCTTTTTTCAATTAGCAAAGAATCACTTAATGGGAAAAGGCTGTTTACTCTGCTCAGGGAATAAGAAACTTACTACCTTTGATTTTATAAATAATTCTGTCAAAGTTCATGAGGAAAAATATGATTACTCTAAAGTTGAATACACTAACAGGGGATTAAAAGTTGAAATTATTTGTCCTGAACATGGTGTTTTTTCCCAAACTCCCAACAATCATTTAGGTGGGCAAGGTTGCCCTAAATGTTCAGGAAATCAAAAATCAACAACTTCAGAGTTTATAGAAAAAGCTAAAAAAGTTCATGGAGATAAATACGATTATTCTCTTGTGGATTATATTAATTCAACATCTAAAGTGAAAATCATTTGTCCTGAACATGGAGTTTTTTCACAAACACCCAGTAGTCATGTATCAAAGCATGAATGCCCCGAATGTTCAGGAACAAAACAACCAACAACCCTTGAGTTCAAAGAAAGGGCAAAATTTGTTCATGGGGACAAATATGATTATTCCAGAGCTAACTATACAAATGCAAAAATAAAACTTGAGATTGTTTGTCCAGAACATGGTAGCTTTTTTCAAACTGCTAATAGTCATTTATCTGGGAAAGGGTGTATGGCATGTTCTGGGAAACAGAAGTTAACTACTTTGGAGTTTATAGAAAAGGCGAAAAAAGTTCATGAAAATAAATATGATTATTCCTTAGTAGAATATAAAAATTCTATATCTAAAGTTGATATTGTATGTAAAGAACACGGAGTTTTCACTCAAAGATCTTGTAATCATTTAGAGGGGGTTGGTTGTCCTAAATGTAACTCCTCTCATGGGGAACAAGAAATTAGAAGTCTATTACTGAATAAGGGTGAAAGTTTTGTAGAACAATACAGGATTAAAGAGTGTAAAGATAAATACACCCTACCTTTTGACTTCGCTGTATTTGAAAATGAGAAATTATCATATTTAATAGAGTTTGATGGAAGACAGCATTATGTTCCAGTAACGTATTTTGGTGGAATAGAGGGATTTAACAGAATTAAAGAGAGGGACTCAATAAAAACTAAATATTGTATAGATAACAACATTAGGTTGGTACGAATAAAATATGATGAGGAGATTAAATTATAAAGCCAGTAGAAATACTGGTTTTTTCTATTTTAAACTATCCCTGACTAATTAAAGATGAAACAGTTAAAAACAAACGATTTTATAAAAAAAGCAATAAAAGTTCATGGTGAAAAATATGATTACTCTAATATTAACTATACTAATACTAAATCAAAACTTGAGATTATATGCAAAGAACATGGAAGCTTTTTTCAACGTGCAGATCACCATATTTCTGGAAGTGGTTGTCGAATATGTTCTGGAAGTAACACCTCAACGACCTCTGAGTTTATAGATAAAGCTATAAAGGTTCATGGGGATAAATATGATTACTCTAAAGTTGAATATAAAAATACGGATTCGAAAGTTTATATTATTTGTAAAAAACATGGGAGTTTCTTTCAATCCCCTTATAATCATTTAAGTGGAAATGGGTGTTCAAAATGTTCTGGGATGTACAGTCCAACAACTCTGGAGTTTATATCAAAAGCAAAAGCAATAGAAGTTCATGGAGATAAATATGATTATTCTCTTGTAAAGTATACAAATGCATCCTCAAAAGTGAAAATTATTTGTCCTGAGCATGGTGAGTTTTCTCAAGTTGCTAACAGTCATTTATCTGGTCATGGTTGTTTAATATGTTCAGGAGAACAAAGTTCAAAGAGACAAGTATCTACAAAGTCGGAATTTTTAATTAAGGCAATAAAAGTTCATGGTGAAAAGTTTGATTACTCTAAAGTTGAATATATTACAGCTAAATCAAAAGTAGAAATTATTTGTAAAGAACATGGAAGTTTTTGGCAAACAGTTGATAATCATTTAAAAGGTAGAGGTTGTCTAATATGTTCAGGGAAACAAACTTCAACAACCCTTGACTTTATTGAGAAAGCTAAAAAAGTACATGAGGATAACTATGATTACTCTAAAGTATCTTATTTAAATGCAAAATCAAAAGTAGAGATTTGTTGTTTAGAACATGGAAGTTTTTTTCAAGTTCCAAACAGCCATTTACATGGAAAAGGTTGTCCTAAATGCAAGTCCTCTAGAGGGGAACAAGAAATTAGGAATCACTTACAGAATATTAATGCAACATTTGTTGAACAATATAGAATTAAGGAATGTAGAAATAAACTCCCTCTCCCTTTTGACTTTGCTGTATTTGAAAATGAAAAATTGTCTTATTTAATAGAGTTTGATGGGATACAACATTTTTTACCCGTTAATTACTTTGGTGGAGTAGAAAGGCTTTATGGAACACAAAAAAATGATTCAATAAAAACTAAATATTGTATAGATAACAACATTAAGTTGGTACGAATAAAATATAATGAGGAGATTAAAAGTATATGGAACATATAGAAGAGACTAGTTTTGTTGATTTGGGTAAATATGGTGTTTCCTCACTTACTGACAAACACCTCCAAATACGATACTCTGAGGAGTATCGCTGGGCTTTCAAATCAGCTACTTTTTACACTAAGAATGATTTATTAGAAATGGTATTTCTTGTATATTCTACGTTTAAGAAAGGTCAACCTTTAGCACAATTCAAATCACCTTTCCCTGTAATGGCGGGATACTACACTGTTGCGGTAAGATGTTATAAAGTTTCTGAGATAATTTCTATAGTAGATTGGAAAGCAATGACGTTCGAGGATAAGACAGCTACAATAGAATTACTAATAGAAAGTTCAGATTGCAAAGTATATAGCGACGACCCCTCGTTCTATTACCAAGGTCATTGGGAAGATTTAGCTAAAAATAACCTTTCAATCTTTACGTTTCCTGGTCCTAAAGGCACTGGAAAATGGAGTGCTATCCACAGCGATACTCAAGCAAATGGGGTTCATATTACGAAGCATTTGGCACAACTTTCTAAAGAAATAATGGGGTATGCTGAAACTATTGCTTCTGATGTAAGACTTAAATAAGTAAAAAGGACTTTGAAAATGTATAATTTTGAGAAAATATATGAAGCTACCCATTTGCTTGAGAAGAAAGACCACCTCATAAAAAAAATACCAGAATTATCTGAGGATGAAAAATCCCAAGTAATTGACTGGTTTGCTAAACACCCAAATAGAGAAAATGAAATTAATTGGAACAACATAAAGGATTTGAAATATTCAGATTTTGAAGTTTTAATGAAAACCGAATCAAAGACAGGAAGAAAAAATAAAGTTAAATTAAATGGATTACAAGGACTTTTAGAAGGTACGGATTTTGGTTTAGCTTATGAGGATGAGAATATTATTGGTATTGTACCATTTCATTATGAAGCGAGTAAATTAATTGCGTCAAAATATGTAGGAAAAGTTGAAGCGAAGTGGTGTACAGCCTTTCAGAAGACTGACAAGTACTGGAAAGACTATACTCAACAAGGTATAACATTTATATATTTTATAAATAAGGTTGAAACAGAGTCTTGGAATAAAATAGCTTTAGCAATTTACCCTACGGGTCAACTTGAGATTTTTGATGAAAAGGACGATGATTACAAGGAAGAATGGTTATATGGAATAATAGAAGAATCGATTATTGAAACTTCAATTGAAGAAGCTAAACTTTTAGGTAAGAAAATAAACAGAGATTTTTCCGTAGATTTGACTTTAGAAATGTTAAAAGAGCGTGATATTGACTTCCACATAGATTCTGATGGATTTGTACATGTTGATGGAGATTGTGATATTTCTTATATGAGATTAAGGTCATTTGGAAAAATAAACTTTGGTACTATAGGGGGATATTTTTCTTGTTCTGGCAATGTTCTTACAAGTTTATCTGGAGGACCAAGACTAACGGAGAGACAGTTTGATTGTTCTAATAATAAATTGACAAGTTTAGCTTATTGTCCTAGAAGTGTACAGGGAGGGTTTTACTGTTCAGACAATCTTTTAACCTCTTTAGAGCATTGTCCATCCCCTGCCGAAAACTTTGATTGTTCTAGAAATAATATTACAAGTTTAGTAGGAAGTCCAAAAAGAATAGGGAGAGACTTCAGGTGTAATTCAAATCCGATAACAAGCTTAGAGGGTTGTCCACAGGAGGTTGAAGGGGATTTTGACTGTACAAAGACTCAGATAATCAATTTAATTGGAAGTCCTAAAAAGGTGATGGGATTTGATTGTTCGTATTCTAAATTTCTCACTAGTTTAGAAGGAAGCCCTGAAACAGTTCCAGAGAATTTTAATTGTTCTAATACTTCCTTAACAAGTTTAATAGGAAGTCCTATACAAGTAGGTGGAAGTTATAAGTGCTTTTCTAACAAACTTATAAGTTTGGAAGGGTGCCCACAAGGGGTTGGATATGATTTTTCCTGCAATAATAATAAATTAACTTCCTTGGAAGGTTGCCCTATAAAGGTTGGAGGAAGCTTTTATTGTTATGATAATGAAAAAACTTTCACAAGAGACTATGTTAAGAGTCTTTCAATAGTAGAGGGAACAATTACTTGTTAGAGCTTTTCATCCATACAATCAAACACAACTAATTCATAAGAAGGAATATACCAAATGGAAGAGAAAAAGAAGATGACCTTAGAAGCATTAAAAAATGCTTTGACAAATAGTATACAAAATGCATCCCTAAATACACAGGCATTACAGCAAGACTTGAAACAATTCAATGATGCGCTTAATGACCATCTTGATATGAAGTTGGAGCATCAGGCTATACTTGATAAGTATGTTTCGGCGGGACAATCGGGATATGGAAATGCGTATAATTTACCGGGTGTATTTTCAAATTCTATGGCTTCGTATGATGTAAACTCTGCAAAAGCGGATAATCAGAGGGTTATTGAATTGGCTCAATTAATAGAAGAGACTGAACAGCAAAAAAACTACTATTATGATGCCTTAGTAAGTTCTTTCAACGATATTGTAAATTCTTTACAAAAAGTAAAGAAATATGAGGGAAATATCTCGGAATTCCTTATTTTACTACAGCAAAAAAAAGATTATTAATTCGTTAAAAAGTTTTGAACTTTTTGAAAATATCCTATATATTATATATGTAAGGTACTAAAAAAGGGGATAAACATGGGAACCAAAGCAGTAAAAGCAGTAAAAGCGATCAAAGTAACTGAAAAAACGATAGAGAATGTTCTTCTGGAAGCGGAAGTAGCCAATGATGAGCTTACCAAGATTCGTTCTGAGATGGCTCTCAAGATGAACGAAATCAGTGCTCAGTATGCACAGCAAATTGAAGACCTTACAGCCAGTATCGTGGCACGTCAGAATGCTGTTGAAACCTATGTTACTGAGAATCGGGAAACCCTTTTCACGAAAAAGGCAAGGTTTATCGAATATGGTAAATACATGCTTGGATTCAGAAAAAACCCTGATATGCTCAAGGTAGTGGATATGGAAAAGACCATTGCTCTTCTGGAAAAACATGGGTTTACCAGTGCTGTCCGTATCAAGAAGGAAATCGTCAAAGATGTGGTGAAGAATCTTCCTCCTGCCACCTTGAAACTGGTGAAAGCCGAAATCGTAGAAGGGGTTGATGTTTTCTACATAAAGTACTAAGACTAAACCTACAAGGAACAGAGAAATCTGTTCCTTTTTTCATTTTAAAACTAATATATTATGAACCTAAAATTATTTTTCAAGTTGACTAAGTTTGGTTGGATTAACCTTTTTTATGCTCCAATACTGTCATTATTTATCTCGGTAAACCTGCAAAAAACAAACAATCTTGACATTCTTTTTTGTTATTTTTTTATAAGTTTTCTCCTGTTAAACCTCTATTTCTTTTTTATCTATAAAAGCCCCTATATAAAATATAACTCGGGTTTTGATTTTTTAATCATTCCTCCACTAATATATATTTTATTTTTGAGCATCTTAAAGATTATTTACATATCTCCAGATTCAGTTGAGTTTATAACTATCAATTCAGTCTGTGTAAGTATAGCAAGTCTTTATGGTTTACATTTTGCCTTAGATAATTTTTTAACGTATCCTAGAATGAAAAAGGATTATAAGAGAATAGAAGCCATGTTGAAGTTAAAGTATAAACCTAGTGTTTTAACAAACTTAGAAAAGGGTTCTCCCTGTGAACAGTCTGTAGCTAATGATTTAAGGAGTAAATATGATATTAACCGAAAACGTATTAAATAATTCTATAGAAACTTTTTTAGAATCTGACTTAAAGGTTGGGACACTTACATCGAGTTCTTCGTTGTTTTTGAATGGATTTGATGATGAAGTTTTTCCCGATACGATTGTATGTGTATATTGTGGTAAACCTTTAGAGGGTTCTTTTGGAGAGAAGGGTGAGTTTAATCAAGATTGTACGTGTGATATGTATAAGACAGAATTGAAAATACGGAAGAAGTATAGTTCTATGGTGGAAAGGCTTGAATTAGAACTTAAAGATTTATCTGAAATTGCGATAATTTCTTCTAAAAAACTAATACAACTAAATAATAAAGAGTTTATATTAAAAAGAACTGGGGTTCTCAAGGAAGAATTAAATCTAATTGAATGTTTTGAAAAGAATGAAACTAATTAAGTTGATTTATACTTGGTATAAATAATAGAATAAACGCTATGACTATATTCACTTTAGGGTATGGTCTTTGAAAAAAGGAATACAAAGAATATGGCAAACACAGACTCATTATTTAACTCTCTCGAAAAGGCGCAGGATTTTATTTTTAAAACTATAGACATTCTTGATGCTCTATCGAAAGACGCCTTACAATTTAATGGAGAGCTTGCAAGAGTTATTCCACTAAATATTAAAAAAGACATTGAAATTTTAGATGCTCTTGTAAATGGAAGTGACCAAAGCTCACTTAATCAGCTTATGGAATATCTAAACTCTGTACCTCTCAAGGATACTCGCTCTCAGAGTATTGTTTCAAGAGGAAAGCCCACAATTAATACCGACCAAGGTGGCGATTCTGGGGATGTTATGACCTCTGATGCAGGTATTAATACTACACCAGACCTTTCAACTGGGCCAAAATCAGCAGTTCTTGCAGATTCTATTCTTGATAAATATCTTAAACAAGATTCAAGGTCAAAACGAATTAGTGAATCAAACTCCCTAAAAGAAAAACAACACAAACTTAGCCTTGAACTTACCTTTGATGATGATGCAATTGGTCAGGATATGGATGCTGAGTATTCTATGGATAATAATGCAGGTGAGTATTCATTCGATGAGGTTTCTGATGATGATGAATACAGTGATGAATTCTATGGTGAGGATTCTGTAGAAGATTGGAAATCAGTTTCTAAGGCTAATAATCCCTCAGAACCAAAAACATTAGACTTCAATGATATTCTTGAAAATGACGACCTTATCAGTGAAGACGATGATGATACGGATCTTATTGGTGCTTTAAATAAACAGAACTTGCCACCAGTTGACCCAATGAAGAGAATGGTAAAGAGACCTTCTTCTGCACCTATCGACAATACTACAATTGAAAGCTTTGAAGGTGACGATACTTATGGAGTAGGCGATGATTTTGGTCCAGACCCACAGCCTGATTTTGATGATGATGATGATGGAGAAGGATATGATAATGGTCAGTCTTTTGAAGATGAAGGAACTGAAGAATCCGTAGGTACTTCTGATTGGAAATCTCTGATTGATAGTTCAGATGGTTTAGATTTTGACTTGGTTTCAGGAAATAAATCCCCGTTCTAATATAAAGGAATATTATTATGATTAAACGATTACAAGAAGGACCGGGCGCTGGATATACCGTAAAGGCAAAAGATTTTAGAGGTAACGGAATAAAGTTTGTTACAGGAAAGATAGGAACCTATAGAAAAGAGACAAAGAAACTTCAGTTAGATAATGTTTGCTTCAACTATGGGGATGGAACTTTTTCGGTAGAAGTTCATGGGTATGATTGGGGAACGGAAGCTTTAGAAGACGTACCAATGCATGAGTTTGATATTGAGTTTGGAAGTATAGTTATTGACCTTTCAGAATATTTTGATGCCATTGTTCCTAATAATGATGAAGACTCTGGAATGTCAGAGGATGAAATAATTGAAAATGCTACTACGCTAATTGATTTCTTTGAGATGACTGGTGTAAAGCCTGTTGGTCAAGAATCTTTTGATTTTGTAAAAAATCATTTTGCGGTTCAGGAATTAGCTTATCTCGAAGACCTTCTTTGCCAGTTCTGTTTGATAAAAGATGAAAATGGTGAAGAATCATTTATGGAAATGTCTGCAACAGAAGCACAAAAAGAATCATTTGATATTAAAGGTTTCCTTGAGTTTATTAATCCTGAGTTTATGGAACAGGTAAAGGACTTACAGAACTCGGTAGATATTGATACTGTTTGTAGCGGTGGATATAGTTTTCATCCTGTAACCTTAGTTCAAGTTGAATACAAAGACATCTCTTTTAGTGACTATACCCAAATTGGAGGAACCTATCCTAATGATGGGTTTAATTTCTCCATGGAAGACTTTGTACTTTATTTTAGATCACCTGAGCTTTCAGAAATAATCCTTGATGCCCATGACTATGAAGACGAAGATTATGAATCTAGTTCTGAAGAGGGGGATGAAAAATTATCTGAATCTACTCTGAATGTTTATGATATTGCGTTTGCTACTGATGGTTCAAACCGCTATGCAGTATTACCAATAAATAAATCTGATTCACTTGCTACCTTACGTCCTATTGATAATAACGGGGATTATATTGGTGAAAGAGAGAGATTACTTGTTTCTGATCTTATTGAGTTCTATGAACTTTCAGATAGAAAAGGAACTACACTTTCATTCAATGATGGGGACTACTTGGATTCTCAAGAAGGTTTTAATACTGGCAGAGAACGAATGAACAATAAAGGAAAAGGGGAATAAAATGAGACGAGTACAAGAGGGAATAATTTCTACTAAAAATGGCGATAAAACGTTTGAAGAAATTTATGGAAATGGTATGGAAACAACTGCTGATGATGAAGTAAATGCTTCAAGATATTCACAATGTTTTGAATCAATTGCAAGGGGTGCCGGTGCTAAACGACTACAAGAAGCCGAAGCTAAAAAAGGCTCAAAAATGTATGATAAAGGCTTTGACTATGATGCATCCTCTGACTACATTCCAGATTTTAAAAATGCACAAGAAAAAGCCGATTGGACTGCGGGAGTTAAAGCATCTAAGGAAAAGAAAGTAGAAAAGAAAGTAGAAAAGAAAGTAGAAAAGAAAGACGAAAAGAAGAAGAAAGTTAAAGAAACTAAGATTTTTGGACAGCCCCTTGAAAACGTAGAGTTTAAGGATACGTCGAGTTTTGTAAGGGGTCTTATATCCCTTAAGAATTCATTTTATAATCTAGTAGTCGATGAAAATCTTGATGTTATAAATTACTTAATGACTTCTACATACCCTTTTGATAAAAGCTTTGATGAAGTTTCCTATGAGGTTTCTGATTGGGTAGATAATGTAGTTGAAGAACTTACTTCTTATGGTAATAAAGTATCAAAAGATGAAATGAACCTACATGAGGCTTATGTACGAAAGACACAGGATGAATGGATTGTCGAGGGTTTTTACGAAGGGAGATGGGAAGAACTTACTTCAGAAGAAAATCGATTAGATGCAATTGCTCAAAGAAAATGCTACGATGAAAATGAACGAGGTGTTTCTCATAGAGTAAGAAAAATTAAAGTTAAAATTGATGAATCTACAGGGATACTAAAAAAGATGTTTTAGCAAAAGCTTCCGAAACTCTATCCAACATTAAAGAGGTTGTACTTGATGAAATTAGTCATCTATTAGCTTCTGGTGGATTTGACCCTGAACAGGATAATGTAAGTGAGCTTATTGCCGCTGCTCTTTCTAATGTTTCTGATAAATACCCACATGGTAAGACCTACAGAAACCTTATGCATTTTTAATTTCTGAATAAAATAAATAAGCTCCAAGAAATTGGAGCTTTCTTATTTTAAAACTTGTCGAAATATTTTTGGTCGCAATCAAAATTAATTATGCAATCAACTCCTACAAATAGATAATTACCAAAACCTGTGAACAAAGTACCAATTGATTTGAAAAATAGACCTATAATAACAAAAACCCAACACACAGATTTCAGAGAAAGTTCAATAATCTTCTTCAAGTATTTCATAAAACATCCTTTTTCATATTTATTTAGTTGCACGACTAAATACTAATAGAATGTAGGAGAAATAATGGCAACTCAATATACAGGAACGTGGTCTCCCTCCAATGGAATGCTTCCAATAATAACAGACCCTGAGGTACAGTTTGCCTCGTTTTATATTACCGAAGCCGGTGTTTTTAATAGTATTCATTATGCCCTCGGGGATTGGCTTATATACATAGATGATAATAATTCTGATGACAAATGGTTTAAGTCTACTGGTGGTATTGTCTCGTTTAATATTTCCAATAGCTCTTCCAGTCCTGTACCGGGTACTTATACAAAATTCATCCTCGGACAAAATGGAAACATTGTAGAAGCATCAACACTTTTAGCTGAGGACATACCTGAGCATAGCCATAAGCTTGAAGATATAAACTCTGCATCATTAGAACCCGTTATTTATTCTTTACTTAAAACAAAAATATTCTCTAATTCAACCGGTAATGGTGTTCAATTTAAGTTTGATGATAAGTTAAAAACTATCTCTGCTGATATTAAGATTGACGAATACTCAGTAAAGAAAAATGCTGAGGGACAACTGTATTCGGATGGTTCCTTTTCTGATGTCAATGGAGACCCTATTGAGGGAACAGGAACAGGAACAGGAACAGGAACAGGAACAGTAACTGTAAGCATTGAAAATGTCACCTCCCTTTCAGCAAGGCTTGCTTCGATTGAATCCTCAATAAAGCTAAATAAACTTTTAGCATCAAGTAGCTCTGCAATAAAACTTACCCAAGATTCTGGTGGAACGTATGCTGATGTTAAGTTTGATGCTCTTTCAATTATAAAAAATGATGAAGGTGAATTAAGCATAAACCCTTCGTTACTTTCTGTATATACTATTGAAGGATTATCTTCTACCGGAACAGGCACAGGAACTGATGGTGGTCCTTGTGGAAATTATACTATTACTCCCGATAGAATTGAGGGAATTGACGATTACATTGAAGATAAAGTTGTAGAGTTCTCTAAGGTTTTTCAAGTAAATGTTCGTGATCTTCCAATAGACGAAGATACAATAATTGTAAATGCAGATGGAAAACTTTCTTCCGTATATTCAAAGACACAACCTCATACCCACCTATTAAAAGATATTACGGATTTCCCTTTAGAATCATTAGAATGGGCATCATTACAGATACTTCATCAGGACGTAGATAATCTTATAGATTTCTCTGATGGAAAGTTTAATATAACTGGATACACTATTGGACAGACTTTAGAAGTTTACAATAAAGCCTTTCAAACCCTTGAAGCTAGTGTAACTGCTGTAGCCAATCTTGCGGGTAAGGTGGAGCCGGGACTTCCTCCAAATATTAATGTTGTTGAGATAAAATTAAACTCAGAGGTTGTAAATGTTTTTGATACTTTCACAAACAAAGAAATTTCTGCTTATTTTGGAAGTTTAACAACCTCTATCTCTAATAAGTTTTACCCTACAAATACTGGTACTGTTCAAGTCCTAATTGATGATGTAGTAGTTGCAACTTTGGAATTAGATGAATCTATTCATATTGGTTCAGGATATGAAGGAATAGTTGTAGAAAAATTTGAGGATTATTACAAAGAAACACCCGGTTTTACCGGCTCCTATAATGGTATTGCAATATCATTTTCTTCAAGCACAATTGAAGAAGGTGTTCATTCTATTAAATACAGACACACAATTGGTACCGATGTATATACTACAAAGGGTGTAACCTTTAACTATGCAGTACCTGCTTCTCCTGTGATAAGTTTGAGTGATATTTTTGCTCCACTCTTAGATACTACAGTTTCAGGTGTCAAAGCATCAAATAATAATACTGGAATAATTCTTCAAACAAAAATTACTAACGTAAGAACCAATAGATATATTCCGATTGATTTAGGACACTATTCTTATGTTGACCCAATTACAAAACTAACTGTAATTTCTAAACTAGTACTTGATTTTGTAGAGACTGATGGTACACTTTCAATAAAATCTAAATCAATACAGTTGCCATTAGATTTCTTAGGGGTATTTTCAATAGATACTTTTGCAAAAAACTTATTTGGAACAGTTATAAATTCTAGAACCACTACATCAAATCAAATAAGATTTGATATGTCTACAGTGGAGGCATACAGATATATTTATATCGAAGATGATGCAGACAATTATCCCCCTAATGATACTGAATCACCTGTGTTAGAAAAATTTGATTCTACGATTTCTTTAACTGGAACAGACCCTAGATATAGAAAGGAATTACAGATTATTAATGACATAGCGGTATTTACTCCTTATGATTATACACCTTTTGAGAGTCCTGATTACTCTATCTTTGAGACTACCTCTTGTGAAGGCTCACTTGTAAGATGGATTACGTTACTAATTCCTTGTAACAAGATATTTAATGGGTATATAGATATCTCAAGAATTGATGAGAAAGGTTTTGACAAAAACTTAAATGGAACCTTGAAAGATATTTTTATGTGGATTAGTCCCGTAAACTTAGATACTATGATTTCAAATAAGTGGATAAACTTAAACACTCCATTCACAGGAAAGTCTTCTTTTACAAATCAAGACAAAAATTATGCGGGATTAGATTTATCAAGATCTGGAAAAATTAGAAGATGGTTTACTTTTGGAAGGTCTCCTTTGAATCTGAATTACAATTCATTAGCTGTAAGAGTTGGCTTGGTAAAAGGTCAATCACTAAATGTTAAAAAACTTATTTCATCTTTAGAGGAAAGTATCAATGGACAACTTTGAAAAATACAATAGCATAGCATCGTATAAAGCATCTCAGGAAGTAGCTAATACAAATCCAAATTTAGCTACCTACGAGGAATCTAGAAAGTCAGAAAATCATGTTAAGATCCAAAACATTTGGATGGATGCTCAATACATTCCAAATGTCGCACCGGTCGGACAAATTGATACTGATGGATTTTATCAGATACAAGCTTTCAGTGAGAATATACCTATAGTAAGAAAAGTAACAGAGTTACATCTTATTTTAGTTAATGGAACTAAGGCAACCTTTTTTAATAATCTTCTCTTTAATATAATTCCATTCGATTTTGGGGATAACTATGATTTTGAGTTAAAGGACACGGCTGGAAACACAGTACCTTTTGGATTAAATAATTGGGTAGTGGATGGAAACTCTGGAACTCTAAGTTTCTTGGGTGGAATACCTGAGGGATTTTCTTCAGAGTTTATTTTTACCTTCTGGAGATACTGTGGACGTACTGGGCCTGATAGAATCTTATTTAATGATGGCACTACGACCATGGTTAATGGGTATATCCCTCAATACAATAAAAGTATTGTTGATAAAGAATATGTAGATGTAAAGGTTTCTGATCTCGTTAGTAGAATTGAGATAATTACTCCTGATGCACCTTCAACTTTTGAGGGTTTTGATTTAGTTGCTTCTGCTCCTATTCAATTTACGGCTCAGTATGTTTTAGATAATGAAGAAAGAAATATAACTTACTCAGACAATATTATAACAATTGAACTACCAGAGTTTTATAACCAAGAGAAAGGAAGTATTAATCTTTTAGTAAATGGAATTAATATAGATACCTTTAATCTTACTGTTCAACCAACTTCAAACTCTGTATTAGGAAGTTTAGGTACTTTTCATATAGAAAAATCTGGATACTTGGATAATATTAAAGTATACAAAAAGATAAAAATGTTTTGCACAATAGCTCAAGCTTCCCTCCCATCAAATGTTCTTGATAAGAAAAGGCTTGCTATTCAACTTAGATACGCATTTGAACAAACCTATTATTACACAAAAGAGGTTATATTTGGATTCGAGGATGTTAGAGTTCTATCCTCATCCCTTTTTGGAATAATTAACGAAACAAAAATAAGGGATTTAGTAAGTAGTGGGTCTTATATTTCAGGAGTACCTGCTTTAAGGTCTAATGATTCACTTCACATGGATGCAAAAGTTTATTTGTATGATTCATTCAAGCGTAATGAGTTCCCTATGCTGTATGAAAACTATTCTACACTAAAGGAAACCTTTGAGATTTCCCCATTAATAACTTATCCTAGTTTTCAGCCTGTACATAATCATACTCGACTCATAACTATTCCATCGAATATCTATTCTGAAAACTTTAGCTTTGAGTTAAAGAGCATGAAGTTAGACCAGACTGATTTTCATACCATATATACTTCTGAGTATCCTATACGAGTTGATTCAGTAAGTGATGAAACCATACGGGTTAAATCTGGAACAGGTAACTATCCTCTTTCATTTGGTTCTGAGTATGATTCAACAGAATCTTTATTAGACAACTTAGAACTTCAACTTATAAATGGAATATTTAAATGGCCCTCAGGTGATTACTCGACAAATGGTGTGTTTCTCAATCAATCTCTTTCTAATGTAATTCAAGTATCAGGACCAAACTATACAACGGATATATCTCCTTCAGGAATTCGGTGGGCAACCTTCAAGTTTACAATCCCTGTTTGCAATGGGGTTTATATTACAATTAATGACTTAGTAAACGCACAGGAAGATATTGATTCTCATGAGTTTACCAATGCACTTTTATTCACAAAGGTGCTTAATAAGAGTGGATGGTTTGATGCTAACAGTTGTTACAATGGGGTAACAGACCCTATTAATGATGGGGACGCATGTTTAATTGTTCATGGATCTTCTCTAAACAAGAAAAAAATAACTTTTGGTAAAAAAGCTATTGGTGGAGAAATCTTCATTCGTATTGGTTTTCTAAAAACAAGTAATATACGTTTTAGAAATATTGAAGTAATTCCAACAACCTAAAGTTTTCAACTAACTCTATAGGAATGTTTTAAAAAGGAAATTTATAATTTATGTCACTAACCACAGAACAAGAATCAAACAAGATATTTAAGCACTATTTAGGAACTTCCGACTCTAAGGAAAAAAGAGAGTTTTTCGAGGAACCCATTAACTCAAGCTTCACTATTACCCCAAGTCAATTATGGACGTATGGAGATAAAATACCTCTTGGAGATGAAGCTCGAAATGAGGGAATTACTTCCTTAGATAATAATGGGATATTTTCTTGGCAGAAATCAGACTCGGAAACCATACCTATAGTAAAAAGATTCAAGGATTATGTATTCAGTGCCATAGATGCTGGTACAGATAATGCTTTCGTTCTTTTAGATAGTCAGGGGAATAACTTACAACAAATAATTCCTTTCAACTTCTCTGAGGATATCTACAACTATTCCCTCAAAACGTCTGGAGGAAAAAAGATTCCCTTTGGCGTGGGTGACTGGGTGTTCGATACTTTTTCAGGCGTACTTACATTCTATGGTAAAGTTCCTGTAGGAGTAGACCATTTAAATCCTCCACTGTTTAGTTTCTTTCAATATGTAGGTGATATGGGTTTCAGACAAGACCGTCTAGGTCTTGATGGTGTAGTATTACCTTTAACAGAAATTGAAATTCCAATCAATGTTTCAAGCATTTCCAATGAACTAATAACCTCAAAAATAATTTCAATGGCAAATAAGGTGTCCGATGACTTTGTTACAACCTATGGTTGGGATGGAGCGGATAATAATGAGGGTATTGCTCTTTCTTTCGAGTCTTTAATTCCTCTTATTTATACTTCAACAAAAGACCCTGTAAAAGGTTATGATGATTCAGCTACCGCAGAAATAAGTGCAATAGTGAGTAGAGTACATCCAGTTCAAGTATCCTCTACCTTTGGTGTTATGCCATTTGAGATTTCATTTATAAACGAAAATGCAACAGAGTTTACTTCCTCAGTAAAAACCAACTATAAACTTACTTTCGCAGGTCTTGATGTAAAACTTTCTAAGAATAATATAGAGGGTTCTTCTGTACTATTTAATGAACCTTCTATTATTCTTAGAGATTCAACTGAAAAGTCTTATGTGATGATAACAAAAACTCAAATGATTGCAGATTTCACAGGAGAATATGAGTTCACTATTGAAAGAAGGGATGAGGCAGTTTTAGCTTTAATGTACTGGAGTTCTACAAAGAAACAGTACTGGCCCTTTGTAACTAAAGAACTTAATACCTATAATACAGGTTTTCCAATTGCAGTAGCTAATGGAAAGATTCCCCCTTCTCTTGCAATTGGGTCAATACCTCTTTCTGGTTATAGTGATTTAATTACTCCAGATTATTATGGTCCTCGAATCCACAATGTTGTAATTTCACAGGAGGGTGGGCATAAAACAAAATCCTCAGACTATGTTGTAAAAAATACAGAAGGTTATTTTTTCAATGATATCTTGTCTTCAATAAAATCCGAGTATCCAAATTTAACAGGTACTATTTTTATCAGAAATGGAAACTATGTTGTAAATTCAAATACACTGGATTTGAGTTCTTTCCGAGATATTGAGTTTGTTGGTGAAGATAAAAACAAAGTAATAATTGAAGGAGTAAATGCTCTTGATAATTTAGCTATTAGATTCATTGATGACTCTTTAAATACTCCCTGTGATTTTGGAATTAGAAATGTTTCCTTAAAAAATGCAACTATTACTTTATCTTCCGAAACAGGAAAAACTTTTGTGTTAGATAATGTTCTTGGTATAAATTGTGATTTGGTAGTATTGAAAAGAGTGTCTCCTACTATAATGGTTAGGAACTCAAACTTTGATGAAGTTTCTTTCACATCACCTGAGGAAATTACTGAGACAGATTTATCCTCGGTAAATTTTGATAAGCTTTCAACGTTTATCTATGATAATACCTTTAATACTTTTGTAATAAATATTAAGAGTTCCTCTGTAAGAGGTAATTTCATAACAACTGCATCATTAAATAATGGAAGTATTTTCTTTAAGGAAAATACTGTGGTGACTCTTGCTACGAAAGCATCTGGTGCTGTAGTTCAAAGTTGTTCTATACAAACTTACGGTGCAACTATTGCTAAGAATGAATATCCTGCAAAGTTTGCTAATGGGGCAATTCCTATATATGGTGCTTTTGGTTACAACCATAAAAAATATGTAAACCTTTCGGAACCTTTTTATTATGAAGAGTTTGATACAGAGGGAAATTCCTCAGACTTAATCAAAATTAAACTTGATAGTGAAGTACTGGAAATAAATGCAAATGGTGCATTAACTACTTGTCTAAAAGCAGATAGAATTAATGTTGGTGCATTACCTTTTGACCAAAATGCAATTAATGATGACTTAGATGAAGCCACTCGTAGAGTATTTGATGGTGGAACACTTACTGAAGCCCTAAGCTTAATTACAAGATATAAAGCAGATTTGATTTCAGGTAAAGTTCCTTTAAGACAATTGCCTGATGCGGTTGCTTATGGTGGATTACTTTACAAGGGTACTTGGTGCTTTGAAACTATGCTCGGGGTTTATCCTACAAATGCAGATTTGGCTTCAGCCGTAAGCGAAGAAGACTTATCAAAAGAAGATTATATAGATACCTTACAGGCAGGTTGGTTCGTAATAATTTCTCCAAGTGTTCAAGCCCTTGCTGAAAATGACCCTGCCAGAGTACAAACAACAATTGACTCAGTTCAATATACTGCCGGTGACTGGTGTGTTTGGAATGGTCATGACTGGGAAAAGTTGGATAGAGCTTATCAAGATGCTTGTTATGCAATCCTTGCCGCTTATGACCCAGATAATAATCCTTGGTACTGGAAACAAAACGGTGCTACAGGTTGGTTAGACTTTAGTAACGTTACAATTTATGAAGCATTTAGTAGAATAAATGATTTATTTACAAAGCTTATACCAAAGAGACCTTCCTCAATAAATGACGAATCCATTAAATTGGAAATTAAAACTATTCTCACAAACTATGTTATTCAAAGTATAAAAAATAATGGTACATTAAACACCCTCAGAAATGCTTTTAACATAAATGAATTGGGTGCTAAACGAATTACTGTTGGGATACCAGATTCTGAGGAAAGAACGGGAATTGTATATTATGGTGATACCTCAACTATTTCTGCTATAATTGACAGCACTATTGTAGGTCAAGCAAACTTGGATTACACAAAAGACAATAGACAGGTAGTAAATGCTCTTCACATTGTAAAAGATTTTGACCCTTACAGTAAAAAAGATTTTGGTGAAAAATTCTGGAAAGGTATTCTTGCAGATATTGTTCCTACTACCGATGTAGATACCCTTGGAATTCATACCTACTCTTTAGTTATTGACAACTCCCTGCCAGTAACCATAACTCAAAATACCAACGGAACAAAGACAAAGACCTATGAATTGTTTTTACCTTTTAAGCCTTCTTCAATTGGGGTAGGGGATGTAAATACTTCGGACTTTGACCCAAGTTTACCTAATGCAAAAACAAACACTCACGCATGTTCTGGTATTTATAAACTACCTTTCTCATTTATTGTAAATATTTCTACCACGCTATTGAAAGCTCTTTATGAAAATATAAAGGGTACTGATAATAGTGTATTCATTAAAAACTCAGTTACCAATGAATATCTACCGGTAACAGGATTCTCAGTAGATAAGAATAACGAGGCAGATGATGCAGATAGATTCTTTGATATAATAATAAGCAATTATTCTACAACAATTGAGTCTAATAGGATTTTTGAAAACTTCTCATTCACTACAAAAGTATATGATGTAACAGGTTCTTCATTTGTTGAAACAGAGATAGTATTATTTAATACTAGAATTGACAATTCGGTAGAAACAGAAAGACTTACCTCAGGTATTTCTACTTACATTTATCCAACCTATAACGCTAATCCAACAAACGGACTAAATCAATGTGGTAAAGTTTATTCATCCTCTACTTCTATACGCAATGGTTTTTATATAAGTGAGTTGATGAAGATTGGAAGAAATAGAATGGTTGACGGAAACTTTGTGGAAGCCGTTAATGAATATAAATGGCCCGAAGGGAAACATTATTATTTAACAAGTAGTTTTATTGATTACTTGGGAACAACCGGAAGTTTACTCACTCAATCTTTTTTCTCATCTGATGAACCAAGAGAGTGGATGAGAACAGAAGAGGTGAGATGGGTAACATTAGAGAAATTTATTAATTCAGATAAATCCTTATCTGAAGTTATCTTAAAAGATTCTAATGGCTTTATATTAAACTTTGAAGTATCAGAGGATAGAAAGGAATTTTTTGTTCAAGATGACCTGTCAGGTTCTACAAACAATGTTTTAATTTATGCTAAATTATTAGGTTTAGACACCATATCACAAACCTACATAAGCGATTCAGAAGGTTTGAACTCGGGATGGATTGACTGCAATCTTCCGTATGATGGATTCTCTAAGCCTTTCAATAATGGAGATGCATCTATGTATGCAGGTTCTTCTACAGCAGAATCAAAAAGAGTAACTTTCGGAAGAGCAGTAAGATCCGGTAAACTAATAGTTAGGGTTGGAATTACCAAGAACTCAGGGATTGAGTTTAAAGGGATTTCAATAAGTGGGGTTATATGATAATAGATGAAAAACAGTTAACCTCAAGCGTAGAGGATTATAGACTCCCCTATGAGGAAGACTTAGTAACTAAGGGTCAAATAGTATTGCCTCAACAAATTTGGAGAGACGGTAAATTAATTCCTCTTTCCGCTCCCAGTATCATGGCTACTGAAACTGTGGCTGATGGTTCTATTTCCTTTAAGTATGGAGAATGGGCAGGGCTTATTATTGAGAAGAAAGCAATACTCGCAAAATATGAAAAAGTACCCTTGAAAAGAATTAAGGGTACTAATTATCTGTACTGCTCGGCATTTGTATCAAATATAATTCCAGACTTGTTTAGTACTGATGGGACATATAACCATAAACTGTTTTTAATGAAAGCAGGTGTTTATCAAAAAATGAGTTATATGTTAGGAAATCCAGAGATAGACCAGACCACAGGGATTATTAAGTTTAAGGATTCTACTTATATAGATTCCCTTAATATTGATTCTAATATTGAATATCCCTTTGCTATATCTTTCTATAGATACATAGGACACACAGGATTTTTTGGTTCAGATTCCGGTATTTATGGACCTTTTAAGGATGACTTGGTTCATTTAAGGAAAGCTGATGATGATACTACCACGGCACAATTTATCGTTAGAGGTGGTCCTAAGAACTCTAAATATATTCTTCCTCAAATAGGAAAGGATAACAATCCTACAGGATTTTACTATCAAAAAACAGAAGGTGAATCGGAAGATGGGGTTATTGTTGTGCAAGAGAACATAAATGAAGTCCTATGGAATATAGGTGACATAGACTGTGGAATATACTCAGCGGCAGGGATAACAAGAACTTTTAGAAATTAAGAAAATACTAATTCGAAAAAACTTCAACTAATTTTTAATAGTGAAAGTCACTTTTAAAAGGATTATATAGATGGCAAACTTATTAAAAATAACTAGAGGTGATCGTAATTTCGTAACAGGTTTTTTCCAAGGAACTGGATTAGCCGATGGTCAACTCTTCTGGCAAGCTACTAATAATGATACAGACTCAGTTACTCCATGGGATGAGGGAACCCTTTATGTTGGTCGCCCTGACTTAAAAAATTCTGCTCCTATCGCAATAGCCGGACCAAGAGCTACTCAAAGTCTTATCTATCGTGGTATAGTAACGGGTTCAACCCATATTGACAACGACATTTTCTTACATGCAACCACAGGTGATTTTTGGATTTTTTCCTCAAATGTAAAGGACTCCGCAACTCCTGATCCTGCCTTTCTGGAATTCGACTTTAGAAAGGGCGATATTCTTTTAGTAACAAGTTCTGTATTAGACTCAGTAACTGGAATAACTTCAGAAATAACTTTCTTAAGAATGAATAATTCTGGTGGTAGTGCCAGTGATACTTACTTTGATAACTCAAACTCAAACATAGTAGCCACAAATGCTTCCGATGCCCTTAAAGAATTAGAAACAGAAAAACTTTCATACCGTGGTGCAATATACTCTCAAACTGCCGCCGCTCTGATTGTTCCAGAAATTGGAACAATGTATCTTGTTGGCGTTGACAATCTTGTGGTATCTACATTTACTCCTGATAGACTTTCAACAACAACTCTTACAGGACCCGCAGGACGTTCTCTTAAAAAAGGTGATTTTATTTATCACCTTAAAGATTCTCTCAATGATATAGCAATTTGGTTTCTTATTCCCTCAGGTTATACAGATGCAATTGATATAGACCTTCATACATCAAACACAATTGCTGATGATATGATGGCTACATTTAATGAAGACCATGTTGCAAGTGTTAGAAATCTTACAAACGTAGAACAATCTTTAGCTTTCCTCTTACAATACAAAGCTCAGATAGATGCAACAGGTAAGATACCTTTAGCACAACTCCCAGATACAATTCTTGGAAGTCTTCAGTATAAAGGTACATGGAATCCATTAGATGAATCTACTTATGATTCAGCTACTTTAGCACAACATTATAATGAAGTTGCTTACCAAACACAATGGCCCTCTTTTAATGACGGACCTTCTGATGGTGACTACTACATCGTACAGACAACTAACATTTACCCAAACATCAGCTATTCAGACCAATCCAGCAGTTTTGCCAATGGTCAATATGCAAGGAAGATTGAATTAAATAAAGGTGACTGGATTGTTTGGACAAACTCTCCAGTTGACAATGATGCTTCAGTCGCTCATTGGGAAAAGATTGATAATAGTGATAGAATCTCTGTTATTAACTTTGGTATAAATACAATTCTTACTGGTGACAGAGACCCTAATGTAATTTCTGAATATACCGCAGGAAGAACGGGTTCACCTAAACTTCGAGCAGACCATAAAATTGGTTTGTATGAACATGCCGATGGTTCAATCGTTGTAGCAGGGATAAGATTAATTGATCAGTCAAGAACAGATAATTCTGGTATTGGTAAATCAAATTTTATTCCAAGATATACACAATACACAGATTCCGTTTCTGCAAATAATACAATTGAAAACTCTAACATTGAGGACTCAATAGCTAATGGTGTTGTTATCCATCATAATCTTCAAGTTGGAGATGCAAACGCATCCTTCTCTGAAACTGTTTATGGGGATATTAGAGTTCTTCCAGATACCGTGTTGGTTGATGGAGTACCTACTAGAACAAGAAATGGTATTGAGTTAGCTAATCCTCAAAATCCTCTTATTGATAATACACTTAACTGGTTAACCAGAATATTAAGTTCTGAAAATGTTTCCTCAAATATTAGTGTTATTATGCCAGAGCTTGACTCCGTTATTATTGGAAAAATACCCTCTGTTGCACTGTTACCTCGTAGACTTACCAAATCAATTCGTGATGGTTTTATTATGTCAACTTCAATTGAAGAACATACTACAACCGATGCTACTGGAGTTGATACTGATGAGACTGCAACAATAGTTGAGATTCATGCACCTACATTAAATGTAGACAACGTAGGTTTGAGACACCTTGTTTTTGGAAATAGAAATAATCTTGGAACAGGCTTTGCAAGTGATGGGTCTTTAGTAGATAACTATTTAACCAACCTTTTTGCTCATACCGAAGTAACCTCAAACATTACTCTCATCCTTCCTTCAAGAAGTGGTATATTATTAACCAATATAGATTGGGCTGAGTTTGTTTCAGGGGATGAAAACTATATCCCAATCTTTGGGCCAATAAGTACAGATAATAAACGGAAGCTAATAAACTCTCAAATAAAACAGGTAAATAATGCACTCTTTGCGGCAATGAGACTTGCCATGGGAAGTGAGATAGATGAACTTGGTTCAACTGATAAATCCTTTATAGATGAGTTTTTACCTGAATCTGTTGATGAGAATATTGACTCAAGACTAAAAAATATAGAGATTGGTCAAGATGTATTAATTGGTAAAATAAACCAGACAACTAACGAAATAACCAAGCGTGGACTTCAGGTTACAAAGTTTATTGGTTTAGGAAATGACGAAACAAATAATACTTTTATTGTACCGGGTCGTAAACTTTTTCCAGATTCCCTACAATACAAAGATCCCTTCACCTATATTGATTTACCCGTAGAAACTATCTATGTAGAACTTCCCGCAGTTTCAGGTGTATTGCTTACAGACAACTCTTGTATTGATGGTGGAGTATTCGGAGACGATATTGAATTCCCTGTTGCAGGTGTAAGTGAAACCCCGATAGGTGGTTAAGCTATGCAAGTAAAACCAAAAATAGAATCAACAATTCTTGAACGAGAAAGACACTACTATAGTAGAGACCGTGGGGGTTCAGCTCAGGCAATAAAGGACTCCCAGACTACTTGGAAGTGGATTGATGTGTTTGGTACTGATACAATCTCAGTACCAACTACACTTAAAAGTATTAGTGATGTTATTGTATCTAAACAACAACGAAGACTTACCTTAAGTGCAAACTTTTTTCATTATGGTACATTACACTTATACTCTGGAACAACTCTATATATTTCTAACACAAATTATTATTTAGGATATGACCAGACAACCTTTAACTCTTTGAATCAAGCAGGAATGTTAGGAGATTGTTATTTAGATATCCAAGATGGATCAACCATTGTAATAGATAATTCCACATTGTATTTAAGATACTCGTCTAAATTTAATAGTTGCCTTCTTTCAAATATAATTTTTAAGAATGGTGGTACAATTATTATTGAGGGAGAACCAGATACTATTCAAGTAAATGGGAATTATGAAATAGGTTCCATTTCAGGAAAACTTTCAGACAGTGATAACTTTAAGTTTAATTATACTCAACACTTCTATAGACAAAATACAGACCTATCTACCTATTCGTTAGCAGAATCTTACTCAGGTCAAGAAGCTATTAGTAAAAGCTCTCTAGTAATTAATAATAAACTGTATAATTATTTTGAGGAAAAATTAAACTTAAATACTGTTGTAAGATATTCTCTTGCTCAAGCATACCCTAAGGTATTAAGCTACTACTTTGACAGAAGCCTATTAGAATTAAACTTTACAACTACCTTAAATAAAGACTCAGAATTAGATGTTGTTACTATCTCCCCATCTTCAATATTTGTTCACTATGAATTACCTATACCGAAAACTTATGTATCAAACACTTCAGGATCTTTTTCAAGACCTAAAACATTATCTGTAAATACTATAAACTATTCTTATAATCAGATAAACGAATATCCTCAGTATTTTATACCCTCTGGTAATAATAGTATAGGTAGTGATTCTGTTGTTATAAACTACGACTATCTGTATTTAGTTAAGTTCCTTTTCGATTCTTCTGATTATAAAATAGAAAATCTTTGGAGAGACAGTATTCTTGGAGTACCAACACCCCCTATAACTATTTCCGATCAAACAAGAATCTTCTTAGGTTGGTACGAAACTTCGCCCTTTAATTATTATAATTTCTCAAATAAAATGAGTAAGAACTTAATTCTCATCTCCCATGATGTTCCAAGGTTTTATACTATTTCAATTGTAAAGGAACTTTATAAGAACAGCTTACTTGAAACCTCAGTAAACGATTCAACAAAAGCCGAATATTTAACCCCAACTACTTTTGCACTTAGTTTTCAAAAGAATGTCTTAGGAACTGTAACCAGTACCCTTCCTTCAAGTTTTATTAGTATTTCACAAACTTTTAACCTTGTCTCAAATATAGTTTCTTACCAAAACACTACAAGCTTTAATCGAAACTATAACCCTATTAATACTTTAACAGGAAATGGATTTAATACCCCCTATTCAGTTCTAGTAAAATACGAACTTATGAAGTTTAGAATAATTTTCTCAAAGGTTTTTTCTTTAGTAAAGTTTTCGGAAGTTTCTGACCAAATGAAATATTATGGTGATTCTCAAACATTGACTCTTGACTCTAAGCCTAAAGGTTACTCTTTCAATGGCGAGTGGTTAAACAGAAAGTCTATTACTTCTAATTATAATAACAAACTAAATAATTTTTCAAATGATACGCTAGTTAATTGGTCTACCACAGGAACTATAGTAAGTGACCCAATAACAAATGAAAAGTCATTAAGGGTTGTTGCCCCCTCTTGTCATTTTAGCACAAGCACCTTCAGTGTTCAACCTACAGAACTCCTTGAGTTTTCCTTTGGACTTACCTGCCCAAATTACTCCTCTGCTTCTGGATTATTTCTTGGTCTTACATATGGAGAAACCTATTTAATTTACACCTACAACTTCGTAACCCGTAAGTGGGATTCAAGTGGTTCAGGAATTAACTGTTATTTTATTTCTAACTACTTAGCAACTACTAAGAAAAAGTTTAAAACTTATATCTTAGGAAATAGCGTAGATATTTCTACAGTCCCTCCTCCCGATTATGAGGATGAATCCATTCCCGTAAAATGCTTAAAACTTTCCCCAGATAAGACTTCTACTGCACTAAGAACTGGATATAATGCAGTCACCTCTGGAACTATTTGGCTACTAAGTTCCCCTAATATATATACAGTACAAAGTTCGACAGCCCTTTCCCCTTTCTTACCTATTGTTGGAATAGATAATGACTATGATATTATTCCAAACCTACAAACAAAAACTTTTAATATTTCATATATCCTAAATGGAGGAACAACCACTTTCTCTTGGAGAAAATATGCAACAGACTTACTCGGAAGTAATCTCAGTAATAATCCAGTTGGAAAACTATATGAGGGTTCAAGTGTAAGTAAAACAACTACCTCCCCATCATTAATCCCTACGGATTATACTTGGAGAAAAATTGGTAATCCCATAAAAATACTTAACTCTACAAGTCCCGTAGCTACTTCGGGTCAATTCGGATATTTACAAAACCAAGTGTATGAATATACAAGTTCTCTCTGGAACTTCATTGATTATAAACTTCCAGAAAACCCTGACTTAAACTTTACCTTTGCGGATGTTTCTTTACCCGAAATACCTGATGACCCCGCAGGAACACTTGTGCTATTACCTTCTCCAAAAATAAACTTTACCGATTATGGTTCATATGGTGGGACTTTGGGTATCGGAGGGAAAACCGTACACATTAGAGCAAGAGCGGGAAGAGGCTCTATTAAAGGGGTTGGTTATCCCAGATTCTATATTTGGAGAAGTGATTGGTCAGGTGGAACAATGTCTTGGGCATGGAACTTTCAAGAACCTACTTTTCAAGAGTTCGTTTTTAATGTGCCTAATGATGGATGGGAGTGGAAATGGAACTGGTATCACTACCCTTCTACCTCAAGTGGAAACTCTACCATATCATCTTTCTATCTAGGCAATGGAGAATATCTCGCCCAAGAAGATCTTGTTTTAAATAATTCTGGAATGAACTTTTCTCTCCCAAAACTTCCTGATGACCCAGTAGGTAATACCTTCTTTAGAAACAATAATTTTACATCCGACGATTCAAGTAGTTTTATATATTTAACTAACTGCTCTTATGTGCTGTCAAGTGGAAAACTCGTTTTCACAGTAAACACAAATGGAGCAATGTGGAGATTAACTAAAGACCCTAGAAATCAAGAAGTAATTTACGTCCTAACCTCCTCAGTTGATCAAACAATATCTATTGAAACAGATATGCATTTCTATGTCTCAAAAAGCATTAAGGCTAATGAGAAAACTATTATATCTGCTTCTTGTGGAAACTTTAGTTATGTTGCTTATTTTCTTGATATGAACTTTAGTGCTACCTCATTAGTAACAATTGAAGCAATCTATATTGGTACAGGGAAATATCTATCAGGGACAAGAAGTTTAGGAACAAACTATGGGTGTAGACCTACAACGGATGGAATCCATTGTTTTAATAACGGCTTTATTAAAGTACCTTTCGTGGAAAATCTAACTGCTTACACCTTCTCTTTCTGGCAAGATGTAAATGCAGGTAAAATGGCTCTAGGAAGTGATAATGCAAAGTTTTATAAATATGGGGAAGTTTCTTGGAAAGATCCGATAGATGAATGGTATCATGGAATTTCTTTTACAGGAATAACTCGATACATGTTTACTATAACTTGGGATGGAATATCCCAAAAGATTTATATAAACTCGGTATTAAAAGCTACCCGAAGCCATGTAGGAATATGTTCCTATTCTGGAAATCTCCTGTTCGGTAAATGGCAACAGGCTTCTACCTATAATAGCTATAGCTATACAGGGTTTTTTGGTGATTTTATTTTTTATAAAAAAGCTATCGAATTGTCTGACATTCAAACTTTATATAAAATAAAACATTTACCAGAAGTTTATACTCAGCACAATTATGTATCCGAAGTAGTTGGGTCAAATCCTACTTATTTTAGTGTAGATAATCAGGCAAAATTTGTACCTCCTACAAAAGCAGGTTATACTTTTGATGTTTGGAAAGACCAGAACTCTGTAGTAAGAACAAACACCTCCTCAGTATTCTCTGATCTAGTTATGAACGCTTTTTGGAATTATATTACCTATACAATAGCGTATTCCCTAAATGGTGGAACAAATAATGTTTCAAGTATAACCTCTTTTAACGTTGATACAAACTTTACATTTCTTTCTCCTACAAAAGCAGGATTTACTTTTGATGTTTGGAAAGACCAGAATTCGGTAGTGAGAACAAGCACTTCAGGATTGTTGGTAAATTTGGTTATGAACGCTTTTTGGAATTATATCACTTACACAATAGCGTATTCGTTAAATGGTGGAACAAACAATGTTTCAAATATAGCTTCTTTTAATGTTGATACCAATTTTACTTTTCTTTCTCCTACAAAATCAGGATTTACTTTTAGTTCTTGGAAAGACCAAAACTCCGTAGTGAGAACAAACACTTCAGGATTGTTGGTGAATTTGGTTATGAACGCTTTTTGGAATTATATCACTTACACAATAGCGTATTCCCTAAATGGTGGAACAAATAATGTTTCAAATATAGCTTCTTTTAATGTTGATACCAATTTTACTTTTCTTTCTCCTACAAAATCAGGTTTTACTTTCGTAAAATGGACAGACCCAGTTGGGGTTCAACTAACTTCCACTACGGGTATTTTCAATTCCTTAAGTTTGACAGCTAATTGGATTTATATCACCTATACAATAACTTATTCACTAAATGGTGGAACAAACAATGTTTCAAATATAGCTTCTTTTAACGTTGATACAAACTTTACATTTCTTTCTCCTACAAAAGCAGGATTTACTTTTGATGTTTGGAAAGACCAGAATTCGGTAGTGAGAACAAGCACTTCAGGATTGTTGGTAAATTTGGTTCTAACTGCCTTTTGGAAGACTGTATAATGTTCACGATAATTACGCATTATGCTTGTAGGAGAATATATACATGAAATTACCAAGAGCCTCACATCCAATTAGATCAGAAAGAGAGAATAATTTAATATGTTTTTCAAAACATATGGGGGGAGTTTCTAAAGCTATAAAAATGTCAAACGATACCTATAAATATATAGACCTTTATAATAGTGATGAAATAAACTCTATTCAAGAAGCTTTAATTAGGGAGCTAACAGTTTATGATGATGCTGTTTTAGAGATAAATGTACCTTTTGTAAGTTCAGGAAAGATTGTAATTCGGGAATTTGGAAACTTTATAACCAATGATTCTTATACCAATACCGGAGATATTACTTTAGGAAGGAATGGAAAATTAACAATAAACTCAGAATTTATTAATATAGGTACAATTACCTTACTTTCAGGAAGCTCCTTAGTTATAAAGGGGTCTTTAGTTAATAAGGGTTCTCTAATAACGGAAATGGGTTCATCCATTTGTTTTTTGGAAGGAGATATAATTCTTTTTGAAAATTGTATGTATTCTTTCAATGGGCTATTTTTAGGAGAAGATGGAGAATCTCTCTCAAGTTTAGAAAATAGAATATTCCTTTCTACAAAACTATATGTATATTTAGAGGGTTCAGTTACTATTGAACTTTTACAAAGATTACAGTGCGAATTAGATGAAACTTCCGATACAATAGAGGGATTCACTAAAGTAGTGATAAATAGTTTACCTATTTCGGTAGAAACCTCTTACGAACAAATACTTGAAGGAATAAGTATAGAGGGGTATGAGTTAACCGAACCTTACACACAAGAAACCTTAAGTTTAAGTAATCCTAATTATTCTTTTATTGCAGGTAGATTTTCAAAGAAGTTATTTACGGTAACTGTTTATGAATTAATTTCATCAGACTTTTCGAGTGGCCCAAACAATGGAAACATTGTAGAAACTTCGTTTCCAATAAAGTTTTTCAATGAAATCCTTCCTACAGATTTTACAATTAAAACTTATAATGGGTATACATTAAACTCAATTAAGGAGGGAAATGCCGACTCAACCTCAATAAGTTCTTTGTATTCTTCTATTATTTATTCACCTACTAATTATTATATTATGTATTCCTTAAATACATATACTGTCACATACATATTAAATGGAATGAGTGGGGCATCTTCTGCAAGTTACACAACACTTAGCGGTCTTGTACTTCAGACTCCAGTTTCAGACTCAGGGGGATATTTTGATGGATGGTATTTAGATAGTTCTTTCTCTAACAGGAAAATAGCAATATATGCAGGTGAATTTGGTGATGTAATACTTTATGGAAAACACATCAACTAATTACTTAAATAACTTTTTTAGTTAAATTTTTAGAAATAAAAGGAAATAAATATGGCACAGAAAATTAGAGTCTCTCGTGGATCATTAGCAAGTAAAATAACGGCAGAGGGTCGTCTTGGTAATGGTGAAATCTTTTTTGATAAAGGTAGTAAACAACTTTACATTGGTGATGGCCCCAATCTTGGCCCAGATGGAAAACATTTTAAGTTTGGTGGATTAAACACCCTAAACTTCGTAGGTGACATCTCAGCACTCCCTTCTACTCCAAACTATGGAGATATGTATGAAGTAACAGCGGATTTCATTATTGCCGATGATGGTACGGGAAAAGTAGTTAATGCTAGAGTTTCTGACTTCCTTATCTATGTATATAATGATGCCAACAAAGAAAACTATGATCTAGGAACTTCTGCAAAGAAATGGATTAGAGTAAACAATTCTGGTGGATCTGCTGTTGAAACAACTTTCAATCCTGCGGGTACAAGTATTCTTTCTGATGCTCTCGATGTTCAGAAAGCAATAGTTGACCTTGATAGACACAAGCTTGAGTACGGTGGAGTTTTCACCTCTGAAGCTAATTGTTATCCTGGTAAGTTTTACTATGTAGAAAATAATAACGTAACTGCTATAGATACCGATTCTGGTGAAATAACTGGAGACTCTGGTGCTACCGCAGGGGTATCTACTGGTCAAGTATATATCTCAAAGGGTAATCTTGTAATTTGTACCTCAGATACCATTGATAATGGTGCTGGTGTAACAATAATTAAGAAATATCAAGTTGTTGACCTTGGGTCAAATGCAAATGATATTACTCTTACTCAAGCCCTTACTCGTAGAGCAGGTTCTGACGCTTTCACTGAATATAATGCAGGTGACTCCGTTATCACTTCTCTTCAAGACGTTCTTCAGAGAGTATTCTCTACAAAAGCTGACCTTGATGGAATGGGTAAGATTTATCTTGACCAACTTCCAAGTACCATTATTGGTGCAATGGAATATCAGGGAATGTGGACAAGCAAAGTAGTTCTTCCTACTGACGCAGATAAAACTGTTTCCGATACTTCCACTGAAAATGATAATAACGAAACCCTTATTAAAGGTGATTACTGGATTATCTCAGGTGATACCCTCTACATTACAAATACGGGTACGATAGTTTCTGAAGGTGATGAAGGTGCAATCCGTGTTAATAATGGTGACTGGCTTATTGTTGAATCATATTCCTCAGGTTCCGGTGCCGTATGGAATGTTCTTAGCAATGAAGCAACCTTAAAAGGTATCCTTGCAGATGGTGTTCTTCATGAAGGTTCTCCTGAGTTTGTTGGTGATGGTCGTGCAGTTGAGGTATCTTCTCCTGTAGGTGGAAATACCATACTGGTATCTGCCCCTAAAGCTCTTGTAAATGTTGATACCAATTCCGAAGTTGGTCGTATCTACAAAGCTTCAGATACTCTTAACAACGTAAACAAATCTTCTCTCATTGAAGATGCAACTTCAGTTTCAATTGATGGTGGAAAAAATCTTGGTATTCAACGCCTTGAGTCATCTATTGTAACCCCCCCTGCTTCTACAATCTTCACAGTATCTGAAACTGGTACTGGTTCATTCACCGTAAACGGTGGTGCCTCTTATGCCCTTGGTGATGCAGTTGCAGGTTTCCTTCTTACCATTAATGGTGATGGAACGTTCACTTACACCGCAGAAACAGAGGGTGTAAATACAATCGTTGCAGGTGCTGATACTGTAGTTGTAATAGACCAAGTAGGTACTCTTGGTGGAACGGTAATTATACCGGGAGCTAAAGCTACCATCGTTCAGAACCCTGCCGAAAATTCTAACATTACTATTACTCTCCCTTCTGTTACTGGTACCCTTATCGTAGATACTGATCTCCAATCAGTTATTGATAGTGTTACTGCAAACGTTACTGAGGATTATATTCCGGTAAAGGAAGGAACTGGATTCGTTGATTCTCCTATATCAAGAGTTCAGGTAGGTACTGACCCTGCTACAGGTATTAAAGTTGAAGGTACAGTAAATTTAGCCGAAGGTGCTGTAACAAGCATTGTAAAAGCTAATGCATTAGTATCCTCAACCAATACAATGCCAGCAACAAGTGGTGAAATACTTAATCAATACTCAGATATTGATGGTGGAGAATATCTCTAAGTTTTTATTTTCTTTCTAAAGGAGGGATACTCTTAAATAAGGGTATCCTTTTTTATTTTCTTACTAATTAAATACTATAAAGGAAACTATACAAATGAGTGAATTACTGAATAAATTAAATTACTTGACTGAAACGAAAAATCTGATGAAAGCAAAATTAGGTACAACCTCTGACATCTTGAGAGACTATGTTCCTCTCATGAAATATGATGACGGAACAGCTCCAAAAGAATGGAGCGAAGCTGATTGGTTAGATGTTTATAATAGTTACCAAAGACCTGCTGATTGGTTAACAATTCCTACAATTTTGGAATCTGAACAAAAAGTAATTGGTCTCTATCCAGTTTACGACCATGACTCAAATTTCGTTGCAGTTACAATCTCAGGAAATTATTCCGTAGACTGGGGTGATGGAGTTTCCGAAAACTTCGTAGCAGGAATTAAAGCTGAACATAGTTATGACTATGCAACTTGCTCGAATCTGTCAACATTAGGTTATAAGCAAGTATTAATTACGATTACCCCTCAAGCAACTTTTAATTTTACTTCGGTTAACTTAGGGGTCTTTCACACCTCAGCACCAAATAAATATAATCCCTTTTTAGACATTTCTGGAAATGGTAGTTTAATTACTCTACTTAATGTTCAAAACTTAAAGTTGTTAGAATCCTTTAGTTTAGGCTTAAATAATATTACAAACTTTTCTGCTATGTTTAATGGTTGTTCTTCCTTACAAACGATTCCACTTTTTGATACAAGTTTAGGTACAAACTTTTTCCAGATGTTTAATAATTGTAAATCATTACAAACGATTCCACTTCTAAATACCAGTTTAGGTACCGACTTTTCTAATATGTTTGCGAGTTGTTTTTCATTAAAAACGATTCCGCTTCTTGATACAAGTTTAGGTACAACCTTTTCTTCTATGATTGCGAGTTGTCCTTCCTTACAAACGATTCCCCTTCTTAATACAAATTTAGGGACAATTTTTAATTCTATGTTTTATGGTTGTAGTTCCTTACAAACTATTCCGGTTCTTGATACAAGTTTAGGTACAACCTTTTCTTCTATGTTTTATGGTTGTAGTTCCTTACAAACTATTCCACTAATTGATACAAGTTTAGGTACAAACTTTTTCCAGATGTTTAATAATTGTAGTTCCTTACAAACTATTCCACTAATTGATACAATTTCAGGTACAAATTTTTCTCATATGTTTTATAATTGTACTGCCTTACAAACGATTCCACTTATTAATACAAGTTTAGGTATAAACTTTTCTAATATGTTTAATGGTTGTACTATATTACAAACTATTCCCCTTCTTGATACAAATTTAGGTACAACCTTTACTGGTATGTTTTCTGGTTGTACTGCCTTACAAACGATTCCACTTATTAATACAAGTAAAGGTACAATTTTTTCTTATATGTTTAATAATTGTACTGCCTTACAAACGATTCCACTTCTGGATACAAATTTAGGTACAAATTTTTCTCAGATGTTTTATGGTTGTACTGTCTTACAAACGATTCCACTTCTTAATACAAATAAAGGTACAACCTTTTCTCAGATGTTTTATAGTTGTACTATATTGCAAACAATTCCACTTATTAATACAAGTTTAGGTACAAACTTTTATCAGATGTTTTATAATTGTACTGCCTTACAAACGATTCCACTTCTTAATACAAGTTTAGTGACAAACTTTTCTCAGATGTTTGGTGGTTGTACTGCATTGGGGAAAGCAACTTTACTAAATACGCAAACAACAATTTCCTATGCAAGTTGTAATTTGAGTAAGAGTGCATTGGTTGATATTTTTACTAATTTGTTTTCTCCAGTCACTGGACAAACAATAACTATTACGGGAAATTTTGGGGCATCTTTATTAACCGTAGAGGATAGATTGATTGCAACAAATAAGGGTTGGACAATAGTTGGATAATTTAGTCTTTCTATTAAAGTTGAACTAAATAGGTATAAGTTTACTTTCGTAAGTGAAAAGTAATTAAATGAACTTCGTATGAAATAGGAGAACAGAAATGGCATTAATGAGATTGACGGAAACAATCTGTACGCCAAACGACACTTACATTCGGTTAAGTAATGATGAAATAACAGAATCATTAAAGGAAGGCTTTATAAAAGCTGGTCCTCGATTGTATGAAAGTACCAAAGAAACTGCCAATGATTTAATTAAAGATCTAGAATCTTTAAGACTTCAGGAGAGTGTAAACTCGGACATTCTTGATAGGGTACTTAAAAACTTAAAAGAAGCAAACGTTCAATCAAATGAACGTAAGTATTATAAGTTTCCAGTTGGGCGTTATGGCAATGTAAACGCAAATAATCGGCTTTACACAGAAGAACTTTGGGAAAATGTAGTAACGAAACAGAGTGATGTATGGAAAGGTCTCTGTGGATTATGTGATCATCCAGAAGGTGACTCACCCGGTTACTTTAAGGATTCCTCAATTGTTTGGTTGGATATGGAAATTGGTAAAGACGGTGTTGTATATGGTATAGGTACTTTCGTAGGACCCTATGGACATTTAGCACAGGAAATTATTGATTGTGGTGGACGTGTAGGTTTCAGTTCCTCAGGCTTCGGTGAAGTAAGAAGCGATAGAGTAGTTGACCCAAGAACTTATCAGATAGAACGTGTTGCTGACATAGTATTGAATCCTTCACAGGCAGTATTTGGAGATAACTCAGCAATGAACATGGAATATAATAAGACAACACCCGTTGCAGGAACTGGTGAACAAACAGGTCAGCTTCATGAAAGCGCACCTAAATCAAAGATTATTCAAGGAAAGGAAAAAATAATGGACGTAAATGCAGTTGTAGCACCAGAACAGGATTCTGGTCTTAGCAAAATAGAGGAAAAAGTATTTGTTAAATATGTAAACAACTTTTTGAAAGAAGCCGATGAAATTAAGAACCCCTCAGAAAGACTAAAAGAACTTGCAGAAATTCTTCACACTTTCGAGATTGGTGCCGCACCTGAACTTAAAAAGATTGTTGAAACAAAACTTATCGACGAAAGAACTAAACTTGAAACTATGATTCAGGAAACTGTTGAGTTCAAGGAAGAGTTCGGTATTGAATCATTAAAGGAATTTTCTGAGAGTGCCAAAGCTGTTGCTATGGAAGCTCATTATCTCAATGAAGAAAATGTAAACTATAAAGAACTTTGTGAATCACTTATTTCCCATAACAAAGAACTCAAGCAAGAAAACAATAAGTTGAACTTAAAGATTAAACTTCGTGAGAGCAGAATTGAAAGAACCACAGTAGCTAAGAATGAACTTTCTGTTTATTCAGAATCTAAAGTTGAAGAACTTACTTCCAAGCTTGAGGAAACAAGTTCTACCCTTGCAGAAGTTACCGCAACAAACAAAGAATTGAGTTCTGGAAATAATTCTCTTGAAAAGAAAAATGAGAATCTTAAAAGTCGCTTAACTACTACGCTCACAGAAAGAGATACTCTTTCTGCTGATATTAAAGTTATGGTAGGAGAAGTGAAATCTCTCAGAGAATCCCGTAAGGAAACTGCATTAGAGCTTAAAACTCTTAAGGAATCAAACTCTAAACTAAACGTTGAAGTTTCAAAACTTACTGAAAACTTGATAGAAATTACTGATAATTCAAATCAATTGAATGAGAGTATTATTGCACTCAATGAGGAAAACAAGCAATTAAGTAATCTTGTTTCAAGAATTCAACTTAAAGAAGCTCGTTACAAAACCGAAGCTGAACTTGCAAAGAGAAACCTTGCTTCACTTCAAGAAAAAGTTGAGATTGACAGCATCCCAGATGCTCATGTTGAACCTAGATTTGAAGACCGTGTTTCAGGGTATGTAAACTTCCGTGAAAATAAGGGTGCTAACATTGAATCCTATTGGGGTGATTTGTATAACCGCTATGGTGAAGCTATTGTTCCTTATGAAAAACATATTCGTGGAGCAAAAACCCTTCGTGAAGCACAAGCTTCTTTCTATAAGAATATGAGAAATATTGATGGTGATGCCAGAGTATCCGAGGAAGCTCGTATCTCTACCGCCGTTAAAGCTTCTGACAGAAAACGTATGTTAGAAAATGCAGGGTATTCTGAGGAACGGGAAGACATTTCTGACCTTGCTTCTGTGAACGAAAGATTCCAGAAAAATATGCCAAAAGACTTCAAATAATCAAAACTTACGATAAAAAGAGCCGAAAGGCTCTTTTTTTTATTTAGATGTAAAAAGTTTTGAACTTTTATTAAAACTCCTATATATTATATATGTAAGGTAATAAGGAGATACAAATGGGTCATTGTAAGGATTGTAAGTTTTGGTTGAAGGATAAAAGTTGTGATAAAGTTGGAAGAGCATGGTCTTTTAACCTGAATCTTTCAGGATTTGATATTTATGCAACTGCCCATGACGACAGTGGTATGGAAGTTTACCTCATTACAGCCCCTGACTTTGGATGCACCCTATTTGAGGTGAAAAAATGAATATAACCGACTTCACTACAATTCAGTATTATTCAAACTTTATGGGTATGGGACACCCCGTAGAAGCTCTCCCTTGCCGTTTCGTGGAACGATTCAAGTTCAGCCCTGAACCTTTCTACCATGAAATAGTCTTGATTGAAAGCATTGGTAACTCCTCAATTCTATTGAGTGATCAGGATGTTCTAAACACAATTTTTAATGACAAAGAGAATGCCAATTTTGCTCAGGTAGCGTATTTCAACTCTCAAGTTCTACGGCAGGAAAAACTCCTTGAAAAATCCCGCCAGAATCTTGATGAAGCCAACGAAATATTAGCAAGGAGACTCTAATGGAAACTAAAACCAACGTGAAACGCACCATGAGAAAAGCTGGTGTTACTTTTGTCATCGAGTTTGATTCAGACCACATTATCGACACCGTGAGCAAAAAGATGAAAAACGGGGAACTTAAATCGGTCGTAAGCACAAACTCCGATGCAACCTTTTTCATAAACCATCAATCGCAAATTTACAAACGACAGCAAGTCGGTAATTGGGAGTATGTATGAAAATAAGAGACCTCATCGTAAGGGCAAAATATGAACCCCGTACTGAAACCTGCATCTATACCATTGCAGAAAGACTTGGTATCTACGAGACCCTTGAATTCGATGAAGAAGGATTCAAAAGACTTACTGAATGTTACATTACCAAGTGGTTATGTACCGATCAGTTTGTAGGAATGAAAGCGTATTTTCTTGATGATAATTTCATCTGTTGCAGTAATCAATCAGCAAGAAAAAGCGACATGGAATTCACTTTTCAGTCTGCATCTGATTACAATGAACTCCGGAAATTTATTCTTTCCTTTTCAGAAGTTGAAGATAGTTACCTTAAAATGGTAAACCCAGACTTCTTTGAACAGGAGATGTCACCTTCATACAGTGTACATTATACCAGTCAGATTCTTCCCTCTCAGCACAAGCTCTCCTATCAGGGACAACCCGTTGGATATGTTTGCGACCCTGACAAAAAAAGTCTGTGTTCTAAAAGGGTCTGTGTGAAAACACCGGAAAATGAAGAAAGAATTGTGGATGTTGAAGACCTCAATATTTCATATTTTTAAGGAGGATAATTATGCTTAAAGGTTTATATATGTCTACCCCTGCTTGTGGTCATACATATGAAATACAGTCGATACACAATCCTATACTGTATTTAAGATTAAAAAGATGGTTTCACCTAAACAAGGATAACTACCGAGTATTCCTTCAGGGGGATTCTCAAAACCAAAGAACAGGGGATTTCGGATATCTTATTATCGAATTTCTGGGAATGGACTTAAATGATGATACGGCTTTGGAACTTTGCGAAAAGATAGGAACAGAGATTGGGTATCCTCTGGTAGACATAATTTAAGGAGCCACACATGAATCCAATTATTACTAAGATGGCAAAAGCTACCTACAATCACTTTTTGTTTGAGGTTCATTATCGGTTTAATAATCGGGATGAAGATTTTTGCGTGAAGGAGTTGTGTAAGCTTATCGAGGAACATATCAATTCCACTGAACCCATCAATTCTAAGGGGTACCGTAAAGAAGCTCAAGCATTCATGGAAGATGTATTGTTTGCCGAGGAAAGTCTTCCGACTGGGCATGGGATGTCGATTCCTGTAGGTACGTTGGCAAATCTTTTGAATGCTATTCACAATGTTGATCGTACCTGTATGAGAACTTATACCAGCAGGCATCTTCTCTCCATGTTTGAGTATTTTCATGGGAGTGACTATTACAGTAGCGAGGATGTGAAAGAATTTATCTCTTTGTGTGATGAAAAAAAGGTTTTATAAAAATCTGAAAGACAGTCCATGGATGGAGTTTTTCTTTCCATTACATACCCGAGAAATACAGATAGGGGCGGTATGTATGTCTCTGGAAGCTTCTGAAATGCTTTCATATTCTTTACCCGTTTCAACACAAATGACCCGTTTACCATTGATTTCAATGTTACCACGGGTCATTTTATTGCGAGTTTCTTCAGTAAACACCCTTTTTTTGCTGGTGTTACTTATTTTCTCTTTTGTTTCCTGAGAGAGATGAACTCCAGTTCTGTAAGCACGAATCTTTTCAATGGTTTCTTTCTTCATGTATAAAATATAAATAAAACACTTAAGAAAGTCAAGAAGTGAAAATCTTCTTATCAATGAACCAAAAAATAAGAGAACCGATAAATTGGGCAATTATCACTGACCAGACAGTACCAAGATTAGTACAAAGGGCAAGTACTGGCATCATTAATATCCCTGATACTTGCCAACGACATAAATAGATTGTAAACTTCTTCACTTTTCATTATCCTATAATATCATTTATTGCTTCCGAGATAGAGTTATCTATGGGAGAATCATCTGATAATGTATCATTTATCATATCTGCTGGACTATAAACTTCTTCTTTAAGTCTTCCACCATTCTTCATTTTTTCATTTGTAAAAATCTTAATGGATTCATAGAAATTGGAGTTTTCAGTTATTTTTGAAACAAGCTTTGTATGCTTTGCGTCACCTTTCCATTCTTGGATGTGTTCTTTTTCCAAAAGAGTAAAGTAAAGGTCGGTTTTAGATTCTTGATATCTTTCAGAAATTTCTTTCAACCGTTTCTGTTTGAGCTGTCTTAAAGCTTTAACCCGTTGTTTCTTTTCACGAAGTCTAGTAGCTTTTTTCATTTTTCGGATAGAATCTTTCAGTTCCTCAGTAGTTGCTTCATCCACATCGAAATCCGTAGTATCTTCAGCACTGGTGTCATCCCCTGAATCCCCTACATCACTTCCAAAGTCAAAATCAATATCGTCTCCACCATCACCATCTCCACCATCTTCATCGGAAGCTCTTGAAGTTAACTTAGCAAGTCCACTTAGTTTTACCCATTTCATAACATCGGTTGGGTCTAAGAAAGAATACTTTGTCATGATATCGGTAGCTACTGTTGAGGGAAGCAAATCCTCTTCTCCCATACCAATTGCACCTTTAATAAAATCCATAACCGCAGAAGTAAGTTCCAGTGAAGCGGTTCTACTGGTACGTTTATCTTCTGACATTTCTATTGAAGGAAATCTCATAGCTAAAGTAAAGGGCGTGTTATAATCAAACTCGCCTGTAATAGCAAAATGCAATCTAATTAATTCTCCAAGTCCATCAAGGAAAGCAGATTGAATAGCAAAAACATGTCTGGCAAAAGGTTTACATTGTTCAACAAGGGCAACAGCAGAAGTACCAAAGGTGGATTCATCTTGAATTAAGTAACCTTTTGGAATACCCGTAGCTACAGCTACCCGGTCTTGAAACAAAGCAATATCATCAATAGCATCAATTTCTACTTCTGATTTTAGTATTTGTACATCAAGTAAGGAATCCGGTACCCACATCTTTGTATTTATAGAATAAAGTTCAGACCCTGTAGAATTAGGTGATACACCAATATTTTCGTATTCTTCTCTAACTTCATTTACATAATCAAAAGACATTGTAGGATTCATACCTTCAACTGTTTTTACTTTATATAAGGTAACTGGAAAAGACATCGTTCTTGCAATACCTTGAAGCGTCATGGCGGCAAATAATTGTTTGAAAGGTGCTAAACAACTTATTAGAGGGGGTCTTCCATAAGGGAAAAACTCAGAGTGGTCTGCATTAAATCTAAAATGGGAAACGTCCCAAGGAGGAATATAGTTTGCATCATGAAATTCAAACCCCAGAAGTTTTGTATCAAACATGTCCGAAAAGTTTTCATCTATATCGAAAGTATCTTCTTTGTTTTTAAGACCTGCAAGAAGGGCTTCAACTTTAGCTCCACGGTTTTTATTGGCAGACATAAAACCGTCTCTCTGAGAAAGGTATTCTGCCATGTGAAGGGGGTTGAACTCTAAACGTTCCATAACTTGATTTACTTTGGCAGGGAATATTCTTTCAACCCCTCGCTGAGTTACCTTGTGTGTCCAGAAAGCTTCTCCATACAATTCAAGATCCCACATTACCCCATGGATACGTTGTTGAGTTATTCCCCACTGTGAGAATAGTTCATAACATTTTTCAATAAAGTTTCCATTAGGAGAAGATATAGAAATAAGTCTATCCTGTTCATCCAAGTTTGTGGCTTCATCAGCCACTAATTGAACTACACGAGATACGAAAGGTTCATTGTATTGCATGAAGGAAAGTTCATTAAGACGAGCTTGTCTGTCAGCAATATCATCATAGGAAAGACTTGTCTCGGACATCCACGCATCAAAGTATTTTTCAAGTTTTGATGATAGAAGTCTTGAATCAAAAACATTTCCTAAGCTTGCATTTTGTACTCGATATGCTTGATTATTTAAGTCTACTTTTACAAATTTTACACCTGTTCTTTTCTCAAGAGAAGTGTTTTGCCCACCAGATGTGGTTTGTCTGAATCCATAAAAAGAGGATAGTCTATCATGAAAAGTAGATTTAATGATAGCACTTTTAGGTGCTGTTCCCGATATATAATTGTTTGTTGCCATTTAGTTTATTCCTTGATTAATTAGTTGGTCAATAAGCAATTCTATCTTTTCCTGTATATGATTGAGAGTTTTTCATCATAAGACGTATATTCGTCATTTCATCTGTCTCTATCTCTCCAAGGTCAGTCTTTGCAAATCCCCTTGACATAGGGATATTACATTCTTCACAAATTGGAACCTCAGCAGGAGTGCCTAAAACAAAAGAAACATTTTTTATAGCATTGCATTTAGAACAGGAATATTTAATCCGTGGCATTTTTCTTCTCCATGTAAATATCATACCCGTATAAATCGAGTAATGTTTTTTTAGTTATAATGTGGTCTATTGAGAATAAACCTTCTTTTAATACAACTTTATTAAAAGGTAACTTTTCTAAAAACTTCTTATGAATAGAAAAACCATTCTCATAGAGTTGAGAAAGAGCTTCCCATTCAAACAGATAGATTCTAACTTCTCCACGCTTGGCGTATATCCCAAGAGGTACTATAGAGAAAGTTTCTGGAAGTTTTAAGGTGTTATTTAAGTAGTAGGCTTGATGTATTTCAATTCGTTTAAGAGCGAAAGCAGAAACCTCTTTCATAAACTTTGCTTCCCAGTAAAAGGGGATAAAGTTGCTTGTAAACTTTTTATAAGTTTCATCTTTTATAAGAGTGGTATTAATAACACCAAATCCATCAAATGGATTCTTTTGAACATTCATTGCCGCAGACTTTGGAGGATCGGATATCTTAAACCCAAATCCCCCATCAAGTGCAAATGATTTTTTTACCATCGTATTTATTATCTGTTCATTATAACTCAAATGACTAACCTCAGTTATAAGATTAGTCATTCAATTATATTTTCAAGTGATTTGTAATTATTTTTAAAACATTTCTATTTAGCTTAGGTTTCTTTTCTGCACAGTACTTGTTAAAGGCATCTAAGTAATCCGTAAAGAGGAAGTCTTCCTCAGAGGATATTGTTTCTTCCTCTTCTTTTTTATTGTTACCTGTAGACCGAATATACACATCTTTATAAAACTCTTGGGCTATACCAATATTTTTACAACCTTCAACAGTATATACATGAACTAAAGTATCTAAGGGTTTTACAAATGGCTCGGGATATGTGATAGTATCATACTTACAAAACCTTGGAATTTCTATTTCAGAATATTCTATTTTGTCAGTCTTCGTTACTAATCCAATTACCCTACCAAACTCACTAAACTCTTCTGAAACCTTAAGGGGCCATACTGAACCCAGATAATCAGTATCCGGTCTATTATGAATATGACCCAACATAAACTTGTTTACTGGAAGATTATCAGTGCTTACTCCGTCCCTAATCCATTCTGGGGAACCTTCTGCTCCCTGCTTCTGCCAATGCCCTACAGCGAGGTCAAACTTGGTTTTTCCATTTTTAATTAGGCTTAAGTATTCCTCAGGGGTTTTCTTATTATAAAACTCATGGAGAGTTTTTCCCCTAACCCTTACATGAGGCATTGCCAGAATATTCATTCCATCAATCTCAATGTTTGAAAGGTCTCGTACTACTTCAATTTTATCTTTTTCTTCGGCAAAAGCAAAGGAGATTTGTACCTTACCATGATAAAGTTTCATATCATGATTTCCTACAAGGATATATGACTTCACAAACTTCTTTGCACAGATTGAAAAGAATCTTTCCAGTTGCCGTACAACATCACCAGGATTTGTATCTTTTTCTGTCATGTCTCCAAGCTGTATAAAGTAAGAATTAGGCTTTACTTCTAAAGTCTCAAACCAATCTAAAAACTTATTTCCTATTTCATAGTTCCAACCATTCAAGGCTTGAAACTGTACATCACTCATTACATATAAATTAGATGCCATCTTTAGGGAAACTCCTTGTTACAGGGGTTTTCTTACTGGCTAACCTGCTGGATAATGCACTAAAAAAGGAAGATTCATTAAAAAGGATATTATCTTCATTCATCATTTTTGAGCACAATCCAATTATATCTGCATAGGTGTCGGATAACATCCCATACATATCTATGGTTTTATTGGACTCTTTATATTTTTTCAATACTGAAGAAAGGATATCCCCAGATAAACTTTGGCATAGCTTTACTATATCTTCTTCCGAATGTTTGATAAGAGTGACTTTACCTGAACTTATTTTTGTACTCATTTTAATAACCTCCATAGTAGTTAATAATATATTAACATAAATCCCATTAAATCTTTACTTTTCCGAACCTAAATGTATTCTTTTTTGATTCTCCCCTAGAAAGGGTCTTATCAATTAGAGTACAGAAACCATTGTCTCTTTTTGAAAAGTGTTTTACAAACTTATTAGCATCGGAACATAAGCTTCTTACTAACGCAATGTTTAAGAAAAATTGAGTTGTTAAGTTCTTTTTTTCAAAACAATTTATTTGATAGAAAAGCTCTTCCTCAGGATTTCTAACTTTAAGCTCAAATAATTGCTTAAATGTGTATGCCTTAATCCTTCCAACAAAATCATTTAAGTTTTCATCTGTTTTTGAGATAAAAGCCATAGCTTGTTCACCGAGTTCTTTATACTTAAACTTACTGGAAAAAAGTCCATCAATATTATCCGAGGGGTCTCCGAAGAGTGCTTTGTTTACCGTAACATTTTTAATGGAAGGTAAGTACCCAAACTTCTCAATAAAATCTGAGGTAGTAAATGGTTGATTTATATCACCAGTTGACATGCTCACTTCTGAGGAAAGATATCTCGCCCAATCAAAGTCTGAGCTTATAAGTAATGTTTTACCTGAATCTTTTACAAGTGACTCTACAAAATCATCCGCTTCATGTTTTTCAGATATTACCAAATAATAGGCAGGGTCTCTATAAGAAAAGTATTTCAAGAGAAAATCTGCAACTTCAATAATTATTGGGTCTTTTTCCCTTTTAGCTTTGTAAGTAGACTTAATTGTGTTTCTCGTAGTAGTGAAAGTTCTAAATTGATTTGAAATATTTAAGTCACTTACTGGCATCGGGTCGAAAAGTAAATAGAGTTTGGATTCAGTGTTCTCTAGTTTAGGCTTTATTACTGTCTCAATAAAGTCAATAACCGAGTTAGCTATATTCTTCGCATCAGTTTCTTTTTCTTTTTTTTTGTGAATAAGGTTGAATACATCGATTAGTATTGTTGAATATAGCATTATTTTTTAACCCTGAAGCCTTTTCAATGTCTTAAAAACACCGGGTGAGTCTTCTACTATTCTAACAGTAGGGTTAGACTTCGCTTCATTCAATTGCTGTACACTTACAGGTACTCCGTCTAAAGTAATTTCATTCATATGTGTCTCCTATAATTAATTAGTACACTCACAAGGAATCGAGAGAAACTAAAAAGTTTTCCAAATCCTTGATGTTAGAAATTGTTCTGAAGTGTCTAAGATCATCAAACGTGTTTACATACAGCATAATAGGTACACTGGAAAGTTTCATATCCATCAGAACTTTCATCCCATCTTCTTCATCATTGTATTCATAGAGGAACATTCCAATGGGGAGAAGCTCCCTAAGTTTTTCTTCATCTTTCAAAATTGCTTTGCATTTTGTACAGGTAGGAGTTGTAATCATTATAATTCCTCCTACAAAAGGAGATTCCCCATTCTTTTCGTAACTGTTTTTTAATTGAATAGCAGTTATTGGCTTTATCGTAAACTTATCTTCCATAATTATTTATCCTTTAGTATAAACTTAGTTCCACGTTTTACTCTCCATCCTGCTTTGTACATTATAGGACAATATTCAGGGTGTCCGATATAATCACACCAACTACAAGTTGAGGTAGGACTTACATCGAGTGAATTGTGGGTTGACCAGTCTTTTGTATTAATCTTATCTACGCTTGAAGTAATTTTTTCCAAATTATCCAATACGTCCTGAGAGGTATACTTTATAGACTTAAGACATTTCTTGTAGGTTTCTTCTTTGCAAAAAGGGAAAAATACAGAAAGTGTAATTTTTTTATCTATGTTTTCCATAGGAATTTCTTTTTCCATGGCAAGCATATATGCGTACAGTAAAAGCTGACCTTTGTAATTGGATGCAGTTGCAGTCTTTGCAGATTTATAATCAATGATATGATATGTTCCATCACCATGAGTTATAAGCAAATCGATTGCACCGCAGAAAGCTTCACCCTTAATTATTCCATTAAGCCAAGTTTCTTTTTCCACTTTTCCAGTCTTAGTAAAAGGTTCAACAATTACTTTGTAGAAATCAATGAGCTTTCTTACCTTGTCATCCAACGGAAAATAAGCGGCACCTTCTTTATATTGTTCTTCGTAGGAGCGCATCTCTTTATTTATGCGTTCTTCATCCCAAGAAGTTTCATAGTGTTCTGCAAACTCATGGAAAGCAAGTCCTTTTGCAGTAACGTCTGACAACACTTGTGTAGCAGGGTCAACTACAATACCCTTTACATATCTAAGATGATACTTTTGTTTACATTCCTCAAAACAACCAATCCTAGAATATGAAAACTTTTTACTTGCCACTTGGTACCCCATATAGGAGTGGGATACTTGCAAGTTCTTCTTCCGTGTATTCTTTCTTGTTGTGGGCTTTCTGAATGAAAAGTACTATTTCCTTAGCATTTGTCAATTCTTCATCCGTGTAAAAGAAAGATTTTGGATTTGGTTGTCGTGCATCCTGTATATCGCAATCAGGATTTGCACAATACACATTGAATATATTGTTAGGTTCGGATTTTATATAATGATATAAATACGCTCCACAACTACATTCCCCAATTAACATCATATTATTTGTAGTTTCTACAAATATTCCCGTACCCCGTTTGGACATCTTATCTGCCCTAAACTGTGTTCTTGAAAGCTTTTTCCTTAAACTCATAATCTTTATAATCCTTAATGTTTACAACTAACTTATTATATATATTAACATTTTTAAGAGGAAACATAATGGAAAACGAAGTGGAACAGATTGATACAAAAATGGATGATCAAGTACAACTGGAATTAAGTGACGGAACTGAATCCTCCATTGCAGATAGCTCAGAAGTAAATGCCATAAAAACTACAGACCCCATAGTAATAAAGTTTGAGACTGGAAACTATGACGGATTTATAGACCTCGGACAACGCTTTTCTCAGGGTATACTAACAATTACTAATACTTTGGTTCCTTTAATCGAAGCAGGATTAATAGAATTGTTAGGAAATTCAAGTGCTTATACCCGAATTGACGGAACTATAAACTCAAAGATCGTAGGAACTACCCCTATTTTTGACTTTTCCTTCCAATATAAAGTGTCCCTTTGGATAGGCTCAGATATTCAAAAAGAAGCCGTTCTTGAAGATGCAACCTACGTCTATACTAAGATTAACATAATAACAAATACCAAGTTTAAAGAATGTAAAATAGATACTGCAACAGGTCTTCTTTCTATAGAAGGCTCTTTAACAACTCAATAATATAAAGGAAGCTACAAATGAGCGAACTACTGAACAAATTGAATTATTTAACTGAAACGAAAAATCTGATGAAAGCAAAATTAGGTACAACCTCTGACATCTTGAGAGACTACGTTCCTCTCATGAAATATGATGACGGTTCCGCTCCAAAAGAATGGACAGAAGCTGAGTGGTTGGACGTATATACAACTACTGTTAATAATATTACCCCTTACTCAAGACCCTCAGACTGGTTGACAATTCCTGCAATTCTAGAGTCTGAGGAAAAAGTAATCGGTCTCTATCCAATTTATGACCATGACTCAAATTTTGTTGCAGTTACAATATCAGGAGATTATTCCGTAGACTGGGGAGATGGTGTTACTGAAAACTTCGTAGCAGGAATTAAAGCTGAACATAGTTATGACTATACAACTTGCTCGAATCTGTCAACATTAGGTTACAAGCAGGTTTTAATTACGATTACTCCTCAAGATACTTTTAATTTGACCTCAGTAAACTTAGGGGTTTTTCATACTTCAGCACCAAGTAAATCTAATTCCTTTTTGGATATTTCAGGAAATGGCAGTTTAATTACTCTACTTATTGTTAAAAACTTAAAGTTGTTAGAATCTTTTAGTCTAGGACTAAATAATATTATAAATTTTTCTCAGATGTTTCAGGCTTGTAATTCCTTACAAACGATTCCACTTCTTGATACAACCTTAGGTACAAACTTTACTTCTATGTTTAATAGTTGTACTTCCTTACAAACGATTCCACTTATTAATACAAGTTCAGGTAATAACTTTTTGGGTATGTTTAATGGTTGTTCTTCATTACAAACTATTCCACTTATTGATACAAGTTTAGGTACCAATTTTACTGCTATTTTTCAATATTGTTCTTCATTAAAAACGATTCCACATATTGATACCAGTTTAGGTACAGACTTTTCTTATATGTTTAATGGTTGTACTGCCTTACCAACGGTTCCAATTCTTAATACAAGTTTAGGTACAGACTTTTCTGGTATGTTTAGTAGTTGTACTACATTACAAACGTTTCCACTTCTCGATACAAGTAAAGGTACAAGCTTTTCTCAGATGTTTAGTAGTTGTCGTTCCTTACAAACGATTCCACTTACTGATACCAGTTTAGGTACAAATTTTACTGGTATGTTTTATATTTGCACTGCCTTACAAAAGATACCTCTAATCAATACAAGTAAATGTACAAACTTTTCTTATATGTTTTATGGTTGTGCTTCCTTACAAACGATTCCACTTATTGATACAAGTAAAGGTACCGACTTTTCTGCTATGTTTAATGGTTGTCCTGCCTTACAAACGATTCCCCTTCTTGATACAAGTTTAGGTACAAACTTTTCTGCTATGTTTCAGAGTTGTAATTCCTTACAAACTATTCCACTTCTTGATACAAGTTTAGGTACCAATTTTACTGCTATTTTTCAATCTTGTTCTTCATTAAAAACGATTCCACTTCTAAATACAAGCAAAGGAATAAGTTTTTTAGAGATGCTTAATGGTTGTTCTTCATTACAAACGGTTCCCCTTCTTGATACAAGTTTAGGTACGGACTTTAATTCTATGTTTAATGGTTGTTTTTCCTTACAAAAGATTCCACTTCTCGATACAAGTTTAGGTACAAACTTTTCGGGTATGTTTTATAATTGTTCTTCCTTACAAACAATTCCACTTTTTGATACGAGCAATAGTACAAACTTTTCTTATATGTTTAATGGTTGTACTTCTTTACAAACTATTCCTCCTATTGATGCAAGTAAAGGTACAAATTTTACTGGTATGTTTGTTTATTGTTCTTCATTACAAACGATTCCGCTTCTTGATACAAGTAAAGGTACAAATTTTTCTTCTATGTTTTTTGGTTGTATTTCTTTAGGAAAAGCTACTTTACTAAACACGAAAACAACAATTTCATATGCAAGTTGTAATTTAAGTAAGAGTGCATTGGTTGATATTTTTACTAATTTAGCAACAGTGACTGGTCAGACTATTACGATTACGGGAAACTATGAAGCATCTTTATTAACCGCAGAGGACAGATTAATTGCAACTGGAAAGGGTTGGACAATCGTTGGATAAAAGGAATTAATTGTGGCAATAGAATATCAGCACGAAAAGTATTACAATCACGACCTTTTCGTAAATATACACCTCTCAGCAAAAATTGCAATAAACTATTATCTTGCTAAGGTTCTTCTTCAAAAAGACCTTACAAGAATAGTTTACGCTAAAGATGATATGTGTTTTAGACGTAGAATGGAACTGGTTGATACCACAAAAGAAAATACAGTAGACATAACCCCCGTTTCCTTGAATATGCCATTCATATCTTTTTACCAAGAATCAAATTGGAAAGAAGATGAAAACAGAAATGGTGCAGGTCAAATGGTTAATGGTATCTACTGTGTAAATACCGGAACCTTTATTCGTTCAATGCAAGTTGAAGCTGAATATAAAGCTACTTGCTTTTTTGCAAGAGATGATGACGCTCGGGTGGCTCAACAAATTCTTACTTGGGAACAAAACCCTCAGTCCCCTACTTGGCTATATAATGCGGTTAATTGGAGAAGACAACAACTTCTCATTCCTACATTTATTACCTTCGAGACTATAGAATATAATCCAAGCTATAATGAAGCAGATTGGCTTTCTAAGTCACGTATAATTCCAATACAGCTTACGATAAAGGTTCACTCATCTCAAATACTTATGGATAGAACTATTGATGATGAAATACTTCCACAGAAACTTAGCAATTATGATAATCATATAGATGATAGTTATGATGTACCCCTTACAGAGGAAGCTATCTTAGGCTTCTTAAGTGAAAAGAACTTCGGTTCTAGTACAGACAACCTTTCTGATATGGTGTCCAACCCTTTTTCTACAGAGTTTATTAAAAGAAACGGCTTGAAAGAAAATAAGAGTTTGGAGATAAGTCCTTTCGCTATAGATATAGTTAAGGGGTATTTCTCTGATACTTCTGAGGTTACATTAAACTCCTACTCAGCAGTACCGGTTTTTGGTTCTGCTACTTCTCTAAGAGTTAACTTAAAAGTGAAACCTGCTGACCAACAGTTCTTTAATAAAATTGTTATTTTAGTACCAGGTCATAAAGAGATGGTTGTAACTGACTGCAAAACAACTGGCTGTGTAATTGAAGAACTTACTCCCTCTTCTGAATACCACCTAACTATTTTGGTGTATTCCCTGAATGGGGACGTTGTTACCTATAATGTAATTGGTACAACTAATAATGATGAAGCTAATGAATCCCCTACTGTTGAAAATAAAAAGTACGGTAATTTATTAGGTCTTACTTGGTAATATAAAGGAAGCTACAAATGAGCGAATTATTGAACAAATTGAATTATTTAACTGAAACGAAAAATCTGATGAAAGCAAAATTAGGTACAACCTCTGACATCTTGAGAGACTATGTTCCTCTTATGAAATTCGACGATGGTTCAGCTCCAAAAGAATGGACAGAAGCTGAGTGGTTGGACGTATATACAACTACTGTTAATAATATTACCCCTTACTCAAGACCCTCTGATTGGTTGACAATTCCTGCAATTTTGGAATCTGAGGAAAAAGTAATCGGTCTCTATCCAGTTTATGATCATGACTCAAATTTCGTTGCAGTTACAATCTCAGGAGATTATTCCGTGGATTGGGGCGATGGAGTTACCGAAAACTTTGTAGCAGGGGTGAAAGCTGAACATAAATATGACTATGCAACTTGTGGAAATCTTTCTACATTAGGTTATAAGCAGGTATTAATTACGATTACACCTCAAGAAACTTTTAATTTGACCTCAGTAAACTTAGGGGTTTTTCATACTTCAGCACCAAGTAAATACAATTCCTTTTTGGATATTTCAGGAAATGGAAGTTTAATTACTCTACTTAATGTTCAAAACTTAAAGTTGTTAGAATCTTTTAGTCTAGGATTAAATAATATTACCAATTTTTATTTTATGTTTTATAATTGTAATTCATTACAAACGCTTCCACTTCTAAATACAAGTTCAGGTACAACCTTCTCTTATATGTTTTATATTTGTAATTCCTTACAAGCTATTCCACTCATAAATACAAGTTCAGGTACAGATTTTTCTTCTATGTTTGGTAGTTGTACTGCCTTACAAACGATTCCACTTCTTGATACAAGTTTAGGTACAAACTTTTCTTCTATGTTTTATAATTGTAGTTCATTACAAACGATTCCACCCCTTAATACAAGTTTAGGTACCGACTTTTCTTTTATGTTTCATACTTGTAATTCCTTACAAACGGTTCCACTTATTGATACAAGTAAAGGTACAACCTTTTCTCAGATGTTTAAGAGTTGTTTTTCCTTACAAACGATTCCACTTCTCAATACAAATTTAGGTACAAACTTTTCTACTATGTTTAGTAGTTGTGCTGTCTTACAAACTATCCCACTTCTCAATACAAGTAAAGGTAAAGATTTTTATTCTATGTTTTCTTATTGTTCTGCCTTACAAATGATTCCACTTCTTGATACAAGTTTAGGTACATACTTTTCTGGTATGTTTATTAATTGTTTTTCCTTACAAACGATTCCACTTCTTAATACAAGTTTAGGTACAAACTTTTTTCAGATGTTTTATAATTGTACTGCCTTACAAACGATTCCACTTATTGATACAAGTAAAGGTACAAACTTTAATTCTATGTTTGGTAGTTGTAAAGCATTACAAACTATTCCACTTCTGGATACAAGTTTAGGTACAGACTTTTCTTCTATGTTTTCTGGTTGTACTGCCTTACAAACGATTCCACTTTTTGATACAAGTTTAGGTACAAACTTTTCGTATATGTTTAGTAGTTGTCCTGCATTACAAACGGTTCCCCTTCTAAATACAAGTTTAGGTACAGATTTTTCTTCTATGTTTAATGGTTGTCCTGCCTTACAAACGATTCCACTTCTTGATACACTTTTAGGTATAAACTTTTATGCTATGTTTAGTAGTTGTCTTTCATTACGAACGATTCCATTTATTGATACAAGTTTAGGTACAAACTTTTCTCAGATGTTTTATGGTTGTCCTGCCTTACAAACTATTCCACTTCTCGATACAAGTTTAGGTATAAACTTTACTCAGATGTTTTATAATTGTCCTTCCTTACAAATGATTCCGCTTCTTGATACAAGTTTAGGTACAGATTTTTCTTATATGTTTTATAATTGTAAGTCATTACAAACGGTTCCACTTATTGATACAAGTAAATGTACAGACTTTTCTTATATGTTTAAGAGTTGTTTTTCCTTACAAACGATTCCACTTATTAATACAAGTTTAGGTACAAACTTTTATCAGATGTTTAATACTTGTACTGCATTAGGGAAAGCAACTTTACTAAACACTAAAATTACAATTTCATATGCAAGTTGTAATTTAAGTAAGAGTGCATTGGTAGATATTTTTAATAATTTGTTTTCTCCGGTTACTGCACAAACTATTACAATTACAGGAAATTACGGAGCAAGCTTATTGACAGCAGAAGATAGGTTGATTGCAACTGATAAAGGTTGGACAATAGTTGGATAATATAATTAGATAACTCAAATAAACAACTAATTATTTATCAAGTTTTTAATAACTCAAAAAAGGATTTATATATGGCAGAGAATGACGTAACAAATGTAGAATATAAGGACGGTCTTACTTGGATATCTGATAGAACTGGTCAGTTAAGATATGCCTACAAGACAGAGGGAGATGAACCAACTTCCACTAAATGGCTACAACCTCTTAGCTCCTATTTTGCAGGAGAAACAATTAAACGTGGTCAACCGGTATCTATTGCGATAGATGAAGATTACGCTTACTTAGATTCTCTTGGAGACAAGTCAACTGACAATCATTCATATCTTGTTCTTACCAATACAAATTGGCACACAAGAAGTTTGGGTGTTGCTCTTGAATATGCAGAAGTAGGTCAACCAGTACACGTTCTTCCTATTGGTAAGATTATTTATACCAGTACAAAATCATCTCTTACTGAATATAATCCAAATTTCTCCTTCACCGAAAGCATAGGTAAATCAGTATATGTTAGGGGTGGATATGTCCTTGATAATAATGATGATCCAATACTGGTAAACGGTAAGAAGCAATTCATTCGTGGTGAACTTACAATAAATCCAGAAGAATCGTATTCCTCTTACTCTAAAGTTATTCACATCGGTTTTGTTACCGATGCACCTTTCAATGGGACTGAAGTATATACTACTCTTGAGATTCAACCTGATGGAGATAGTCGTGGAGTTATAGACTTCAATGTATTTGAGGGAATCTTTGGTGAAAAAGCTCGTTTTTCAGAAACAGACCCAGTTAGAGTATTTGCTATTGGATGTGAGGAAGACAATTCTCTTACTGTGGATTTCTTATATACTGCTCCAAGCAACTCAACCTCAATCCCAAATACTGGATTTTTCGGAATTACTAGAATGGATGGAAAATCTGCTTTCATAATGATGAATAGTTCAGTATATCCTTCTTCAAACTCAGTTACCGATTATCAGGATGAAGCTTTCATTAATCTTGCAGAACACTATGCTGGAACTTTTGCTATACCATCAGAATCTTTATTGGTTATAAACTTAAATACCACATCTCTAATACAAGGTCAGTCAAGTATTGACCCGTTGATAGTAATAATTAGAAACGCACTTAATCAAGCAATCTCCTTTGTATCTGACGGAGAAATAACTGAGTTCCTTCTTAACAGTAGCAACTACCTTAATAATGCAGAAGATATTATAACAGGGTATCATGCTAAATTGGTAGCAAATACTTTTGGTGGATACTATGATTTCCATGTTTCAAAAGAGATTTCTACTTTCTTTGGTAAAACTTTTGTTCCTCTTCATGGTTCAACCTATAATAAGGGTAGAGCTGTTTATGCAGATATTCGTATAGGTGCACGTCAAAACATCTTAGGTGTTTATTTCTCAAATGTATATAACGCCGATTATGAAATAGGGGATAGAGCATTATTTATCCGCAATGGACTTTTTCGTACACCCTCTGCAAAGTTTGAAGCCGGTACAGAATACTTCCTTGGTTTCAATGGTAGAATTAAAACTCACACAGTAAATGAATACTTTAACTCTATTGTATCTATCGGTACTTCAACCTCTAAATATAATCTTATAGTAGATTGTGGAGAGGTTAAACAATATGCCGATGGTGATATTCCTGTAGGTTACATGAAACCCTCCGTAAATGGTGTGGCAGAATATGGTTTCATTCTTTGTGATGGGATTACTCGCTATACAGTAACAGAAGAAAATCAGGATTTCTTTGACAGACTTCATGGATATTTCTCGGAAACTGACCTTTCAATTCTCTTTGATGGTGAGGGTCTTACCACATTCATCGTACCTGCTGTAACTTTTGGTAATGGAAAAGTTGCTCAAATAAAATATATTAAACATGGAATATTCAAAGATATTCCCCGTATCGCTATCAAGAGATATTTCGGAACATTTAGTACTGAACCTTTGGACGATGCCAACTATGCAGGTCTTTCATTAAACGCCTCTTTGGATGTAAGTGATTTAGTGTTATGGGGTCCAATGCAGGATGGATTTAAGTCGGTTGATTTAGAGTCACTTGACATTAAATTATATGTTGCTCTTAATCCAACTACAGAGGGTTTACATGTAGACTGGCAAGAAATTCCTCAGGGATATTTTACCTATAACAATACTCAACAGTTTGGATATAGATGGAAAGTTTCTAAGAATAACTCCTCAGTACAAAACCCCTATGGTCAATATATTCTCTCCGCAGAGATTGGGCAAGGTTATGGTATTGCTATTCAAGATGGAACTTCTCAAGCACCTATTCCTTGCTATGGTAAAGAATATAAAGTATTCGTATCGAAGAAAGAAGTATGGGATAGACAGTTTGATGTTGATGGACTTTTCAAGAATTACGTTTCTCAGTCTCTTGTAGATAATGCAGAAAACGGTGTTCTTAATGCTGTATCAGGTCAAGCCGTTATTCAGTACCTTCAAGACCATATTTCAATAAACACTATTGACAACACCAATCTTAATATTGGTACAGAGTTAGTACAGGGTTCTCTTGTTCTTCATGGTGAAGAAAAGATTTATGGAACTTTAAGTTTATATGAGGATACAGGGTCGTTAGCACTAACCTATAACCCTGCCACAAAAAAACTTACCTATGTTTCTTTAGAAAAACCTGAAACTTGGTCAGCCAACGACTTAATCCCTCTTTCAAGACTATCCACTCATGAGGGAAATGCAGTATCCACAACTAACACTGTTCATGGTTTACTTAATGGAAAAGATGGTACTATCAACTCGGCAAAATTGAGAGGATTCAAAGTAGGAAAGTCTCTTATCACCGAGTCTTCTATTGCTAATGAAGATGGTTCATTCATTCCTTTCGTGGGAACAGATAGAGTACTTGAAATTGAAAATAAAATTAAGTACAATCTTTCTGGTGCAACGGTTGTTGAACTTGCAAACCTTGAAGTAAATACTTCGGGACAAAAGAAATCTTTTGCTACTTCTACAGTGAAGTCTTTATCAAACTACGAAGTTTCCGACTCCAATATTAAAAATGGAATTGAACAAAAATTAATCTCTACCCATTTTACCAGTGCTGTTCAACCTGCTATTAATAATTTTGTTGCCTTACATACAATTGGGGATACAGGCTCTCAAGCTTATATCGATGCCCTTGCCGCCCTAAAAGTATTCATGCCAGACTTCGATGCTGACAAAACAAATGAGCTTACTCATGACTTTATTTTTAAGAAAGGTAACGTACTTGCAAGGGTTGTAGCTCAGTCTTTCGATGTAGGGTCTTCTATAAACTTTAAGAATATAGTTTCTTCAGGTGCATTGCATACAAATACTGATGGAATCTTGGATGACTTTAGTGCCCTTCAAGCTACCTATGAACTCCCAATATATGAGTTCAAGTATAAAAATGACCCAGCATGTTTCAAGAATTACTTGGGTATTATCACAGAAAGAACCTCTGATGCAAGAAATATTATTCCTCAGTACATCGATGTTGAAACACAAGTAGATGAAGAAAGCCCTGTAATTATTGTTCGTCAGGATAACGTGGCTAATTCAACTGCAAGTACTCGTTCAATATACTCGGACATGTATCAGACGGAAGCACCTTCTGACAGAACTTTTAAATATAGTTATACTCCTGAGCAGGTAGATGCAATTCGTGACTACTTAAGCTTAATTGTAGATACTTCTGGAAAAGCACAAAGTATCCAGTCAACGGTGGGTCTGTTGTTAAAAGCCGCTAAGGAAACACAGGAACGTTTACTCATGGTGGAAACTTCTGTTGGTGGTTCTGATGCTCCTACAATACCCGGTCTCCGTGAAGCTCAAATTAATACTGACTCAGTAAATCAAGACCCAACTCAACTTGGACTTAACCGTCTTGTAAGGGCACTTTGTAAGGAATTGTTTGATCAGGCTGACCCATCAAATATTGTTTCTCAAGTTTCATACTTTGAAGTTACCCAAGCTTATGTTACTGCACACCCAACGGATGAGTTTTATATCAAAATAGGTGAAGTATATTCATTAATAAGTGATTCCCCTACATTAGAAGATGCAGGAATTCAAAAATATATCAAGAGCTTAGATGACTTAAAACTAGGTCGTATTGATAGACTCGATGCAGAAGTAAATGGTGAAAATGCTCGAACCTCAAATGGTAGTGAACTCATAAACTTAATTGAAGTAAAAGGTTCCACTTACCCTGACATTCTTCATCCCGCAGTTCAAGATGTAAGAACAACTTCTCTGGAAGAGGAAACTACTGACGCATACAGACTAAAACAATTTGCAGTTACTCCTGAAACTTTCAACCCCTTAACTGGAACTACAAATGATGAGTTCGATGGTTTGAACGATGCAGTAAATCGTATCTGCATAAAGGTTGATGCTCTCACAAAAAACATAAATGGAAGAGACAATATTGATTCACGTCCACAAAGACTTGATACTATCAGAGAAAATATTGAACACATTATAAAGGAAGTTTATTTTGATGGTGCTACCGATGACCTTGAACAAACCTATCATGATGCAGACGATTCTGCTTCAGTTCCTTTTGATAAATATGGTTCAAGAATTGACCTTCTATCTAAGAAACTTTATTCCTTTACTCTAAACTATAATAACTCTTATCAGGATTTTTCAAGTACTGCGGTAAATAATTTAGATGGTCTTAGAACATTTAATGGTAAAGTCTTAAAAGGTGCTACGGAAATAGGTCTGGAAGACCTGACTGAATATACCCCTACTCTTCCTACAAGCAAAAAAGATTATGATACTTACGCATCATTCTTGGACGTTCTTGTAGATACATTAGGAAAAGACATTCTTCCTATCCATAACTTTAATGCTAATGAAGCTACCCATTCTGATTATCCAGACCGCTTAATGAAAAGTGTAAGTAATAGAATAGACACAATCGAACGTTCTCTTGATGTACTTTCTCGTATGCTTGATAAAAATCGTGACTTTGAAGATGGTATCCTTACCACAGACTTGGATAAAATTTACGGATTCATGACAGGTCAGGCAAATAATGGAGCAACTGATTTAACTGGTAACTATACCGATGGTGAATCCGCAATCCATTCTTTCAATAGAAATATTAGCTCAGTAAAGGATTTCTGTTTAAGACTTTCTAAATGGAGTGGTCTCAAGTATATCAATGACGAAGAAAGGATTGATGGTTCTAATATCCTATTAAATGGATCTGTCTACAATGATGTTACTGCAAGAAACATTAAGAAACAAACAAACCTTCATGATGTAGTAAGTGAGATTTATTCCAGAGTTCGTAGAGAAGAAAATTACTCAAACTTTGTAAATACTAGACTTGGTACAATCTACAATAAAGACGTAGAGTCTTCTTACGTAAATAATACCTATCACATTGCAACCCTACAAGAAGTTGCAGATACCCTTATCACTAAGTACACAAAAACTGGAACAGGACAGACAGCAGTTTATACTCCTGTAGTAAGTGTTGACTTGGAAAATACCGGATACTATATCAGTGATGGTAATATTGTAGTCGAAACAAGCTATACAGTTTCTTCTGACGTAAATGCACTCCTTAAAACAGTGTTCGGAAAAATGTCAGATAATTCCGCTTCAACCTATGACCACTTCAATACTGAGTCTCTTGGTGCAGGTGCTGAACTCTATGATATCACAGATAATATTATCTCAAATATGATTAAGCTCAGTTATGCAACTCCAAAACGTATCCTTACTACAGAAGACCCAAGTGGGATAACCCCTATATCAGGTGCTGTAATAAATAATGACGTAGCATCAAAAAATACAACTTGGTTCGATATAGATAGTGAAGAAATTGTTACCAATAATGTCTCTGACACTGGTGTTGAATCTAAACCTATCTCAAGTGGTAATAGAAGCAAACTGTTCTCTGACCTACTCGGAAACAGTGAACGTCCTTCACGTTTCAAGATTCTTGAAAACTCTATACGTTCTATTCGTACATTTATTGGTATGGATAAAATGAACTCGTTCGAGGCAAAGTATGATGGTGTCTTTAAGGGTGATTCTGTAAATGGGGATGATAAGTTATTCTCAATCGCTAATTTTACTAAATCCTCTGGAACTATTGAAAACCTTCTTGACTATGTTTCTACTAATGATGCCTTTTTCGACCTTAGACTTGAACTTGGCTCTAAAGCGGATATGACTGCCATGCCGGGAGTTCCTGCTACTTACTCAGACACAGACTCAAATGTTGTGGTAGACTCAACTACTGTTTATGGTCATATTACCCAAATTGAAAATTGGATAAATGCTAATGATACCAGTGACGATTCTCAAAAAGCAAGACTCGATGCCATCGAATCCGATACTTCACACCTTGCTACAAACCTCGCAGACCTTACAGGTTTCGTTGATGCAGATGAGTCTCTCGCTGATATCAGAAAGGTTGTAACAGGCGATAACTACTATCCCGTATTCACCCAAACCACGGGTGACGCTTCTACTATCGAACATTCTCTTTCTAAGTATCAAGTAATTAAAGATGGTGCAGATGTTGTTATTGATACAGAAGCCGACTATGCCGAAAATAATAGTCCTGCAATATTCACAACAAAGGCACCAAAAGGTTGGAGCAATACTGCCCTCAATTTACGTCTCAAAGCACTTGGTGGTATAACCTTCGACCTCAATAAAACAAACTTTAAGTTAATAGATATTGTTGCATCCAAAACGGTAAAAGAAGCAGGTGCCAATGACGTTGATACTAAAGTTTATTCTGTTAAATCTGCAAATGCAATCTTTCAAGATGCTACTCAGGTTTCTCAAGCTATCATTGATAGGTCTATTGATTCAAATATTCTAACCTTTGATGCAGGAGGTGTCGGAACAGCAGGTGTACTCTCTGTAGACTCAGAATCAAAAACTGAGAACTTAGTTTCCCTTGTAACCTACCAAGGTGATATGACTGCTCTCCAAAGCAAAATATCTGCTACTGATTCCTACATTGATGATCAGGATGAAGCTACTTTATCTTCAGCTAATTCTTATTCTGATGGTCTTATATCTCAAACTTCAGTAATTACCCTATCAGGGGATGATGATGAGACTACCGATATAAGTTTTGCTCTTGCAACAGATACAAGGGTCGCTCAAGATATCGACCAGTTGATTGAGGATCTTACTAAAATGAAAACTTTCATTACTGCTAAGAATAATGCTCAAAATACTGTTATTAATGGAAAAGCTTCTATAGCAACGGAAACCCTCGCAGAAGCCGTTAGGGTTGCAATTAATAACCTTCAAAATAATGGTAACATCTTCTTCGGTACTTCTGAGGGTAGTACGATTACAGATGCTCCAATTGTTAGGGCAAATGCAATTACTTCCATAATCCCTACGGATATTAGTGGATATTCTCTTGGTGCAAGTGGTGAATTACTTGGTCCAAACCTTCCTGCTCAAGGGCCTTTAGCAGAAGTACTCTCTCAAGCAGTACCTTCTTACAGTGATATGGTTGCCATGGGTGCCATTTTGTATGATATGATTTTGAATCATACCCATGCCCTAGGAATGGATGGGGATGATGTAATGTTTGTAGATGTTATGAATGATTATACAAATAAAAAATTCCTTGCATCTACAACCAATCCCGAGGCTAATGTAGAGGTTCCTTCAGTCTAAGAACTGCTTGATCTTTTTCTAAATTGACGTTTTTACTACGAGTTTTGACGAATTCGTAGTAAATTCGTAAAAAAGTTTTGAACTTTTCGTAAAAGTCCTATATATTATATATGTAAGGTACTAAAAAACGGAGGTACTTATGAAAAAGCTCATGGTTCTGGTTCTGGTTCTTGCTACACTGGTAGTTGGTTGCGATACTGGCAATACCCTTTCCGCTCCTGCTCCTGAAGCTCCTGTGTTTTACACAGTTACTTTCGACTCTGGAGTTGCTTCACAAAGCATCAAATCTGGAGGGATTGCTACCGAACCCAAACCCTTCCCAGTATTGGAACACAATACCTTTACGGGTTGGTTTCTTGAGGGTACTGCTTATAAGTTTGATACCCCCGTCACCAGTGACATCACCTTGATAGCTATGTGGAATCAGATAACCTTTACAGTTTCTTTTACAGATGATGTTGATATGGTAACGGTACTTGAAGGTTCTCCGATAACGAAACCTGCTTCTGACCCTACCAAAACTGGTTCAACCTTCCTTGGTTGGTACCTTGTTGATGGGGATACTACTGAGGAGAATGACACTCCTTTCGACTTCACTACCCCTGTAACAAGTGATATTTCCCTGAAATCAAGTTGGGATATCAATTCCTACACTATATCCTTCGATTCTAACATGGGGTCTGATGTATCTTCACAGTATGTAGATTTCAACTCAGAAGTAACTGAACCTTCTGACCCTGTATTGGAACACAATACTTTTACTGGTTGGTATAACGGCGATATTGCCTACGACTTCGCTACCCCTGTAACAAGTGACATCACCTTGATAGCTAGGTGGAATCAGATAACCTTTTCCGTAACTTTTGACGGCTTGAATCCGGTCACTGTAATCGAAGGTTCTTTGGTAACGAAACCCTCTGTTGACCCTATAAGGATACACAACACCTTTACGGGATGGTTTCTTGATGGTTCTGCCTATGACTTCTCCAAGCCTGTCACCAGCAATCTTTCATTGGTATCGAAATGGGCTGGAGTCACTTTCACCGTCACCTTTGATGGAACTCCAGTAATAGTAAACTCAGGCGATTTTGTAACTAAACCTGCTGACCCTGTACAGGCACACAAAACCTTCCTTGGTTGGTTCATTGGGGATACAGCATATGGATTTGATACTCACATTGTAAGCAACCTCACCTTGGTTTCCAAATGGAACCAGATAACCTTCACCGTCACCTTCGACGGTAGCCCTGTGACAGTAAACTCAGGTTCTCCGGTAGCGAAACCTGCTTCTGACCCGACCTTGGAACACAATACCTTTCAGTATTGGATGAAGGATAATGTTGAATACAACTTTGCTTCTGCTGTTACAAGTAATGTTGCCTTGGTTTCTAAATGGAACCAGATAACTTTCACCGTCACCTTCGATGGTAGCCCTGTAGTAGTAAACTCAGGTTCTTCGGTAGCAAAACCCTCTGACCCTACCAAAACTGGCTCAACCTTCACTGGTTGGTATCTTGGTTCAAGTGCTTATACCTTCGCTTCTGCGGTGACTGGTAATGTTGCCTTGGTATCCAAGTGGACGCTTAATGCTTACACCGTAACCTTTGACTCTGGTGTCGCTTCCCAGTCCGTAAACTTCGGCTCGAAAGCTACGAAACCTGCTTCTGACCCGACCTTGGAACACAATACGTTTCAGTATTGGATGAAAGATGGTGTTGAATACAACTTCAATACTTTGGTTACTGGAAACTTGACCCTGACCGCTTCTTGGAAAGAGTGGACGTTAGATGTAGTGCAGTTTGACTCTACAGTTACTTATACGGTGCTGGGTGTAAGCTTCACGAAAGTAGGTAAACTTATCTTGAACATGAATGATGAAACATTCATCAATACTTATATGAAGGTTGTTGGTGGTGTTGAGGGTGAGGTAACTAATTTCACGGGAACCTTTGTTCTTACTGAAAATCTTATAAACCTTACGGTTGTAACCTGTCCTTTTAATGCAGACAATGTTGGAAAGACCCTTTCGTATACAATCTCGGGAAGTTCATGGACTTGGACTGCTGACCCTGCTCTCTGGGGTTTTGGTAATAAATATGTAGTAACTTCTACTGTAACAAAAACCATTCTGGAATCCCACTGGGTAGAATAAACAAAGATACTTTGGAATGGCTCCTTCTTCGGAAGGAGCTTTTTTAGCCCCTTGTTTGCATGGGGTTCTTTTTAGCCCTAAATGATTACGGAGGTTTCCAGATGAAAAATGCGTTCAGATTACAATGTACATCCTTTGATGGTTTCCCAATTGATGAGTTTTTTCGTTCGGAAAAATCTGCCAGAGGATATGGGACTTTCTGTGGTGCAAGCTTTAGTAATGTCGAAATGGTTGAGGTTTCAGATTCTTTCAATGACTACACTGACGGAGAAGTAAAATGAAGAAAATAACAGCTTTGATTCTACTTCTTACGGTACTTGGTTCTGTACAGGCAATGTCGCCCAAGGCAGAGGATGTGGTGCAGTTGGTGGTAAATTATCAGATTACCGAGGGGATAAAACCTCAGGAACGGTTTGTATTTGACACACTTGCAGGGGTGGTAGAGTGTTCGGTTGAAGAGTTTCTTGGAAGAAAGGATGCTTTAACATGGATAACCTTCTGCGAAGTGTTAAAGAAGAAATTTAGCAAGGATGATAACTTGACAAACTCACAGAGAAAGGTGCTAATATATCTCTATGACTGCATTAAGACGGTAACAATTGAAGAGTTAAAAGGCTAGAAAGAAGTAGGTTTTAATAAAGGCTTCAAGCGGAGAAAGCAACTTTGTTAGGTTAAAGTCTCCTTCTAATTTGAAAACAGGGGTTTGTATGAACCTCAAGAAGTTTTTGATTAGGGGATTTTTATGAAAAAGACAATTTTGTTGGTTGAAGATGAGTTTACCTGTGCGGCTATTGAAGATTTGTTTTTGGAACAATATGGGTACAGTGTTGTGGTAGCAAGTTCAGGGGAAGAGGCTATTGAACTATTGAGAGACAATACGTTCATCGACCTGATACTGATGGATATTAATCTGGGGGATGGAATGAATGGAATAGTTACTGCCCAGAAGATTTTAATAGACCGAGATATTCCGATTATATTTCTGTCAAGCCATCATGAGCCTGAGTTTGTTGAGCAGACGGAGAAAGTTACCTGTTACGGATATATCCTGAAGAACTCAGGTATTTCCATAATAGATGCTTCGATAAAGATGGCATTGAAACTATCTGAGTCGAAAAAGTATATTCAGCATTTACTGGATGAAAAGGAACTTATCTTGAAGGAAGTTCATCATCGTATTAAGAACAATATGAATACGATAAACAGTTTGCTTTCTATTAAGTCTCAAAGCTTGGTAGATCCAAAAGCCATAGCAATATTTGAAAATGCCCAAAGCATACTATCAAGCATGGTTGTTTTATATGACAATCTGTATCGAGCAGGGGAATTTGTGGAAATAAATATGAAAGATTTTATCAACCCTTTGATAGACCAGATTATGAGTCATTTCCCTCATGACAAGAATATTACAATCGTGAAGTCCATTGAAGATTTCACCCTTGATTCTCAGAGGGCGCAACCGATAGGTATTTTGATAAACGAACTTCTAACCAACATCATGAAGTATGCTTTCAAGGAAGTCCAAGAGGGGACAATATCAGTTATAATCTCCAAGTTCAATGGGAAAATAACTTTGATAGTTTCTGATGATGGGATAGGGATTCCCGATACAGTTGATTTTGAGAACCATTCAGGATTTGGTCTTACGCTTATTCAGGGCTTGGTAAAACAAATCAAGGGAAGCATCGAGATTGAAAGGTCTGAGGGTTCAAAGTTTATAATAGAGTTTGATAGATAATAGGGAGGAAAATATTAAAACACTGGTAATTCATCCGAAGGATTCAAGCACCGATTTTCTTAAGGAAATCTATTGTGAAAATGATTGGAACACAGTAGATACCAAGAGGTTTCATGGAACGGATCTTATTTCAATAATAGAATCCTATGAGAGGATTGTAATGTTGGGACATGGAACTCCCGCAGGTTTACTAGGGAACAGTTCCTATATTATTAATTCTGATTTTATTTCTGCATTAAGGAAAAAACCTTGTGTAAGTATTTGGTGCAATGCAGACCGATTTTGCGTACCAGCAAATATCAAGGGGTTCTATACAGGAATGATTATTTCTGAGGTAGGTGAAGCACTTTATTGTGGAGTGGATGCAACCCAAGCAGAAGTAGACTATTCTAATATGCTTTTTTCCTATGCCATTAAAAAGGCAATAGTAGGGAAAGATATGCTTAAAATAGCAAAGGAACTGTATACATCAGATGTTAATCCAGTGATAAAATATAATATGAAAAACTTATATTTCCGATGAAACGCTAAGTTTTTTGTTTGAGAAGCCTGTTCGTATTGAACAGGCTTTTTTTAGTTTCTATAGCTGGGACTATAGTATAATTCCCATAGTTTCTGTTCTAAGGAAATATCACCAAGATTTGTTTCTTTAGAAACATCCTTTCTAAGGTCATTAAGATAATTTAATAGAGATATAACTACACATTCATTATATCCTCTCCCAGATTTTTTCATGAGGGATTTTGCATTTTTAACAATTTCTGATACAGCTTTTTCGTTTTCCATTTAAAAACCCCCTACATGGTCTTTAATTAGTAGGAGGAATAGATAACTTCATTAGAAGAATCCAAGTTTATCCATTAATTTTTTAGCATCAATTTTTGCATTTACATAGTTTTTCTCTTTGATGGTATCAGGAACCCAAATTGAAGTTGGGACATATTCATTACTATATTTATTTAAGAGTTCAATTGTTCCAACTACCGAGTCTGTACCATCTTTTGCATTTATACCATTCTTCATCATTTTCCAAGAGGTTTCATCATATGTCCATAAAGTAGGTCCGGTAGTTACAATGTCACCAGTCATATGTTCTACTTTTGCTGAACCTGCGTTTTTCTCTCCATTTTTTGATCTCTTTTGCATTTGAAGGGAACTCATATTATTTTTTAAGTAAATATTAAATCCTGTTTTCCATCTTCCTTTTACAACCATATCAATAAAATTAAAATAAGGATCATTAGTTTTATCTACAGAAAGATGTTCTGCATCAATACCAAACCGTTCTAGGGATTGTACAGTAGAAACGCTTTGAAAGGAGTCTAAGGATACGTGAAGAATTTTCATATTTCCTAATCTGGCTAAGTCCATTATAAAAAACTTAAAAGCTTCAAGGTTCATTACTCCACCATTTGGTATTACCATAATAGTAAAATCGGTAATATAGATTTTCATCATATCACCAGTGTTAGGGTCAATTCTTGTAGGGTCTCTCTCAACATGACTAAGAGATATTCCTGTACAGTCTTTTGCAAAAGATTGGTCAATAGTGAGTGCTCGTGGTATTTCGGGTTTATACCAAAAATAATACCTGTCAAGAATCTTATTGAAATACTTTGTTTTTATTTGATCCCAAATTAAATGCTCTGGGTCTTCCTTGGTATCAGCTTGAATATGAGTAAATAGAGTCTTAAGTTTATGAGTAAAACAAGCTTCTATTTGAAATGGGTCATTCAAAAGTCTATCCGCACTACCAGAAGGAATACCACACTGGTCCCGAAGAAACTCTATTGGATTTTCTCTCGCCATATCAATGTAGGAAGTACCTATAGAGTTTTTAGGGCAGATAACATAATCTAAAGGACTAATTTCTTCTACAGCTTCCTCAGGGAGTACACAAGAGGCTTTTCCATTTCCACCTTTATACAATGCGAAACTATTTTCCTTTATTATATTTCCTTGAGTATCCTTAAAGTCTGGGAATTCTAAAGGGAAATGCTTCCATCGTGAACCAGATACTATATAATTTAGTTTACTCTTCGGAGCATCTTCCCAAATCCATTTGTCAATTACAGATTCCATAGTGTTTGGAGATGAATCCAGAATGAATCTTCCATAAAAGTTTCCCTTCATACGAGATTCAATACGAGTTCTCAACTTATAGAAAAACTTAAAAATTTTTTCGTCGCTCCAGCCTTCGTCTGTGAAGAAGGAAATTTCTGAAAAATTGCCGCATAGGATTGTCTGACCCAAAAGTCCCCCGGCACTTGAAATAAGTTTATAGTTTGCTCCATTACTCATTGCAATTACCGAGGTAGGTGTGGCGGTTGTCCAATAGATATGATCTACGGGTTTATTACTAGTTGTAAATTCTTCCTCAGCTTCTGCCATAGCTTGCTTTGTTCTACACTTTACAAAGTACGGGGATGACTCTAAAAGATTTAACATAGGTTCAAAAAGTAATTCTGAACTTTTCTTTAAACTTACGGCACAAAAAACCTGAGTAAATCAAAATGTTATTATCGTGAAGTTTTTTATCATCACCTCTGGAGGTTTCCCTCATTTTCATCGAGTGGTTTATTCCCACTCCAGTTTAGCATATCTTTTCATCTCATTTTGAGATGTCGAAGTCTCTTGGAAGGATTATATTCTATTAAATAGGTTCACCCTCTATGCGTTGCCCCTGACCTTTATTTTACTAAAGACCTTCGGTTCGGATTGGCGTTTAAGCTTCCCCGCTTCATTCTTCGATTTTTCACTCAAAGATCACTCTTTGAGGCGGCATTTATTTTACCGTTGCAGGACTATTGTGTGTAATTATTTTTTCGTCAGTTAAGTATAAACCTTCTTTAGAGTTTAAGGATATACATTGCTGAATAGAATCCTCTACCCTTTTAATATTTTTTATTCTTGACACTTCTAATCTCCTTTCTGTATTTTAGGGCTTTTAAAAAGCTTTAAGTAATCTTTCCCGTATTCTTTTGATACATAGTCTAAAACGGGGTTTATTTTTTCCTGTGATACTATTTCAACATTATTTTCATTCATACAAATCTGTTTATACTTAGAAATTTCATTTTTAAGGTTTTGCTCTTCACTCTTAAAACAACAAAAGAGATTCCCTTCTCTATCTAATAGATGATTCCCTTTAATTTCAACATAATGATCAGTGAAAAAATCTGGGTGATATACATGTTTTTTTAAGTTCCCATCTGTATACCTTATACCTTCTGGTTTATATTGAAAGTTTATTTTTTTATCAGTTAAAAAAATAAAATAGGCAAGCTCCCAAGACGAATCAAAACTTGTGTCATTATATAGATATCTTGATTTGTTTGTCTTTGAGAAATAAACAGATTGGGCGTAGCTTTCTGCTCCATATCTTAAAAGACAAGTTTTTTTAGACTCTACTAAATTAAAGTAAGAATATCCATATCTATTTAGTTTTGTTTGTTTAGTTTTAGTACTTATCTCCGTATTTTTTTGACAATTATCTACCCCTAAACTATTTATTAGACTTTGTTTAATTTTGTCTTTCACAGATTCAAGCATACAAGTGGATCTCACACCATACCTATTAATATTGGTTGCTTCCCTTAAGGATTTTAATTCAAGATTATACTTTTCAATTGATCCATAATTGGATTCTTTAGTCTGTTTCATTTGACATTTTCTACATAACTTAAACTCAGATTGTTTTCTAATTCCTCTATAAAATCCAACACCACAGGATTCACATACAGAATTTTTAAGAACTGTTGGTTTTCGTATAGCATTACTATGTAATCTCTGTTTTTCTATTAATTCTGTTTTATTTTCCACCCCATGTTTTTTAAACAGAGTTTGTTCTTTAGTACACTTTTCACAATGCATTTTTTCAGTAATAGCAGATATTCTCTTGATACAAGTTTGTTCACAACTGTGGCAATTAAAAAGTAAATTTTGTTGTGCTCCATGAGTTTTTAGCAAGTTTTTTACTTCTAAAAAACTTGATACTTTCACAGGATCTTCTTCATGAATATACTTTGTAGCAGATTTGATTCTTGTGCAATGTTCACAGATAGGTATAACGTTATTTTTAAATTGTTTTAACTTAAAGGGTTTTTCCACTTTGCAACTCTCACACAAAAATATAATTTTTTGAGTATTACTATATTTTTCTTCTATAAGTTTAGGTATCTGTCCTAATGAACTAACAACTATAGGGTCTTGTATCACCTTATATTCCCGTCTTCCTTCACTTTGAGAACATTTCCTGCAATTAAACCCTTTTTCTTTTAGCTTTCTTAGGGTTTTAATTGAGTCAAGATTACACTTATTACAAGTGAAAGCAACTTTAGTCATCCTATCATATACTTTTAAATTAGCTAAAACTTCTTCAATACAATTAACTCTTATTAATCCTACAAGTTCTTTTTTCTTTTCCATACAAATCTCCAATAAGGACAGGTTTTAATCTAATAGGTCGATCGACCAAAACCTATCCTATTAGAAGATATTTAATTAGTAATAAAAGTCTGGGAGTTCAAAATCTAAGTCTGGGTTATCTATCATAAACTGAGTATTAACCGTTTCCCAAATTTTTTCACCATTACTATCAATTCTGTAAGACACCTTCCAAAGATGTTGAGCACTACATCTTGTTTTTCTTCCATCATCTAATTCTATTTCGTAAGTAGCTATTTTACCTTGAGGATGAATCTGAATTACTTCTGCTTCAGTATTCTCTGGTGTAAGTACTTTATCCCCTACTTTAATATCACCCATTAATTTATAACCCTCTTTTGTATAAACTTTACAATCAAGAGGTTGACTCTGACCGAAGAATTTATAAGGATGCCACATAAGAGAAGTACAAGTCGATATGTATAAATTTGCTAAAACGGTAAATAAACTTTTACCCCATCCAATATGGGGAGTCAAAACTACTGTCCTATAAGGTTTAATTGGACTAAATGCTTCTATGAAATGTTCTCGTACAGGTTCATACATTGTCTCACTCTGAGGACCAAGATACGCATATGAAAGAAATTCCTCAGCAGTTGGAGGTTTTGCTCTATAAACAAGTCTCCATGATTCTGTACCCAATAAATCTTTCATATTAGGATTCAGGGAATTATTTGCCTGTAACCAATCAATAGCAAGTTTAATATTTGCCAAATTCAAACAATTAAATTGGGGGTCCATTAAAGCATTTTTATCACCACTAAGAATGTCCTTGAATACAGGGATTAGCTCATTCAAGTCTAAGTTAAAAGGTTTTTCTAGGTTTGCTTTTTTCATAAAATAGGCACTCTTTTCTGTATCCAAGAGTGGGTCAATAAGATTTAATGTGAAGGGGTTAGAGGGTTGAAAATCTTCAAGTGGGTTTATCTTATTTTCTTTTTGAATAAGCTTACTTAATTTCTCATCAGGCAATTCGCCAAATATTTTTTCCATGTTGTATTAATTATCTCTCTTTTTATTTTCTGTATTTTTCTTTAGCCAAGATTCATAAGCAAGGTTCCCGCCTACTGAGGGTTCTGAGAAATAATTGAAAACTTCCTTTAGGAAGCTTTTCCAAACTTCTCCTCCTATTTCTTTATAGGTGAAAATTGTTAGTTTAGACAACTCAGTCATTTTTAAATTTGATAGCTTTGAGATGTCAACTTCCTTATACCCATTTTCCATTAAATCCTTAGCTATACATCTAGCATAGGCAGGTATTTCTTGGTATTGAGATAAGTGTTTTTTCACCATTTCAAAATTATCTGGATCATAATCCCCAAGATAGGGCTGTTTAGAGATATTTAATTGATTTTGTTGACGATGGGTTTCTTCATGTACAAAAAAAGATTCAATCTCAACGTTAAGTAAATCCTCAGACTTACCCGAGTCAATATTTTCAATAGCCCTTGGAGATAACCAAAAGTTATAGAAATCTTCTTGCATATCATAGGAAGCATTTGTAATTAAAAGAACTGAATTTTCCTCAGATATCTCGAAGTTAACTTTAAATCTTTTAGTTATTTCTTCATAATTTTCTGGGTTAGCATATACTTGGTCAACCATTTTGGAAATCCAAGAGAAATCCGGTCTATGGAAAATCTCTTGTAACTTTTTACGGGTTGTATAATGAACTCCCTCATATAACTTAATGATATTAAACACTTCTACAACCTACACTTAAATCTCAAGTGCATCATCCCAGTCATGCTCTGATGTTGCTTCTTCTGATTCATTAAGCTTAGTTTTACCAGACTTAATTGAAACAGACTCAAAGCAATGAGCATAACGTGAAGAGTTTATATCATCTTCTGGTGTGGTTTCAATTCCATTACCATAGATTTCGTCAAAAGATTTGTCGCCGTTTTCTGAGGAAATAATTCCCTCTTTTATTCTAAGTCTCATAATTAACCCCTTAGTGTCTTTATTAAATTCAAGAGTTCTGAATCTTCAATAAGATTCCCTTGAACATTAATTAATTCTTTTATATAACCTTTTAAGAAAGACTCAACTCCATAATTTATTGAAGCATCAAGTTCTCTGAAAGCTTTTCTACCCATAGCAACTAAAATCTTTTCTGATTGAGAATTGAATAACTCATCTGTAAGGCTTCTCATTTCTTGATCAGAAAGACCACTATCTGCTATTTCATTTTGACTAGCTATATAATCAGAGTCATTTTCGTTTCTACTCCATTCCGTATTATATATTCCTGAAAGTCCAATACTAATATTTCTCTCATAATCCATGATCTAACTCCTCTTAAAGTGAAAGAATGTTCCCTTCGGGAAGTTCTCTATTGATTCTTTTAATTTCATATCAAAAACACTTTTAGTATTTTCAATTATGGCAATCTTATTTTTAACCTCTGGAGACATTACCCGAGTAAGTCCACCACCTTCATCTTCTACAGGTGCAGTATTCACTATATTCTGTACTGGTACAGGTGTATAAGGCATTGGTGGAAGTGTAGGGGTTTGAGCAGGAATATTCTTAGGATTAGAATAAAGTTTAGTAGTATCCTTTGGTTGGTATACTACGGTTGTCCCTCTTTTTGGGTCTGTTACGATATCACCTAAATTATATTCTGCTGAAGGTGCAACTGATTCTACATCACTCTCGGGAGGAAGAATAAAATAATCCAGTTGCATACCTTTTGGGCATAAAAAACCGATGTCGGTAAAGAATTGTTTAATTGTATTTTGCTCTGTTCCTATAAACATTTTATTAGTACTCCTCTGAAACTATTGGTACACGTACATGGCTCCAAAGAGTTCTCCATGTTCCGTCTGCGGCTAAATAAACCTCTGAACTTCCAAAAGAGTTTGGTTCGTTTGGAATCTCAGAACTTTGTCCATAATAATTATTATCTAACGATTTTGACTTTCCTACTATAAGACCTTCAACGTCTCGGGTTTCATTCAAGGGCAATTCTACATTACCATTAACTCCACCAAATACTGTGTTCGGGTCATCAACTTTGAAGTTATAATCCTTGTGAAATTGATACATAGCTCCACGAGCTTTTTTAGATTCATCTGTAATATTTAGTTCACGACCGAGACCACCAGTGATACTAAAGTTTTCTTTCATGAATCTTGCAAGAGAAATCATGTTTAGCTTTGCTTGTTTTAGCAGAGCTTCTACTTCACGAAGGGAGAGAGGTTGAGAACGTGGACCCCAAAGTTGTGAACTTTGTAATGTACCCGTATTTAGCATATCAGGTTGTACAGGATTTGAATCCCTTATATCCTCATAAGAAGAAGGATTAGTTTGCCAAGGAGCGAAGTTGGAAATATTCTTTGTATTCTTTCCTGTTGTTCCAATTATAGCTTCTGAGATTCTTAATAACTGGTCATACTGAGAAAGTGATAAACCCTCTGGGGCATTTATGTAACTACTGATAACTAGTTTTTCTCTTGTGATACCACTTCCGGTATCCATAATTGTAGTATCAAGAGGGTCTCCAAGTCTTTCAACATCATTTTTATCGTAAATCTTAAAGTTTTTAGGGGCTACAGGTAAAAGGTCTTCAGTTATTTTTCTATTTGCTGTAGTAGACCTTGGGACACCTGAATCTGAGGAGAGTGCAGTATCATCATTCAATCTACCATCTACGAGTCTTTTAATATAAACCCAAAGTTCATCGACGGTAGGAGAAAGAATACGTCCATCAGTTATTAGATTTCCATCTTTTGATAAAAGAACTGGTTTGTGGTCATATTCTGCGGGAACCATACGACTTTCTGGGTCAAAGTAACCCGGGTGTGTTAGTGAATCTTTTTGGTGATCTGTTTCCTCATTTACTGTTCCTTCATTTTCCGTAAAAACTTGATTTACAGGGGTTGTTTGCAATTGTCCAATACTTGTAGAATCTGAGTCCGTGAAAGTGGTTTGAGAAATAACATTAGAAAGGGTAGATTCTCTATCAAGGTCATTATTATAATCATATCCTTCATATATTTTATCCGAAAGTAAGTCTAATGAAGGTACTGTCTTAGGAATATAAGGTCTATGAGAGGTAGGTTTTGATTCTTCTGTTGAGTTTAATCTACCATCATATCTATTATAATCACCTGTTGCTGAAACAATAATATTTTTATGTTTAACATCAGAGTTTGGATTTAAGTCTTGTTCAAACTCATCCTGATTTATGTAATCAGCAAAGTATCTTAATTTAATCCAAACATAACAATGTTTGAGAGCATCTTTATAGAAATGAAGGAGTTCTCTAAGACTTTCATAAGTGGCAAGGGCTTCTACTCGGGTAAGTATATCTGGTATAAAATGACCAATTATCTGCCAAGTCTTAAAGTTGTTTGTACCTAGAGCTATTTTAGTATAGGAAGTAAGACCGTCTTGTTTAATAGTTGCATTAAACACAGGGTCTGTTTCACTTATCTGAAAAGTTGTAGTTGCGGAAGACCCTGAACCACCTATACCCAAAGAAACGGGAGAATAGGTAAGGTCTGAAGTTGATGTTAAATCCAGTGTATTCCATCTGGAACCCTCAAAAGTTATCGTACTGGTAGGATAGAGCGCAGAAGCCTTATCCGAGAAAGTCATCACCTCATTGATAGGAAGGTTTGATAAGGGGTGAGTAAACGAGATTGTCTTCTTAGCTGTTTTTGCTGAGGGGTCAAACTTCGCAGGGCAGATATCTATTCCATAGTTTAGAAAATTATCTAAACTCGTTTTAATTACTTCTCCGTTTGTTTGATATACACTTGAGTTGTAACAAATAATATCATGATCCATAGACATACCACTTGATAACACTCCAGTAGGGGATATTCGATATCCATCATAGGAGGCTGAGTCATCATTAGCATCAAAAATAAGATCATATACACTCACCAAGGAGCAGATTGGTCCGAATCCATTTAAGGTTTGATTTACTTTCCAAGGGTTTTTCTGTATAATTATTGCCATTATTAATTCCTTATATTAAGTTAGTTAGTATTTAAAATTAATAAAGACTGTAGAATTATTTTCTACAGTCCTCTCTTTTTCACAGTTCTGTATCAGTTTGAATCAATTCAATTGTTTTCTGAATCTTGTTATCTTCTAAAAACTGTAGAATGTCTATAATCTTATTATTATACACATCCCCTATCAAGTCCTTAAAATTTTGTGATACGGAAAGAAAAGCTTCACAATTGGTTTTTAATTGTGAATCGCTATCTACAAACTCATCCTTAAACTTAATTCCTATCGTACCTAAATAAGGTACTGTGAAAGAATGAAGCTTATCGGGGTCATCCAGTAATTGAACAAGCCATACATAAATTGTGTATTCCCAAACCTCTTTTACTAAGTTTGGTGAAACCCCGAACAGTGCGCTTATTTTATTTAGCGTTTCTTTTGTCTGAGCATCTTGTTGAAATAATTGTTTTGTTGCCATAGGTTCCTCATACATTATATATTAACAAAAAAACCAGACTCGCATCTGGTTTCCTTTTCTATCCTCTATCGTGTATTTTTCTAACTTCTGTCATATATTCTTCTATGAATACGGGATTGAAATTTGTAACATACGTTCCATTATCAATTTCTTTAATAAGGGGTACATCATTGTACTTCATATCCTTTAATCGACCAAGAAGTATATCCCTAACCCTGTCATTTATTCCCAACCATTTCGCAACTTCAATAGGGTCTCTTATCGGTGAAGGGTAAACAGATTCATCGGTAAGACCGTACATCATAGCCTTAATATAGGATACAAGAAGATTTTTTATATTCTCACTTGTTTTTCCGAACTTGTAACTAAGAGTTACAACATCAACTTTACTTACCTTAGCTTCAACTTCTACTGGAGCTTGTACTATTTTTTCCAGTACTTCCTCAGAAGGGATGGAAGCTTCCTCTACAACAGTAGGTACAACTTCTTCTTTAGGCAAAGAAACTTCAAGCTTAACAACTTCTTCCGAGATACTTACTACAGGTTTCTCTTTTTTAACAACCCTTCTTGGAAGGACGGATTTTTTTTCTACAGAAGAGTCCATTTTTCCTATAAGCTTTTTTGTAGTAGAATCAATATTGGAAGTATCTAGTTTACCCTTAGCTATTGAATCCTCTAACACTGAGTTACCTTTCTCTATATTCTCAGTTAAAACTTCAATACTTGATTTAACTGGTTCTACGGGAAGTTCTTCTACTGGAACTTCTACGGGAAGTTCTTCAACAGGAAGTTCTTCTACAGTTGGAACTTCAACAGGAAGTTCTTCTACAATTGGAACTTCTACGGGTTCCTTAACTTGCACCAAACTACTCTCTACCTCAGGAGGAGTTTCTTTTAAAACCTCAGGAATATTAAACTTCTGGTCAATCTCTTCTACTAACGTATAAGAAACCTCAGGAATCTCTTTAGTAACTGGTCTACTCCAAGGAGTAGAGGGTTCTACATGTTCCTTAACCCTTAACTCTTTTACTGGTGAATCTTCAGTTACTACCTCAGGAATTCCTGAGGTCTGAACACTAACTATTGGAGTGTCTTCAATAACCTCTTCTGTTTTTTTAGGTTCTTCCGTTGGAGATTGTACAGTATCAGAACTCAAAAATCTTTCAAGGTCTTTATCGAACTCTACCAGAAGCTTATCAATGTCAAGGTCATCTGGAAGATAATTTCTGAAATAATATAAAAGTTTACGAGAAATATTAATTTCCGGTGCAGTAGTTACAATTGTCATTTCTATTAAAACTGCAACTAACATTAGGATTATGAATCGAATAACTGCTTCAGGAATAACTACGAACAGTTCTGAGAGAAGCTTGAACATATTAGAGGTACCTTTTTCCTCAGATTGAGTAAGTTCAAGATCCAGTTTCAACTGACTGTTCTCTTTAATTATTAGGTTGTTAGCTTCAATTAATCCCTCATTTTTAAGAGTAATTTCTTTTGCTTCATCCCTTCTCGCTTTTCTATTAGTAAGGTCTAAGGCTTTTTGCAAAGCTTTCTTCTCGGTTATCTGACTTAGAATGCTTGAATCTTTATAGTCACTATCCCTATATGCCTTGTTTAAGGTAGCCAATTCTTCATTAAACAAATCGTATTTATTATTGGCGTCTTCCCACTCAGTATAATACTTGGTATAATTTGCTGTAACTATTTGGTTGGAATAATAGTCATTTTCATCTTTTGCAGTTTTTAAAGTTAAAGCTATTTTTGCAATACCTGAATCAGATTCAACTGAGTTTCTACCTGTAATTGTAAGAGAAAGTCCTAATGAAGCAAAGATTGCTATAAAAGCAAAAACTAGGTAAAGACAAAAAAACTTTCTTGATGCCTTGGTTACGGAGTTTGTTTTCTTTTTACCTTTTGATAACCCGGAATCATTCTCTTTAGAAAGGTCTATCTTCTTTCCTATAGAAGATAGAATATTTGCTTTAATAACTGTAAATATCTTTGTTCCTTCCAAAGTAATAGAGATAGCTATAAATAGCAGTTTTTCATAAAAAAGAGGACTCAACTGTCCAAACATAGCTACATTTATTATAGAGGATATTACGGTGGCGGCAAGGAAAGACAAAAACATTACAGCAACATAAAGCTGTTGACCGGAGTTCTTGTTAATCTTTACTGCCTCGGTTTTTCTTTTAAAAATCATTTTTCCCAACTTTGTTAAAGACATTTAAGTCCAGTATTTAATTCTCTTAAAGGTATATTAACAATTTTTTTAATCAATAAGCGAATCCAGCTCTTTTTTAGTATTATTTAAGTCCTCTGATAATCGTTGCAAACTGCTAAGTTGGTTCAAGGATTCTTGAACAAGTACATACCCACTTAAGTCTTTAGATAATGTAGCAATCAAGTTTTTTACTTGGTCAATATAGGTTTCTCCCTGAGCTGTAGCATATATTCCGTCTGTCTTGGGCGTACCAAAGTTTGCTGTAGGGGACTTTGTTTTTATTGCTTCTATACTGGAAGATACCTGTCCTAAAGCAGTACTGCATTTTTTTATAACATCTTGGGAAGCTACTGCACTTTGTTTTTTCTGCTCGGGAGTTGTTGCAGGTGCAGGTTGTACAGAGGCTTTTTGTTGAGCCTGTGTAGGTTGGGATTGAGGGGTTGCCTGAGTCTTTTTTGTTTGATAATCCTTAAATTGAGTTTCAACCGAAGAAGTGTAAGATTGAGTTAATTTTGAAACTACATCCTTTACTTCTGGAGTATCCCCAATAATCTTACCAATATTATCAGTAATTGTTTTCAAGCCCTTAGAGGTAAAAACCCCTGAGCTTATAGATTGAGAAAGCCCATCCTTAAACTTCTTCAAGTTTTCAAGGGCTTTTTTATTATCAACTGCTTCATAAAGCCTGTTTGTTAAAATATCTTCTAAGTTAATGGATTCAGCAACCGTAGTTGTAGGTGCCACATCAGTTGTAGCTACACCACTTTGTTCTGTAGGTGCTTGAGCAGGTGCCTGTTGTGCAGGATTTTGCAACTCAGCTATTTTAGCATCAATCATTTTTATAACTTTATTTACAAGAGCTATCGTATTCTTTGTTTGCTTATCTTGTGATGCCGTAGATATTCCACTCTTTTCGGAAATCATCTTATCCATCTGAGAAGATGCTTGAGTTGCTTGAGTTGTTGCAGTCTTTTCATTGCTTGCAGTTACCGCATTGTTTGAAGCAGTTGTAATATTGTTTATTCCAGTAGCAACATTTGATACTACCTGCTTAACACCATTTGCAAGCATCTTACCTGCATTGGCTATAACCCCTTCATCAAGGGATTCTTTTTTGTATAAAAGTATGTCATCTAATTCCATCGTAATTCTCCTTATTAAACCAAGTAAAAGCCCTTATCAAAATAATTCTTTATGTTTTGAAAATCTTCACTGTTTACCAGAAGATACTGTACCTGAAGATTCGTCCAATTAAACTTTATTTCTTGATCTACCTGTTTTTGTTTATGAGTATAAGTCTTATCACCCTTTTCACCAGTAGACGGATTTTTATCTTTATTTAATTGATTATATGCGTTCTTTATAGCTTTAGCTCCATCGAGAACATATTCACCAACTACGGTATCCTTAACCCACTCTTTAGCCAATTCTTTATCTCTCTCAGGAATAAGTGCTCCAAGTGCATTAATAAAATCTTGATATCCTGTATTAGATAGCGCACCATCTGAACCCTTCATTAGTGAGTTTTTTAGTGGGTCTTTTTTACCCAAGGACACAGCATATATTTCTTCAATGATAGTTAGGATTGCTTTATCATCAGATGCCGGTTGCCAAGTTTCTGGACATTGACCCAACTTTTTCTCTTTGGCATATTTATCAAGTGAATCTTTATTCTTAAATAAAGTGGTAAACTTATTAAACAAGGTAGTAACAACACCAAATATTTTTTGGTTATTACCTTCATTTGGAATGTTTTCACATACGGGATAGGTTGTCATTCCATAAGTATCTGCCGCATCACAAATCTCTTTTGATGATACAATAACATAATCAATATTATGTACTTTTTGATAATTTTGAATCTTGTAAAAAATGGAACCATTAAAGTTTTTATCTTTGTGAGCCAAACAGGAATAGAAAGTTGATGAAGCAATAGTCGTATCTTCAATTAATTCACATCCACCCTTATCTTGTTGTAAAGACCAAACTGCTCGGGCAACTGTCCCATTTGTTATTTGTGTTTTAGGGTTTACCGAAGTTCCTGTAGAAGGTACTGGAACAATATAGGCTTTGTGATTACCTTTCATAATCTTCAAGGCTTTTTGTATAATATCCTTAGTTCCTATTAAGGGTAAGTTTGTAGGAATAATAAATAAAAACCCTCTTTCAGGTTTTCCTGAAACTGGTTGCCTTACGGGAGTTGGTTGTACAGGTTGATTTCGTACTGGCTGTTGAACGGGCTGAACTGGTACTTGGGCAGTCTGAGGTGCTGGTACAGCTTCTTTTAGTTGTGAGAAGTTTAGTCTGTGAAAGTTTTCAGGCAATACAAGAATAGACTCAAACATATGAGAATAATCTTCCTCAAGACCTGCTTGAATATCATTTACTTGTGATTCTTCTGTAAGATATACAATGTTTCTGAAACCTTCTGAATGAGCAGACTCCATCAGTTCTTTTATTTTATCTGAAGTCTCTGTATTATACTCGGTATAAAAATCATAGTTAAACTCATCTGCCAGTTTCTTAACTTGGTCTTCACACATATCTGATGAACTTTCGTTTATTGCTATTACAATCCCTATTGAATTTTCCATTTTAATTCCTTAATAAATTAGTTCTTAAAGTTCTAATACTAATTAGTCATGAAATCACATTTAGAACATTTATTAGACTTAAAAACAAACAACAAATACTCTGAAATAAGAGACACTTGGGTAGCTTTCGGATCTCTTTCTGTCACAGGAAAAACCAAGGCTTATGTAAAAGATACCTTGTTCCAAGTAGTCCTACCCGGTTATTCTGACCCTGCTATAGTTCCAAGCGATTTACATATGGCACTGGTATATTGTACCGCCGACTACAAAGTAGATAATGCAATATTCCCCTTGATAAATTGGGAGACTGTTTCTGTTTCAGAAATAGAGGGTAAATGCTCAGTTGTTTCTGGGATTACTTCACCCCATTTTAGAGTTATATTAAACTATTCTAATTTTACTTCGATTGTAACACCAGTCAATGAAGACTTCATGCCTTATCAAATTGTTGCATTAGATTCTGATATCATTATTGACGACGATGAATTAGAAATTATTCTAGGCGAAGTCGGTGTCCCTTTCCTTAATGTTGCAGAACTTGAATACACCAGAGAAAAGATTCTTAATACTTGTATAAAACCTGCCCTTCAGGAATACTATAAGTTTTTTCCTATTAGTGAACAAGTAGAACTTGGTCAAGTAGGTTGCAACTCAGAGTATCTTTTTGAACTTCCTAAGTTTTGCTATGCAGTCACTAGAGCTTGGGTTGCTCAGGCAAGCGGTGGTAATGGGGGTATGATAGGAAAAGGTGCATACAATTTTATGATGCAAACTGGAGGAGGTTCTGGATTAAGTGGAAGCTCAGGGGGAAGAGGTGTTAACTATCGAGGAAAAAATGTTCCCGGCTTTACAGGTGGAGGAGACCATATGTCAGCATACCTCCTACAAAGAGCGGCAAATCAATCCCTTATAAACTATTCCAAACGTGAAAAGTTTAAGTATATTAGAAAAGATAAGAAAATATCAATATCAGGATTCTCAACTCTCGGTGGAATACTTTGTGTAAATTATGCAAAGTGGAGTCCTGATTGGGACAGTATCCAATTTGATAGATTAAATGAAGTTAGAAATCTTTGTACTTCTTATATTCTCCAAAACTTGGGTATGCTTAGAGCTTTGGTTAAGTCCGATGTACCAGGTACTTTAGATTATACCTTATATACAAACAGGGCTGAAAAGTTGAGCGAGAAAACCTTAAAGTTTTGGGCTTCACTTCCAACAAACTTTGCTACTGTTATCAGGGGTTAATAGTAAACAGCTCTTTTATTAAGAGCTGTTTTTATTTATTAGTGTACACCTATGATGAGGACAGCCCTACCGGTAATAGGGTCTATATCAATGAGTTTAAAATAGTTGTTATCCAACCATACATCAACATCACTTAATCTTTGCCCTATAAAAAGAAATGAAATCTCAGGGATACTTTCTCTTTCAACCATAAAATCCACAGGGCTACAATACTTATCCCAATTTTCTTGGGTGGTTTGTATCACCAATCCACCGGGAGACCCATTACCTAATTCTCTTTCGATACACCTTCTTATTATCTGCCTATCTGTCATATTTTGTCCTTTATTTTTCTCAAGATTAAAACTAATATTACGAAGTATTTTAATCAGAAACCCTTAGAAATACATACTGCTTCTATTGTTCTCCAACCCTTACCCTTGCTAAAGTTTGCAGCTTCAATAGGACACATATTTTCAATTAAAACTTGATGTAATCCAAGTCTTTTAATTTTTTTTCCGAGTCTAGTATTCTCTTTATTTTCTTCTGCTATCATACCCATATATACAGTTGAAAACATTCTCTCCATAGCCCTTGAATCACTTCCATAGCTTTTTGATAACAATCTAATTTTTTCAAATATATCATTATTTATTTTTTTATCTGTAAGTTCATAGAAAGAAACAAAGTCATCATAAACTTTTCTTTTTGTATATCTTTCTCCTAGATCATTTAGTCCCATAAAATAAGTTGTATCTAAAGGGGCATGACGTTTAACGCCCGGTACTGTTAAATAAATACAGTAGCCATCAAATCTTCCCTCAGAAAACTCCAAATAACATCCATCATAAATATCTCTCCGAAAAACCATATAACCCCCCTTTTAATCTAGTTTGTTTTCACTTCATAATTGCAAATTAATAATTCTTTTATAGAACTTCTTCCCGAACCATTACTATTTATCATTCTATTTGCATCTACCCTTTGTATACGAAACTTTTCATAAAGAGAGTCAAAAAAAGTATCATCCTTATTTAAAACTTTAGGATCTGAATTACTAAGCATTAACTTAGCACCCTTTCCATCCATACTCGCATAGAAATCCCTAAGATTAATCTGACTGTCATCATTAAAACCCCCCTTGTTGTAAGAATTAAATCCATTCTCAGTTACAGGTCTATAAGGAGGATCAAAATAAACAAAGGTACCTTTATCTATATAGGGGTGTAAGTTTTCGTATGAAGTATTTAATATTTTAATCTTGAGTTCATTTTTCTTATTTCTAATATTTAACAACTTAGACATATTTCTCAAATCACAATCCTTATAAAAGATTGGTGATAATTGCTTTCCAAAGGGGACATTAAACTTACCTAAAGAGTTTTCTCGATATATTCCATTAAAACAAGTTTTATTTAAAAATAGAAAAAGTGCTGCCATTCTAAGTGTATTATCTGTTTCTACATTAAACTCATCCCTAATTTTATAGTAAAAATCTTCCTTGTTTTTAGAGTCACCTAATAACATATATTCATCTTTAAGAGTTTTTATTTCTCCCATTAATTGTTCACAATTATCCCGTATTACCAAATAAAGATTAATTAATTTATGATTAATGTCATTGATTATATACTCATCAAAAGAATCTTCGCTTGCTAAATATAAGAAAACTGCACCGGCACCTACAAAAGGCTCTACATACTTTGTAATACCCTCAAAATTATTTGGGAAGTTTTCAATTATTGTAGGTAATAATTGAGTTTTACCTCCTGCCCATTTTAAGAATGGTTTGGTTTTGAAGTTCAACATATTAATATTGACTATTTTAAATTTCAATTCTGCTCTCCTGTAGTGTGTTTATTAGTAATATATTAACTTTTTTATTGGGTTCCAACTTTTAAGTCGGAACTAGTTCACTCACAGAGTTCACTTCTGAACCTAATTAAAAACTTTTAGAAGAAGAGTTCACCCCAAAGTACTTTCACTCTTTTTCTATCACATTTAAGTTTCTGTTAGTGTTTCACACCTAAATCTTATTAAAACTATACTCATAAACTCTTTTTATCCATGTGTAAAAAGCATTCTCTGTCATAGTATGCTTTGCAAAATTACAGTATTTGCAACAAGTTACACTATTTTCTTTTGTGTAACCTTTTTCATTATCAACTCTGTCAATTCCATTGCATTTTAATATATGGTCAGAAAGTCTTTTATTCCCCTTAGTTTCATTTAGCCGGTCTTCAATAATTTTCGAGTGTTCTACACCACAATAATTACAGGGATCTTTAGATAGTTTAGTGAAAGTATTAAAATCAAACACCTCTTTAAATCCAAGTTTATTGTTTCGTCTTTTTAAGTGGCTGTACTGTACCTTTAGTAGTGCTTCCTCCCTATCTTCATACAATCCCCACTGATTTCCTTTTTTTGCAAGAAACTCTTTCTTTAAACAACCACAGCTTTTTGATTTTCCACTAGAAAGATTATCAGAAACAACAATTTTTTCCTTCCCACAATCACAAATACATAACCATAAGTGTTTTCCTCTCTTATCTTTACCTTCATGTTTTATGACGGTCAATCTCCCATACCTCATGTTTATTCTATCTAAGAATCGTGGCATATACCTTCCTTAACCTATTTAAAATAATCATAATACCGTCTAATATTTCTTTAAGTTTGACCCAAACGAAAAACCTGTAGATTCTTTTTTAGGGGGTTCTTTCATAGTACATTTTTCTAAAGATTTGATATCCCTATCAAGGGAAACTGCCTCAATCCTTTTCTTTGCTATTTCAAAATACTTTTCGTCTTTTTCAATTCCAATAAACTTACGGTTTAATTTTTTACATGCCACACCGGTAGAGCCTGAACCCATTGTATTGTCTAAAACTATTTCACCTTCATTAGTAAAAGTATTAATCAGAACTTCAAGTAGGGCTACGGGTTTCTGAGTTGGATGCAAAGTTGTTCCAAGAATTTCTCTTCTAATCTCTAGGATGTCTGTTGGATACCTAGTGCCATCATCTTCATATGCAGTTATCTTTTTATTTATTCCTGATACGATAGAATTATGATATCCTTTAGGTTTAGGGGTTTCTAGTTTTCCTTCATGTTTTGTTTTTTGAGGGTTGTAAGTAGGTTGCTTTTTATAAAAGATAATAATATTTTCAGTACACTTCCCAAAACGTCTTTTAAGTTGAAAAAAGTTTGTTGGTTTTTCTTTTTTCCAATAAAGATCATATCTATAGTCTTTTATATTACTCATACGAAGGTATGATGAAAAAGGTTCACTACCAAATAAGACAATAGCGCCATTAGGTTTTATAATTCTATTATATTGTTCCCACAAGGGCTTAAAAGGTATGAGAATATCCCATTCACAAACAGTCGTTTCATAAGGTAAATCACAAAGAATCATATCAATAGAACCGTCAGGTATATCTTTCATTTTTTCCAAACAATCGCCAAGTATTAATTGCATTTATATTTCCTAAGTTTTTATATATGGGTTCTTTCTTACAAACTTAACTGATGTACCACACTTCATACAGAAGGTTTGTCTATTGTCACTATTCTTTAGTATTGAAAGTTTAATTTCATGTTTTCCATCATGCCATAGTTCACATACTTCCCACTCAGATTCTCTCTCATAATCTTCAAAACTCATAGTTCTTTCTTTTTCTTTGCAATCCAACCCATTGAACTTTCAAGTTGGTTTTCATACAACCATCCACTAAACTCAGTTTGTTTAGCATCAATAAAATCACCAATTTCTTTTTCAAGCTCTTCAAATTTAGCTATCACTTGTTTTCTTTTAGAAGAGGGAATGTCTTCCTCCACTAAAATTGTATTCTCTCCACCATAGATATAATGGATAAGACCTATTCTTTGTTTCTTTGAATCTTCAATCATATTAATTCCTTTTTATTTATTAATCTTCTATGCAAGCACCCATTAGACTAAACCCCAATCAGGCAGGTCAGCCCACTTTTCAACATACTCAGTGATGTCTATATCATCTTCTGATTTGAATCCCTCATAAAACTTCCCTATTACAAAACCTGAAGGATTGTAATCAGTTACTTTCATTATTATCCAATCACTATCAGAGGGAAGTTTCTTTTCTACTTTAAAAAACTTTAATTCTTGCTTCATAATTACCTTTTAAGAGATTGCTTTTATTCTATTTCTAATTTCCAATAAAGTTTGGTCTATAATACATTCTTCTTTATAGTCTCGTGCGAACTGTTTCTTAAAGACAGAATCTGCATGTCTTGACCTTGGGTATCTAAACATCATCAATGCCCTGAAACGAATCAGTAAGCAAAGTCTTTTATTATCGGGAAGAGAAGCATCAAGTTCTGAAAGTACATCCTTAACACAATTGAAAGAGTCCATACCTTCCTGAATTACATATTCAGGATTATAGTATTTTGCTTCATTAGGGTTTAAGATATTTCTGTAACCAATCTTGGTGAGATAATCCCCCAACTCGCCTTTTGAGTCGTCATTCATATAAAAGTTTAATGAGACATGGTTATCTTCTTTCTTGTGTCCATATAAAACTTCCAAGACTTTATATACCATCATACCTGCAAAAGACCAATCGACCTTAAACTCTGGATTTGTTTTATACTGATTTAAGAATCTAAGAACGACTGATACTGCACATTCGTTTACATAGTCCTGTTCAAGAAAAACCTTAGACTTTATTTTCTTTAAGATTAAAGATTTTGCATAGGGGAGACAAACAATAAACATTTCCTTCCATGTTTCATCGGTTCTATTTTGAAGATACTTTTCTTGTAATTCATCTAAGAGAATTTCGGTAGGGGGTTTTGGTTTTGAGTTGTCATATTTCGACTCGGATTCTTCAATTCCCAAACTAAGAAGCAATTCTTCTGAAAGTGTGGATTCAATAATATCTGATTCATCTAAATCTTGCTCTGCTAGTTCTACCATTTTTATATCCTTTTAAGAGGGTCAATAATAAGACCCTCTTGTTGTTAAGGGATTACTCCTGAAATTTTGCGAAAATTGCCTTGAGGGTACCATCTTCTGAGGATACAACAACTCCGAGTCCATGAGCTTCCTCTAATGAAGCATTACTGAAACACAATGTAATAGTATCTTCGGCAGGAATAACAACTACGTTTCCTGTAGCATCGGTTGCGTCAGGGGTAGCATCTGCTTTAGAATCTGTTTTTGCATTGTTTTTAAACATTGCTTGTCCAAACTCAAGAACTTTTTTATAAAACTCAGAAGAGAAAATAAAGGAAGCTTTATCTACCCCTGTAGTATTTTCATAAGAGACAATATCACAATCCCTTTCTGCTTCTGCATTACTATCTGAATGGCTAAGATTAATTTGATTAGCCTTTGCGGATTCCTCAGTGAAGGTGAACTTCAAGGGTTTCCATTTCCAAATGATTGAATCAAAAATTCCGTCAAATACATTAAGTGAAGTCAGGAAAGAACTTCTATTAAAAACAATCTTGATTTGTTTATCACTTTCAGGAGAGATGGACTCTTCTTCGCTCGGGGAGGGGAAATCAAAAAGTACGCTAGGAACATTAATGATAAACTTCAAGGACTCAAGAGAAGAAGTATCGGAAGTATACTCAAAGAAAGCGAACTGACCATCCTCAGAATAAACTATTGAGTTTTCTGCTTTACCTAACGAAGCAACTAAATCCAGAACAAGTGTGTGAACAATAAGTTCATCATTGGCTTTAGGGGATTCTAGCAATAGTTCTTTGTCGGTATAAACTACAATAGAAGTATTATCAGCATATTTTACGGTGTTCTTTCCTACAAGAACTGAGTTACTCTTTGCGGTGAGTTTCATAAACTTACCAGACACTTTTGCGAACTCCATAAGACCTTTAGTAAGTTTAACTTTCTTTGTATTTTTAATAAAATAGGTATTATACAATTCCTCATATTCTTTCTTTACCGCATCAACTTCCAAATCAGAAGTTTGGTCAAAGCAAGAAAGGGTTACTTTAGATTTTGAGGTAGTAGACTTCAAGAGAAGCTTAACTCCACCATCGTCAATAGTTACAGAGAGAGAATCATTGTTGGTAATCTTATTTGATGTTGTGATGAACTTATCATAGTTCAAAGCAATATAATCTTCATCTTTATCCGATGAATACCCTTCGATATCTACTTCAAAAGTTAGTACAGATTGTTTACCTGAAACAAATACTACAAGTTTTTTATCTGATACAATCAGAAATTGTTTGTTGGTTATATCTGACATCTTAGATATAAGTCCTGCATAGCGGTTAAGCGTCCCGAGTGAACCTGCGGGAATGGTGAAAAAAGTTTTCATTAAATCTGTCCTCCAAAATTGAACATTTGCAAATAATTTCTATATAGAAGAAATTGGTTTCTATTCGTCTATTCCTATAGTATATTAACGGAAAAAAATAATATACGCTAAATCCTCCGAAAAATAATTCGTTAGAAAGTTTTGAACTTTTCCTGAAAATCCTATATATTATATATGTAAGGTATTGCACTATTTCTGGTGCAGTCCAAACCCCAAACAGACCAAACATCACATAGAAACAAAATGAATAAAACTTTTGAAGTTTTCTTGAAAGTTCTATATATTATATAAGTAGGGTAGACAATAAGCCGAAGTGACTTATTCAATGCCTTACTAACTATATTAACAAAAAACGGTTTATGCACTCTTTGACTTTTGACTTGGCTAGTTTTTAATTCACATTAATAAACTTACATTCACACGCAAAGCACTCATGTAAAGCTAAATTTAAGTGTCTATCAAAAAGACATTTTGTTTACTTGTAAAACACGTATTTGTAGCAAAAAGGTAAACAAATGAACGACCTCACAATCAAGTCACGGGACTATGTTCTCATTGAGAAAATGAGACGAACCAAAGTGGATTCTCAAGAGTATGTTGCTCTTAGAAATGAGTTCTTTTTTCTTTATAGGGATCTTGTAAATATGATGAAGGGCGACCTCATCTCAAGAGCTATAAAAATTAAGGTAATGCTGGATTATGAAGTAGAGGAATACGAAGTATTTGCCTTTGACAAATTGGTTCAGGCTATCAATTCAATTGACCTTGATAAGATAACAACTTCCCATAAGTTTTGTTTGTATATCCAATACTGGGGATATCTTCGCTCCATGAATCGTGACCTAATGTCCCATAGAATTAAATTGCGAAAAAATGAAACACAAATTTTTTCAGTAGCAGATACTAAGAATGATGAGATTTCAAGTATCTGTAAAAAGTACATTATCGAGAATCAGACTAAGGGTAGAACTATATCCGCAGAGGATGAGTGTCTACAAAACCTAAAGAAAAGCGTAATAAACAAAGCTGTTGATTATTGCTTGAACAAAAAGTTTAACGATATTCAGAAACAAATTTTTCTATTGAAGACTGATAATAAAACCATTAAGTACATCATAGAAGAACTTGAAATAAAGGGTTCAATATACTACAAGGAACTCAAGAACATCCGGTCTATCCTTAAAACCTCTATCACAAAAATTTCAGAGGAAGATAAGGTAGATGTAGAACTAAGTTTTATATAACAGGAGAATAAACGTTATGGAAATTTTGCATTGTACTGTGAATGATTTAAGCATTTCCTCCAAGGATTCTATGGAAAAATCTTCTCTCGGGAAGTTTTTTAGAACTTTAAGTGTAAAAGACTTAAAATTATCCCTTAGAGTTATTGAGGAAGCATCATTTGTTAATTTTACCTTCATGGGAATTACCAAGGTGTTGAAGGCTCGTGGTGGAGACCTGTACTTTATGTTTAAGGGGAACTCCTACAATGAGTATCCTCTAAAGAGGTACAGGATTAAAGACTACACATAGCTAATTAAAAAGACCCAGAAAACTCTGGGTCTTTGTTTTAATTAACCACCATTTCTTCTTGAATCTCTCAGATTTTCAAGGTAAGGTATTGCATACATGGAAAGGAATCTTGCCTGAATAGCAGGTTCAATTAATTTTCTATCCTTAACATTTTTTTCCTCACGATATTTTTCTGCAAGTCTACACCATTTATCAACGAGCTGACTTACAACCCTAAATTGCAATTTTCCACCAAGAGCAATAGATGCTCCATTAAGTTTAGCTCCAGTCTCATATGCTTCAACAAGAACACAAAGCAAACCGAAAACAACTTTCTTTCCCCAAACGGCATCTTCCTTGCTGTGGGCACCATCTTTATTTACATCCATGGTTCCAATAATCTGTTTAAGTCTTGCAAGAAACTCTTCGTTTGTTAAAGAGATTTCTTCAATATCAAATCTTGAACTTACTGCATCAGAGAGCATGTCACGTTTCAAGTTACTTATGAAAATAGTTCTTGATTCAAATCTAAAAGCAATAGGCATAAGTTCTGAGGTTGTAACTAAATCTAAATCAGTATCTCCATCGGCATTTCCATCATCGTCTTCTTCATAATCGTCGTCCTCAACATACAGTGCTTCACTGATACGACCAATTAATCCAAACTTTGAGAACTTTTCAAAGTTCTTTTTCTTTTTGGTTTTACCATATTCATATGCTTCGGTAAACTTAGTATAAAATTTACGATCTTCATTTGAAACTTTTTCCTCAGCTAATTTTATTCCGTCCCCATCATAGAGAGAAACGTAACCCTCTTTAATTCTGGAAAGGTCAAAACTCATTGTGGATTCATCTTTCTTTTCTCTTTTACCTCTAGCACTATTAATACGGTCATTTACAGTGATAGACATTCTGAACACAGGTTTGTCTGTATCAAGAAAAGCTTTTAAGGCATTATTAATTGTCTGGTCTTTAACAACCAAAACACCATCTGCATCATCAAGTACTACCAATTTACCATTTCTGTTTTCATAGAAGAATTGAATGATAGAAGTAATAGACTTACCTACAGCATCACCTTTTACTTCTACTAACTCAAAATTTGGATTTAGTCCTGACTCAACTGCTCGGGTTACTTCATAAGTTTTACCAATACCTGCATCACCACAAATAAGGGCGTGTCTTGAATTACTCTTTTTAGCGGCTACTGAATAAGCTAATTCATATAGTCGTTCATATTTTTCTTCTACCCTTGATTCAACTGTTGCAATATGTTTTTTTGAGGAGTTAAAAAGATCTAAAACTTTTAAGAGTTCTTTTGAAGCCTTAGTAGAATCAAACTGTTTTTCTGGCTCTGGTGCTACTTTTGTCATAGCCACAGTCTCAGTTCCATAAGCACTACGGTCTTCAGGAACACCTTCAATTCTTGCATTAGAATTGTAATACCCTCTTCCAATTTCCATAGCAAAAGGACTATTCATAAAACCTTCATACGTAGGATTATCAGTAGAATTAAAATAATCTCTACAAGCTTTTGCTACACCTCTGGCTTCTGAAAGTTTTTCTAAAGAACTGAACTCTTCTGTGCTTTCCTGCAATCCAGAATCTTGCTCAGGAATATATTCGCTGTAATCATCCCAAGGTGCTACAGAGACATCAAACTCTCCAACCAAGTCACTTAGTAAAATTCCTTCTGGCATACTTAAGTTCTGTTCTCCAACAGTTCCTGACATAGGAACTTTTTCTTGTGGTTTTCCCGAGTACTTCGGGCTAAGTTTCTCATTCATATCGTTTTAACACTCCATTATTAATAATATATTTAATTAGTCAGTTATTGATATAACTTCTCCAAAGGATAAAAATTCTGGTGAAATTATTCCTTCATAAGCCATTTGATTACAGATTTTTAAACTTATTCTCCAAGGAACTTCATCCCATTCGGTGTATCTTGAAATACCATAAGATTTTAATTCTCGACCACTTAAGTTTTCTATCATTTCAGGAAGTTCATAATTATCAGGTATACAAAGTTCTTCGATTAATGCAGAATCCTCCACTTCAATTATTATAAATTCCTCTATATCAGGATGCATGTAAGCATAGTTTTTAGCTGTGAATAAATCATCAGTTAAAAAAATAGCCTCTAAAGAAGATTCTGACTTTGATGGGAGTAGTCCAAACTCTTGTATACTTTTAAGATTTTTGCATTGGTGGTGTGGTATAATTTCATTATAAAAACTACCTACCTTCCAGTGAAGGTTTCTCCAAAAGAATAAAATACATTATTTTCATGAGAGATTATTTTACAAAATAGGTTAAGCTCTCTGCTTAGAATGTCTATTAATTTAGTGCATTTGTCATGGAATGTAGATGCCAACATTTCTTCCTCTCTTGATGCAAGTACATAGTATCCCTCAGAATCTATCATTCTAATAATAATACCCTTAATTCTTCTCTCGAATTCTTTTATTTCCTTTTCAGTGAGAATATAATTTTTCATAATTACCTCTTTATTCTATAATTAGTCTTAGATTAAAAAAAGGACTCTTCCAGTTAGGAATAGTCCTCTTGTTCATTTCTCTTTGTAATTTTCGTTCAACTCTTCTTGAGTAATAGCTAGGAAGCTATTTTTCTTTCATGATAGCACATCTTGTAATCTAAATTACTACATCCTGCCTCATATTGAGCAGGGTAGGAAGTTAAACAAGTAGTTAGCATCCTCCCTCCGCACTTAGGACATTTAAGTTCTTCCAGAAAGGTATATTTAAAATCTCAGCTTTCAATTTTTATAGTCCCTTTTAATCACGAGGATTTAAGATGACACAAGGAACATCATAATAATATGAAAAACCTGACTCATTCCAATTAGGTTCTTTTTTCACTACATTCTTAGGAGACTCTATCAAAGAGAAAATACTCTCAAGACTTTTAAAACGAGGAAGAACCGATTCAATAAAACCTTTTTGATCAGTTATATGAACTATAACACTTTTAAAATATTCGTCAGGTACATTAGAATCAGCCTCATAATAATACCCAAGTTCCTTATTTTTAAATTGGGTTTCCATCAGTGTAATAAAAAACCTTTTTTCGGTTAAGTAGTCCATTAATATCAACCCTCACCTAAATCTATTTTGTTTAGCAAAGAAGCCCTTTCAAAGAAATACGCCCCTGCTTCTACAGAATTAGAAAACCCGTTTGTCCGATATTTTTTAAGGAACAGCACAAGATTTGTACTCAGCTTATATCTAAATTGTTCCCTTGTTTCCTTGTTTACCAGAATTGCAATATCTCTCCAAACGATAACCTTATCAATTACCCAAGTTCGTTTCCCAATTTCAGATTTTATCATCTTAGGGATTTCACTTATTTTATATCCCCTCTCCATAAATGACATTACCTCAGAGGAAGTAATCTCGTGCTCCTCATAGATAATCTCATTTAGTTCAGGGTAGTATTTTTCCAAATCAAGTTTAATTGAATGAATAAATACTTTAGGTTCAACTGAATAATCCCATTCGTAAAAGAAGGATTGAGTAGTATTTTTAATTTCTACTAACAGTCCCTCTTTGTTTGAATTGGATACTGTGGAAACATCAAGCAAGATAGGGGACTTTTCTGAAAAACTAATAAACTTAGAATATACTTGTTTTCTATATCCTTCGGTATTCAGTTTTTCATTTATCATTCTTTGCTCGGTTCACAATCTTCGGCAATAGCTTCGTCTACCATGATTTGGAGAGTGTAGAAGTCTTCATCTTCATCAGGGGCTTTTCCAGAGATTTTCAGTTTCTTCCAACGTTTGTAACAATCCTTTACCCAAGCAACATTTTTAATCTCGTTGTCTTTTGCGAAATCATCAAAACGATCTTTGGTATCAATCTTAATTACATTTGCCTGTTCTGTAAGCTTTACGATTTTAACATCGTTTTCATACACAACCTCAAATTCCCCAATAAGCATCTCTTTCGTTAACTGACTATTCATTTTTTCTCCTTAAGTTTCTTAGCTAAATCATTAGCTACTTTTAATTCAGTTACTTTTGCTTGAATTTCTTTTTCATTAAAAACTATTCTTCTAGCAAAACCTTTTTTATCATAGCATTCATCAATAGTCATTTTTAACTTCTGAGGAATGTCACCTACATCATTACTACCTTCAGGAGATACTATGAACGAGAGTCCAATATCCCTATCTGCTTTCCCAAGTACCTGAGCTTGATTTAATTGTTTCAATTGTTTACCCAAGTTAAGGAGTGAACACCAACCTGCATAGTCATTATCAATTAAATATATTTTCTCCTGAAACTTGTTAAGCAAATATACTTGTCTATGAGAAATTGAAGCACCAAAAACTGCGGTCGAGTTCTTAAAGTACTTACTAGTCCTAAGTGCTCCTAAGCTCATTAGACCTTCAACAAAATAAAGTGGTTCAGTAAAAGATAATTTTTCTAACTGAAAAAGTGTTGAGGTAGATGAACCCTTAGGGTATAAAACTTTTTTGTAAGTTTCCCCTTCATACTTTGCAACAAATTTATCTTTCCCTAGAATGTCTCTTCCTTCAAAGGAAAGATTTTGACCTTTCTCACGTATTGGAATTACTAACCGATTTATATATTCAACATAATTTTCTTTCGTATCAGAATCAAGAGTGTCTACCACTTTTCCTGAAATAGAAAATCTCATTTGCATTTCTTGAGAAACCTCTTGAGTTATACCTCTTCCAGTTAAATAATCTCTACTGGCAGGATGGTTCCAAGCAAGAACATCATTTCCTTCATAGCGAATCTTCGAGTTGGGTGTAAGCTCATGATTAATTGGTTGAAGATTATTAGCTCTACCCCCTAAAACAAAATCATCTCTATTCCCATTCGAGATTCCAAGTTCTTCATATATGGAACGTCCTGTGTGTTCAAGATATAATGAAAATAAACTTCCACCTGCCCCACAGGAAAAACAATGATAACCACCTTTATCAAGGCTAACTGAACAGGAAGGAGATTTATCTATATGATTGATACAAGGAACCATTACACTGGATTTCGAGAGGTTCGCTCTTGAGAGGTCAAAATGTAGTCGCTTAATTACCTCTATTGCTACATCCCTATCCATTTTAAGATAACCTCCATGTGAAGTATATTAACAGTTTTTTTAGAATAACTTGAACTTCTTATTTTTTCTTGACATTCCACTATCCACATTTAATTTATTTGCTTCCCTATTTACAGATATTAACTTGTTGTCCAGAATTACTTGGTCTGCAAAAGTAGATTTCCTATTATCCATTTTATGATTTTCATCAAATATTTTTTTAACATTAAAAGCCTCTTTCTCAGAACCCACTTGAAGATGCTTAATTGTACCAAGTTCCCTATCCAAAATAAAAAAACTTCCTACTTCCTCTAAAGCCATAGAGAGATTGTCTTGAATCTTTATTCCTATTAAAGAAACACAAAGGTCAATATATTTTGACCTCTTCATACTCACCTTCAGTGACCCATCATCAATCCAAATCTTAACACGATCCTTACTAGGGTTTGGTTGAAACACCATAAAATAAAAAGTGTTTATCGCATTGAACTCTGCCTGAGTTAGCCCAAGTTCACTATTAATCTCTTCCGTTAGTGATGCCATTCCCTGTCCCTTCCTGTATAAGTATATTAACATAAAAATGAAAACCTGCTAAAAAGACAAGAATTTCCAAAGTGTGGAACATATGGGTAAGAAGATGATGTACCATGACTA